TGGATGGCGACATCCCAAAGCAGGGCGTGCGCAAACTTCGCGACAGATTCCTTCGTGCACGTGCAGACATGCCGTTTCCCTTCTGGCGAGATCGTCCAGCCCCAACGCTTGACCATCTTCATGTCGACGGTGGTGCCGGCTATCCACGGGTTGCCGAAGCTAGTCGTGCGGTCGACCTTCACCGCCGCTAGGCCATTAATCTTGCGCGAGTAGGCCTGGAGGTTGAAGCCGCCGGCGCGGGAGAGTTGGATGCGGACAGGCTGAATCATGGATTTAATCCTCTCCTCTAGGGCCGCTGACAAATCCGATCTGATTTCCGGTCGGCTCCTCACCTTCACCAATAATGGGAAGCCGCACCTCATGGCCGTCGAGTTCGCCAGTCGGTTGGTTTGGCGATAGCCCGAGCGGCAGCCCACGGAAGACCATCGGCTTCTGACAAATCGTACATCGCGCTTTCATCTCGACATAGGCCACGTTCGAATCCTGAAGGTGGATGTGCTTGATGTCGAAGTGGAGATCGGAATGCGGGCATTGTGAGGAGCCGCTCATGAGACACCTAGCTTTTTGAGTTCGGCGTTGATGATCTTCAGAGCGGCTTCGGCAACGAGCAGGCCGGTCTTGCAGTCGATCGGCACGGACGCGTCATGATCATCGACATAGGTGTGGTCGTTATCGATGTGCAGGCTGCCGACCAAGAATTCCAAGCCACGATCAGTGCCCCTTTTCTTACATGCGGTTATCACCGATTTCCATTCATCGCGGGCGACGACCAGCATGGCGGCGCGGCGGGTTTCGCTGGCTTTCATGACTGCACTAGCTCCTTCCATAACCGCTCCGGCACGTCGAAAAAGCCAAGCTGGCCGAGGTAGGGAACTGGCTTGGCCAGGGGCTTTGGGTCGCGTAACACCAAGCCGTAAGGTCCGAAGAACCACGGCGAATCCAATTGCTGGACGACGTCGACAATCTCGACCGTTCCAAAGAGGCAGCCGCGCGCCAGGTCGTCGAAGTGCGGCAGCACCGGGAGGGCGGGCTCTGGCAAGTCGGCGTAAAAATCAGCGAAGTCTTCGTACTCACGTTTCGTCAGCCCCTTCGACGCGTGGATGCCGACGCGGCCGCGTATCTTCAGGCCGGAATTCCAGGGTTTCCAATCGCGGTTCTCGACGGGCTTGCCGGCTGAGAAGATGGCGAATACCCAGGGCTGGCGTATCGACAACCATTTCATTTTAGGTTTTCCAAGATTAAGCGATGCAGTCGGTGCCGAACACTTTGCCGCGCGGACCGATCCGACGTCGTATTATTGACTAGCGACTCCAGCATATTTGAAAGCAACATCACGCCATCGGCGCGCAACTTATTCGGGTCGTAGTTTTCAAGCCGCCGTTGGTGGATGAAACCCTCCCACTTAGGGAGAATTTCCAGCAATGTTTCTTGCACACCTTTGGTGCTCATGTAGTTGAGCGGCGATCCCAGCATCTGAACCTTAATTTTCTCGGCGCTGCGGTGCTCTACCTCGGCCCTTGTTTCGGTCATTCCGTCACCTTCATGCTGTCGACCGTGTTGCGGTCGTATCGAAGCCCGATCTCGTCGCAGGCCTCGCGCGCCAGGGTTTTCATCCGCTCGTTTGATAGCCTCCCGTTCCGGTTTGTCTTGCCATTTGCGATGACCTGGAGCGTGGTTAGGGACTTGCGGATCTTTGGGTCGAGTTCTGTCATGTCATCTCCCACACACCGCGATCGACCGGCCGTAGGCGCTCGCACTCCTGCAAGACCTGTCGAAGCTTTGCCTTTAGGTGCGAATTGGTTTTTGCCTTCGGATGCGCCGCGAAGGCTATATAGAGTTCGTCGTTGCGTACCGGGCCGACGCGCCCGCGGAAATAAGCCAGAACCTCATCCTCCCAGGTGCCGACGAGGTGCTGGACCAGAACGTATCTCTGGATCAGCAGCGGTACGAACCTGCCGGGGATATGCGATGCGGCGAGACGGTCGGCAGCGCCGACGCCGTAGGCGCAAAGCACCGTGGGGTGGCGCGCTTCGACCGGCCGACCGTCGGCACGGATCGCTGGCAGGCCGTCCGGCCGGTGAAATGGAAGCCGGCCGGCGATAAACAACACCGCGTCCGCGCACGGCCAAACATATCGGGCAAAGGCCACAGTGTCGGTCTTCGCGAACACCAGCGCAATACCGCGGCCGTGTTCCGCCATGCGCGCCAGCCACCGGCGGATCGCGGAATAAGGAGGATTCAAAAACACCTCTCCATCCCACCTGCGCAATAATCCGTTGTCACGGATGGTGAAGTGATGCCGGGCTGTCGGCCATGGCTGGTCGACCATAGCGGCTGGATCGAGATCGTTTGCCTCCCATCCGCCAAGAGGGTCGAGTATAGCTGCGGGTGGCGTCAGCCATTCGTCGGATCTCATGCCGTCTTCCCCGCCGGCGCCGTTCCATTCTGCTGATCTGAGGGGGTGGAGGGGAGGAAGCCTTCGCCGAGCGCGGTCTTGGCTCGCTGATACCATCCGGTCTCGGCAAGAATGTCAGTCGGACTCGGATCGCGTCGAATATCGCCGTTCCCGGCGCCGATGACTTCCTGCACTAATGTGCGCAGCGTCGCGGTATCTTCTTTCGCCCCTGGCCGGAGGGAAAGGTGGGAGAGAATGGCGAGGGACAAATGTTGAGCAAGCGTTGGTGATTTTTTATCGCCGTAGTTGGTGCACCACTCGTTGCTTGCATCTCGAATGATTGTCGCAAGCTCTTCCTCCCCCACCACCTCCACGGCTTTGGGAAAGGTGGAGAGGGCTTTGTCCAATGCCGCAATATGGCAATCCATCGTCAGCCGCTCGGGGTGAGACGGATCAAGCGCCCGAAGATGCCGGTCGGCATTCTTTCTGATTTCCGCCCAAGCCGCCCGCACCACCTCATCTATCGGCTTCTGTGGCTGTGCCGTAGTTCCCGCAAGACGGGCGATGATGGCAAGCAGTTTTGGTGTGTCGTTGCGTAGCCGGGCGATCAGCTTCGTATAGAAAAGGTGCGCGCTGCGAGCCGGGCTTCCCGGCGGCACCATCGCAACGCCGCCAAGATGGGGACTATAGACGTAAGACGTGCCGATCTTGCGGGCGTCGTCGCCGAGCACCTCAACCTTCCATTCCTTACCGCTAACCTGATCGATCTCTGCTTGCAGACCAAAAATTAAAGACCGCTCTTCCTCCGTCAGTCCGTTGCCTGCGTCCGACATCGCTGCGAGGATGGAGAGGGCCCCGCGGGCGTTCAAAAGCCATTCTTCGTGCCAAGGGTACGGCGGATGTGGGTCGTTGAGATTGTCCGGCCCCGGATCAATGTCGGGACTGGCGATCTGCACTGCGCCCTTATCGTAGGCGTTGATAAAATCCTCCAACGCCCTCCTCACTACATCGGTCATGCCGCTACCCACTGATCTGGCCCGACGCGCCGGCCGGCGCCGCGCTGCAGTGTCTGCCTCACCTTTTCGCGGGCGTGCTTCTTGCCTTGCGCCTTGGCGTGCGCACTGACGAAGTCATAGATTTTGGCGACCGGGACCGGCCCGCGCTGTTCTCGGAGGAAGCGCAGCACCAGTTCGCGCCAGGATGGATCGTCGGCGATCGCCAGCGCCAGGACGCCGCGCGGCACGAGGATCGGTAGGAAGCTCCCGCGCAATTCGGTTGTTGGATTGTTGCCGAGATCAAAGCCGGATAGGAGATCGGCGTCGGGGAATCCAAATGCGGCCAGCACCACCGGTGCGCCGGAGTTGGCCGACTTGCCGAAGTGCTTGGCTGTCGGGTTTGTGATGGTGCACGGCGAGCCGTCCCAATTGCAGAACACCACGCGCTTTGACAAGAATAATAAGCCCGTCGCCTCGGAGAACAGCGGGCGGAACCATTCGGTTTCCGGCCTGACGTGCAGTAGCAGAATGCCGTGATTATGCGCACACATCTTGCGCACGAACTTTCCGACCCATCGCCGGTCGAACGGCGGGTTGAGCCAGGTCCGCCTGAAGTGACGCCAATCCATCGCGAGGCTGTTATCTAGGGCGGTCAGATTCCGTTCGGTCCCGATGTCGAATGACCGCGGCGCGCCGGCGGCGGCATCGGTATCGAACGGTCCAAGAGGATCGAGGATCCAGCGCGGTGTGAAGCGCGCCTGGTCTTTGCCGATCGAGGTTTGATGAGAGCCAATTGTCATTTCAAAAATCCCTGCTAAACCTCTCAGCGAGCGCTGCCGTCATCTTGTTTGGCTCCCTTGCCTGAGCATTCTGCCCGCCCGATGCTTGTCGGTCTTTCGACTTCGCATCAGGCTTATGATCGTGGCTGTCGCTGACAAATTGCCTCGGGACTGCGGCGCCGCGGGAGCGCATTTCGACGTGACTGCGCCTCATGTTAAATAAGCCCCATCGCTTGCGCTTCAAACAACTCGTTGCGCACTATCGCCACGATCTCTTTGCTCCTAGGCATCTTAAGGCCCTCTGGTCTGCCGTTAGTTGGTGAGTGGATTGCAGTTCAACGAATGAACCCCGTCGGCATCATGAACTTCCACGCGCCCATGAAGTTCTGGAAGGACCAAAAACAGATCAACACTTTCGATGATTGGTGGCCCCTCTTGGGCCACGCCATCGGGCCTAGAGAGACGCCGCGGCGCGAGCTTGCGCGTTTTCCCATCAGTCCACGGTCTTTCATAAATCCATTTAAGGACTTCTTCGTGAGACTTCTTTGGCTCTCCTAAGAGCGCGCGCCAACGATCTCGATTGTCTCGAACGCTGCGCACCGCCCGCGCATAGCCGTCACACCAACCCTGTTTATATTCGTCGCTCCATTTATCAGCCGCGAATGATGGCGCAGATGCTAAAAGCAAAACGCAAAATGCCAGCATGGCGGCCGTCAGAAATTTATTCATGGATGGGCCCCTCTGCGCTGCCGCTTGGCGCGACAACCTTGGTGTGTCACGCCTCATCATCCAGTAAGCAAGACCAGTCGAACCAATGGATGATATGGCGAGTATCAATAATTTCTTGGTCATGTGCTCATCCTCACCCGCCAAACATTCCCCTCGAAAATGTAGACCAGCCTGTCGCGCCAGCCCGCTAATTCCATCGCTGTCGTGACGTGGCGATCCTGCACCTTGTTGACGTTGCCATTGGCCGGCACGAACAGCGTCAGTTCGCCATCGGCTGCGATCGTTCCGACAACGCCGGTTGGCAGAATGGCCATGTTGAGATCGGGGCTGTCGGTGCCGCCGGTCCATGCCGAGTAGGAGCCGAAGTTCTTGTCGAAGGTGAGTTCGATCTTCTGATAGCCGCCGGCGCGGTCTACCGCGACGAATGCTGCGAAGTGCCCGCCGGCCATAGCGGAGATGACCTTCAGGCCATCCAACTCCTTGACCCTGACCTGGGCCGATCCGGCATGGTCGATTGGCAGAAAAACGAACGTCGCGCCCATCACATCCTGGACGGCGACGCCGTCGAACCATGACGTCGAATTCATCAGCATCGTCCAGCGCCGGCTGACCGTGATCGTCGGCTTGCCGAGCATGCGGATTTGCAGCTCGAGCAATTCCCGGTCGGTCGTGGCGAACAGCCTCTCGCCGGCGCGGAACAGTCTGCGCGTCGACATTAAGAAGGCGAGCGGCGTCCGGTGATTGCCATCGACGTGGGTAAACCGCGGGAGCCCGCCGTTTTGATCGGCAATAACCCAGCCGGTGCCGGAAAGCCGTACAACTTCGCAATCGGCGGAGGCCCCGGACATCAGGTCGCTTCCAGTCGCGAGATCGACGACGATCCCAGACCTGAGCAGCGCCGCGCCGTTCGGCCAGACCCGGATGACTGGATCGTTGGCGCGGCCGAACATCCTCTCGAAAATCAGGCTGCCGGTCGCGGTGGTGACGGCGCGCATGATCCTGGCGGCCTTCGCCGGCGCGGCGCGGTCGAGCGGCGAGGGCGGAACGGTGCGCTCGCCCTGTTGGAACGTCGCCTGGAACCAATCGAGCAGGGGCCCTGGAATGCAGGAGAAGTCCCTGACCGAGTGCGGCATGCGGGCACGCGCATCGAATACCGACGCGTTGTCCTTCATGCGCTGGATCAGGTCGCCAGGCCGGTAGCCGTCAATCTTGCCCTTATAGGGGTGAATGCCGGTGAACACTTGGAAGGCGAGAACGCCCCAACCGAACCAGTCTGAATTCGCGTCGAACTTCGCCGCGTTCCAGTCCCTGATCGACGGCATGACCACGGTGGCCGGCCAGCGCCCGATTGCCCAGGAATCGACGTCGATGACCTTGGGGACGGCGCCGCTTTTCATTCTGTATTGCACGAGCCAATTTAACTCGTTGGCGTCGACCATGACGGCCTTGGCGGCGTGCGCCATTTGAACCACCTCGCGCATCCGGTCGGCCAGGGTGGCCGCGTCCCGGTCGCCGAACCTGGTGCGCGCCCGAAAATCGGAAACAAAGACCCGAGAGAGGGGCTCGCCATCCACAAACGGCATGTAGAAGCCGATTGGCTTGCCGGACTCGTCCAAAACCACCCCTTGGGGCGCGATGATGTCGTTATATTTTAGACGATCGGCGAGGAGTTTGATCTTGTCTGTCATGCCGTCGCGGATCATTTTTGCGCCATCGGCATAGATTTTCACGATAGTGGCGTTGGCGCGGTACACCGTGCCTTCACCGCCGGCGGCGACATAGTCGCTGTCGCGCAGCGTGATTGTGCCGCGACCGTCGAGCACAACTTTGCGGGGGCTGCCGGCCACTGGGACTATTCCTTTAAGTTACGGCGTCCGGATTCGGTCGGACGCCAAATCACCGATCCACGCTCTCGCTTAAACTCTATCCAGCCACGGCGCCGAGCTTTTTGGATTGTCTTATCGGCCAGCCGCGTCCGCGGTTCATCGGTGCTAAATTTTGCGGCAAGACCTGAGTATGTGAAGCCTTCATCACAGCCGAGCATGAACTGTACCATTGCGCTGTTGCAAAATTCAGCTTCCTTCTCGGCGAGCGATGTCATGGGGCACCCTCATCTGGTTCGATATGGATCACAGCGTAAGCGATATCGTCCAGCGGAATGTTTCCGGCTCGCGCCTCGTCCCGCAGGAAGGCGTTCATCCGGCGTTTGGCAAATGCACCGGCGGTCGACTTGAAGAAGAGGAGTTCGCGCGCCGCGGTCACCCAATCGGCGCCCTTGATCTGGGTCACACCGTCGGAAAAGGCAGCAACGTATGCCAACTGCTTGTGATGGATCGGCCATGCGGCATGGCCTTTCAAAGAGGCATTGAGCGAATAGACGCGCTCGCTCACATTTCGATCAATGCCGCCGGCCGCGCATTCGACCCGTGTCATAGTAGTAGCAGGCGCCTCGAAGCGGCCGCCGTGCGCGTGGATGAATTGGCGGAAACCGTCGCTTTCGTAAGCGAGATACTGCGGGGTGTTGTTCGCCCATTCGAGCCGGAACAGGGTCATGCTCCCATCCATGTAGACGAATGCAGCAACACCATCGCCCACGAAAAGAACGCGCGCTTCGCCCCGTTGAAATTGGGCCACTACCAGCGTCGCCAGCATGTCGTTTTGCGTGAGGCCAAGCGGTCTGGAAACCGCCCGCATCTTTTCCCACGTCCGCGCCGATAGCGTGCAGAGGTTAGCACCAAAGTCTTCGCGAAGGACTTCACCAGCCGCCAGCGCGACAATCTTTGAACCGACTTCGGTCTTTCCGCCGCTGCTGCAACCATCCGAGACAACAGCATAAGCACCGTCTCCGATCGGGCCGGAGACGGCATAATCCTGGCACGGCATGCCGCTTCGGAGGTGCTGCGACCCGATGTGGAAGATGTGATCGGCGGATAGTTTCATATTGCTGGATCGCCTTCCCATCCGATTGGCATTTGGAAGCCGGCAGCGTTCCTGTTCCCTCCACCGCCATACCGAGCAGCGATCTCGGAGACGTCTGCACCGGCATCGCCGCGTGACCGCAGCGAGAACACGCGAGCGTCTGCTCGATCGAAGTAGCAGGCACCGAACGGCGCTCCATCGGCCAGCTTGCCGGCGGCGTCCGACGACATGGTGTACGGTAGATTGGCAACCTTTACCCGCTGGCCGCCGATGATCATTTCGCGGGTCGTCTGCGCCAGCAACTCGTCAATGTCCTTGAAGTGCTTCCGCTCGATCGCGGCGCCCTCGGCGGCGAGCGTGTCGAAGTCCGTCTCCATTTTTTCGGCCAGCCAATCCCAGCGGTCAAAATCGTAGGGGTAGGAGAAGATGAGGGCCGCGACCTCCCGCGACTTCGGCAGATTGAACAGCCACAGGTCTCGGTCGGCCACATAGTCGACCAGTTTGGGGCGGGATTTGTCGGGATGGAAGTAGTCCCACGCGATCTGCGCTCCTGAGCGGTCCATATCGAACACGGCCCGCACCGGCCAATCCATTTCCTGCTCCCACCCAGCGCGCCACCGGCGCGCGTCATATGAGCCCTCCGGAGCTTTGATACCGGCAAGGTCGGCGGCGGCAGTCTTATGGTGATCGAGGATCAGAATGGTCATGGCCTGCTTCACGTCGCCGGATTGAAGCAGGCCATCGAGCACCGGACGCTTATAGGAAAAGTCGACCATGACGACGTTTTTCGAGTTCATATCTGGTGGCTCTTTTCCATAGAAGCCGGGGACGTATTGAACGCCGTCGCCGTACCGACTGCGGACGGCCCATGCGGCGGTGAATCCATCAGCGCACGCCCCATGATAAATACAAATATCAGGATGCATTTGCCGCGCCCCGTTTATTCAATAGTTTGGATTGTTCGTAGCGTTGCAATCTCTCGCCCCACTCTATATCGGTGAGTCCTTTGGACCCAGGCCGCCTCATGTGACGCTGAAACGCGATAAGATTTTTCGCCTGAAATTGTTTAATCCGCAGGTATGGGAGCAACAATTCCGCAAGCAGCATGGCCTCAATACTCCACACCCCCCAAGTCCATGCCGCCTTATGAATGGCTTTTGTTTTCTTAGGCGCGATGGTCCCAAGCCCTGTCATCGACCGAGTCCATTCCAGCGTCTCCTTATGTGTCAAGGCAACTGTGATGCTGGACCTGTATGAAAAACCTCTACGGCAACCCTTCGCGGACGCGCTAGTGTGCGTGCGTGAGACCGCGATGTGACCTTCCCCGTCAATCAGACCAGCGAGATAGGCCAGAAATGGTATCGTGCCATTTCCATGGTAGATGCAGATATTCGGATTCATCGTTCTCTCCGTTTTTAGTTTTTAGGTCGCCAGGCAGGCGAGTTTAGATCGTCGCCGCGATATTCTGGCTCGCTCCGCCAGTGCCCAAAGCCTGCGACGTGCTGGACACCGACTGGGAGACAAACTCGGCCAGCTTCGCGAGCTTGCCCTTCGTCGCTTCGCCGGCGTCGATGAACTGCGTCATGCCGGCGTCGTGGCGGAACGCTTCGAGATATTGCTTCGAGTCCTTGGCATTGATGCCGATCAGCACGCTGACGTGGCTCTCCAGAACCTCCGACTGCATGGCCTTGGCTACTTCCTGCTTGACCATATCCATGCTTGATGTCGAAGCGTTTTCTGCGCCGTCGGTGATGACGAAGGTGATCCCGTTGGCCAGGAAGTCCTGATCGGACAGCATCGCCGCGTACTTGTGCATGGCGCCGACGCCCATGAAGCAGGCATCGTTGAGCGGCGTCATTCCGCCCGGCACCAACCTTTGATAGAGCGCCAGATCAATGTCGTTGAGCGGAATGAAGCCGTGGACCTCCCTGGTGCCGTGAGCGAAGGCGCTGGAGAATCCGGCAACGCGCACGAGAAGGTTGTCGGACCGCGGCGACTTGCGACAGGACTCGATCGCGGTCTCGACCATCTTGCGCAGATCGTCGATCCACGGGGCCACGGAAGAACTCATATCGACCTCGATGTCGACGAGCGTATATTCGGTGGCGCCGAGGTTGGCGATGCGGGCGCCGGTGAACGTAAAATTGCCGGCGAGGGTGTGGGTCTCGATGTCGGTGCCTAAGCGGGGCATGTTGTCTCCTATCAAAAACCAGAATGGATGAGGGCTTACGCGAGGAACGCGTCGGCCGTGGTGAGGGTGAGCCCGCGGGCCTTCATGTCGTCCAGGAATTGCTTGGCGATCGCTGGGAAGTCCGGGGCGCCCGGGGTCTGCGGGACCGGCGACATGCAATCGGTCAAGAGGCTGATCTTCGACAGATGGCCGTCGCCGATGTTGTCGACGATCTGCTCGATAGTCGTCTTCACGCAATGCGAGGATGCTTCGCCGGCGATGCCGATGATGTCGGCGTCTTGCAGCACCGAGATGAATTCGCCATTGAGTTGGGTCGACGGATCGGCCGGGTCCGGCACCTCAGCCATCAGCGCGCCGTAGTGCTCGGTGAAGGTATTGGTGCCTTTGGTGACGTAGTTCACGTTCGCAAACTGCGACCGCTCCCATGCGTCAAGTTCGTCTTTCAGAACACCGACGACGTTGTGGCCCCAGCTTCCGATCAGGCAATGCTCCGGCCAGATCATCAGCACAAACTTGCCGGCGGCCTGCAGCGCGGCGGTGTAGTCGAGCATGCGTTGGCGGTATTGCTGGCCGCGCGGCATCCAAATGCCGTTCTTCACATCGTCGTGGCCGATCATCGTGAATGGGTCCGGCTGCTTGCCGTCCTGGTTCCGCCAAAACCCGGGGTGCGCGACGTCGATTACGCGGTGCGAATCGAGCGTCACATGGATGTCGTCCAGCCGCTTGCCGACGCGCTTGATCAGGCCAGCCACGCGCCCCATATCGGCGAGAGCGCCGGGCACGGGCAGGCTGGAGCGGAATTTGGTGCCGTCGGGCAGGGCGAGCCCGACCGGATCGTCAGGGCCGGCGAGAATGTCGCAAAAGTCGTTCTGCGGATCGATGATGATGAGATGGGCTTTCATAGGTCCTCCTGATGTTCGGTTTGAGTATCAATTTTCTGATAGCCGGCGGCAGCCGGAATTCTCGAAAGTCTGGTGTTTAGTGGTGTTGCGGGATGCGCAGCGGGTTCGGGTAACCTCGCCGAACTATCTCCTCGACGAGTTCCTGATCTGTAAATTGGTCCAAGCGGAGCCGACGTCGCTGGTTGGCGCGCTGCTGTTCCGGTGTCGCCCAGCGGCAGTTGGACGGCTTGTAGTCTCCATTGTTGTCTTTGCGATCGAGGGTGTGCAGCGGGGACGGTTTTCGGCCCATGTCGGATAGAAAATTCTCAAAACTTTTGAGCCATCTGACGCAGACGGAAATGCCCCGCCCACCGTAGTCTGCGAACCTGTCCTGATTTGGATTGAGACACCTGTTTTTCATTGCAATCCACGCACGATACTCAGCGCTCTTTGAGCGGCCGCCTTCACCGTGCTTAATATGTGGAGCGATTCTATTGTCGCGTCTCCGGCAGCCACAGCTTTTCGTGATGCCGGCGCGAAGATGCGCCGCCGAAACTATGGTGTCGCTCCCGCAGTTGCAGCGAGCATGCCAACGGACATACCTACGGCCACCTGGCAGCATTCCATCAACCGCTCGCTTTGTTACAACGAGGCGTCCAAACCGCTTTGCCGAAAGATCTAGTGCCGGCATCATTCGCCTCAATGGTGCTGTGAAATGCGTAATGAGTTGCTGTAGCCGACCGGCAAAAACTCTTGCAGGTCTCTCTTTATGTAGTGGGCGCTACCGTACCTCTGGAGAACATCGATCATTCTGAGACAGTAAGCTCGCCAGTCAGTCGTCTTGGTAATCTCCTTAAGATAGTTAGCGCGCCCGATTTTGTAGAGATCGACGAACTGGTGTGTCGCCCTGACGATCTCCAGCGATGCATCGACGTCGAGCGTTGGCTCCAGCGAGACCCAGGTGAAGATGCCGCGGTGGTGAAACTCGCGCAGCGCCTCGATCCGGTCGGCCGGCAGCGGTGCGTTCCGCTCCCACTTCCGAGAGAAGCGATCGTCGAGAGTGGTCAGGGTCGCGGCGTAAGCGTCACGCTCCGGTCGATAGAAATCGAGGAATTCCAGCGCGCGCGTTCCGCCCTTGGATAGCGTACAGAACGACATCCCGCCTTGGATCAGCGCCACAATTGTCCGCGCCGTCTGCGTCAGATTACCGGGATGGTACGGGTCCGAGCTGAAGGTGATGAAAACCTGATCGGCATGGTGGCCATCGCAGATGCCGGCTTTGCGATAGCGGCGGACGTCGCTGCGAAGACGATCTATAAAACCAGCGCGAGGGACGGCCGCGGTGTCGAACACCTTTCGGTCTATCTTGGTTGCGAGAGGAACATAGCAATATTTACAACCATGAGAACAGCCAGAATAGGGGTTCGTCGCGAGCGGTGCGTACTCGCCGGCATTCCCGGCCGGTCGATAGATCACGTCGGCGCCAGGAACGCGTGGCTGATCTGGTGAATATTTGTCGTGTGCCATAGCGCTCAACCGAACAAATCGTCTGAAGCTTTGAGCGGGCGACCCGCCGGCGAAATCAGTTCGAGTGCGCGCAAACGACCCAAAGCGTTGTTGAAACCGCCACCGGCCGGCTCATAATTCGTCGCGGCGCCGAGTTGCTCCTTTGTTGAGTCCTTCGGATAGATCGTGGCGAGATGCTCAAGGATGAGCCGCTCTGCCTTCCCCAATTTCTCCAGCCAATGGCGGAGGAGGGCGTCCCCATGCGGGAGCGGATGGAACGAGCCAAGGGCGGTGACGCCAGACTGAGTAATCATGAGCGGCTCACCCCGCTCAATATGGTCTTTGCTGCGGAGCGAGCCGAGCGCATTGTTAAACCCGCCGCCGTTCACCGCGTATTCGCAAAGGATTGCGACCTGCGCCTTGGTGCGACCCTGCGGGTATTGGGCGAGCGCAGTGAGGATGAGGCGCTCGGCCTTTGACATAGCGATGCCAGGGCCTGATCCCTGTAACATTGTGCGCTGTGGCGCCGCGGCCGGCCGAGAGATTTGGGCCCTAGCGGGCGGTGGCGGCGCGGCGATCGAAGATGAAACACCGTCCTTGACGGCATTCATAATTGCAACCAAGTTCACGTGCTCCGACTCGAGGGCCGCATAAAGGCCCGAAGCCGGCACGCGGCGTACGATGTCCATTGCGTTGAAGAAGCCATCCACCTGACCGATCGATGAGCCAAGCTTTTGGCCAAGAGCGCGTGCATTTTCGGTGGCGATTGGATCGGCGACGTGGACAATGCGGTCGACTTCAATTGGCGCCGCAGTCTGTTGCGTTGTGATCTGGCGCTGCAACCTGGCAATTTCCGACTTCAGCTTCTCCGGGTCATTGGCGGCCTTCTCTTCGGCTACCTGCTTGAGCTTGCCCTCGAGCGCCGTCATATCGATAGGCGTCAGCGTAATGGTGGCGCCGCGGACATTGCGCTCGCCAGAGTCAAATGTCTTGTAGGTTCGAAAGGCGATCTGGTCGAAGACGTTAATCTTCGGGTCAGGCGCCCAAACGTAAGCCTCCCGGTCTGGCAGGAAGGCGATGCCACCCATAATCTCGTCGGCGCGCTCCAGGAAGTCGGCCGGCGCCTTCTTCATTTTCTTGATCCGGCGCAGGCCGATCCAGTCCTCCACTGCGGCTTGGTCGAGCGGATGAGACATGCGCATGGCGATCAGGGTCTCGCACTGAGACACGGAATCCTTATGGATTTTGGCGGGCCGCTGCGTCGCCAAAATGATGCAAAGTCCGGCACCGCGGCCCAGCGACACAAGGTCGTTGGTCGCGTGCAGCATGGCGGTGGACTCTTTGCCCATGCCCATCCCGCCGGCTTGCGGCGCAAAGAGGTGAGATTCGTCGATGATGAGGTGGAGAACGCCTTGGTTGAGCCGCAGTAGGGTCTCAGCGAATTCGGCAAAAAACTTCGTGCGCTCAAGCGCCCTCATCAGCTTCGTGCAGATGATCACCGACGAATTTGACGTCGCAACGGCTTCGGCGATCGCCTCGCCGTCGTTGGGGCCGATCGGGCGATCGCCATGGCGTCCGCCGAAGATGATGACCTGATACCTGGATGGTGTGCCGTCCGGCTTGAGGCGGATGCCCCACTGGGTATCGGTCGGGTCAATGCAGCAGATACGTTTGCCGGCATCGAGCATCGGCTCAATCACAGCGGCGCGGATACCACCGGACTTGCCGACTCCTGTCTTGCCGAGCCACGCGACGTGGCTATCGAGAATGGCTGGGGGAAGATTGTGGATCATGCCGCTATCACCGCTCTTGTGTGGCGCTCTGCCTTGGTCGCCTGAATAATGCTCTCGCAGCGGGACTGATCGCCGCTGAAGACGAAAAGGGTGAGCGCCAGCGCAAACGGGTCGATGCCGTGCTTATTCCAAAATGCGCGCTCACCAATCTTGTGTTGTGCTTCCGGTCCGGTTTGATGGTCGCGGCCGCAGAGCGGCACGCAAAATGCGTCGTCCGGCTTGGCACCGACACCGGCCTCGACTTTGCCGTAGCGAGCGCTGGCCATACGAACGTGCGCCGCCTCGGTTGCCGTGTTGTTCGAGCAAACGCAGCAGGGCAGACCGCGGATGAAGCGGAGGTGAGCCTCGTCGCGTTGGCGGGGCCGGCGCTGGCGTAGGGTCATTTGGTCCTCTGCGTTGGCGGCGTCGTGCGATTCCACTGTCGTCTGAAGGCGTCAAACTCAATCAAGACCGCAAGCCACGCATACTTAAATGCGCGCCAGATTTCTCGCGTGAGCACGGACAGAAAAGCCAAAAGCATCAGTGGAGCAAGGGCGAGGGCCAAGACCGAGCGCACATACCAAGCGGGGGCCGATTTGCCGCTGTTCGTGTAAATGCGTTTCATCCCGGTCTCCAGTATAGGTCAACGATCAGCGGCGTTTATTTTAAGACGAGGCTAGAAATCTTTTCAGCGATCTGATTGGCAATGTTTTTGGTGGCGCTGGCTTTCAATTCACCGATGATGCGGTTGACTTCGACATCAACCAGCCTCTTCAACTCACCGTTGACGATTTTGCCAAGCATCCAGTTCATGCGCGGAGCAACGAGCGAATTATTATAGCCATCCGACTTTGTGGGTTTGCCGTCAGAATCCGTAATGTCGCTTGCCCAATCTGTCACACGCCGCGCCAGTGCGCCCTGCAGCGTTGTCGGCTCGCCTATTGGGTTGCCGAATGCGTCGGTTGGTTGGATTGGTTTTTCCAGCATTGTCAGGATTACCGACTCAACTTTCTCAGCGACAACACGATTGATCGTGTCGTCCAGCGCCTCTCTGGCCCTTTTCATCAGGTCGTTTTTGGCGGCGTAGTTTCCGGCCAAAACTTGGCGGGCTATCTCCCCCACCACCTGTTCAACGTCGGGAATTGGCAGATCGAAGTTGACCCTAACCTTATCCATCGGTTCATCTGGCGGAATTTCTGAAAGCTCCCGCTGATCTTCATTGTCATCCATGGTCTTTCCCTTTAGTTGGTATTAATCAATCATCGGCGCCAATAATTATTGACCGTGTCGAACGCCGCCCTGAGCGGCCCGTGGTTTTCAAGCTGCCCGATGAGCGGTTCGATTAGTTTGAGCGCTTGAAGGACATGCCGCGCGAGTTCCTCCGTGCACTTGGCGGTCAACTCAATGTCGCCAAGCGAGTGCGCGGCCTTCAGATTCTCCGCGTCCATTTGGAGGACCGGCCCAAGCTGCGCAAGTTCGTCGATCGACCACCTGGTGCGGTGAAAAAACTCGGCGAGCGCGCTTGTCGTGTCGCAGTGAGGTGCTAGTTCCGTCCGCAATATACTGTCGTGACGGAACGGCACCAATAGCCCGCTTTGGTCCATGCGCACCATGAAGATACTGCCATCGACTTTTTCGACCACGCCGCTTTTATCGCCGCAATGAAAAGCGATTGTCGTAGGCTTTGACAGCACCTTGTCGCCAATTTTGATTGGGTCGGCGCTCACGTGACGATCTCGATGATGTTCTGCTCGCGCAGTTTGAAAAATATGCGTTTGGCCAACTGAAGATCGCCCCATGCCGTATGGAATCCGGTGCGCGGCGGCTCGCCAAGGATCTTCTCGGCGGCGATGTCGAGGTTCGGCCAGCGATACGATCCGCTTTCGTGGTCCGATGGGATTTTGCAGATGTGCGCCGCCGGCTTCATCACGTCGATGAACTCGAGGCCTGGCCGCGTCCAGAGCTTGGTGTCCTTTTTCCGGCGCATCAGCAGGCTTTGGATCAACTGGCGATCGAAATCGAGACCGAAGCCGACGACGTACCGCGACTCGCTGGCGAAACCGATAGTCATGCCAAGCGCCACCACTTCGCCGACCCCGCTTTGCCCGGCTTGGGCGGACGAAACGCCATGGACCTTGCGCGCGTTCTCCGTGATCTTGCGGCCGTCGGCGCGGATCGGCGTGGAAAAGAACGCGAGCTGGTTGCCGTTGATATCGGTCAGTTCGGCGGATATCGACACCGCCCAGGGCTGGCCTGGATTGTCCAGCGGCAGTTCCCGCTTGAGCAGGTCGGACGCTTCGGTGTCGAGGAAGGTAATCATATTGCCCCCAACTCCGAGAGTTCGGCGTGGACTTCCTTGAAGTCCGTCTTGTCCTTGATCCGCCGCTGGTGAACCTCGTAAATCTTGCGCAGCGTCTCGGCAGCCTCGGTTTCCGTGGTCCAAGCGTTCTTCAGCCGGAACGCGTCGCTGAATGCCTTGAGCGATTTTTGTTGCGTCGCCTTATTCAACTCGTCGGAGAACGCCTTGAAGTTGAATGGCGAGCCGCCAGCGGCATTGCCGCCGGCGGCCGCCGTATCGTCGCCGGTTGGGGAACCGGTCGACGATTGGCCCGGGTCCGCCTCAGTCTTGCCGGCGGGGTCGGAGCCTTCCTCGGCCTGCGACGTTGATCCGGCGTCCGGACTATTCCGGACAGCGGCGTCGTCGACCTCGGTTTTCGCGTCTTCGGTCTTCGGTTGTTCGTTCGCATTGTCGGCCGGTTCGGCGGCGGCCGGTTCGGTTGCCGGTGCCGCGGCCGGCGCCTTTCCGGCAGTCGCGCTTTCGATCTCGCGCGAGACGTGATCGCCGTTGAAACCTTCGCCTGTCGAAGATGGGATAAGGCGAGAGGCGAGGCCGGAAGGCCCGCCGACCGTGACGGCGCGCAAGGCGCGCTGGTTTTCCAGCATCTCTTCGACTTCATCGTCGGTGATCACGCCCATGATGAGACCCGGCGCGTGACGCCGCGCCCATTGGCGGGTTCCGCGATAAATCAATTGGTCATCGGGCTGGTTCTTCCAATTTTGTTTGATATTGCCATCGCGATCCTTGGTCTTCCATTGCCCGACGGTGCCGATGATCTCAACTACTTTGCCGTCGCCTGGGCGCGGTCCAGATAGCTTAATCGCCCGACTATCGGTCGAGATCTCGCCGCTAAACTCGTGATCAAGTTCTATTCCAAGCCCATAAAGGGCGGCGGCGACGGCCTTCCCGTCGTAGCCGATCTGACCGCCAGGTGTGCGGAATGTGCTTTGTGCGAGCTGGAAAGGATTCATCTTCCAAATCTCAGCCTGATTGACGACGATAAGGCAGTTGCCAAGCGTTGCCTTTTTGTCGAGGGACGCACCATTAGTGTCCGGCTTAACGACCTGACCATTTTGGTTCCGGAAGACGATCAGATGTTCCGGCAGCAGCGAGGCCTCGGCCATGCCGCCGGCGATCCGCTGGAGGTGTTCAAAACGAGCTGTGTCAAATACCGCAATCGGGTGTTGAACGACTTGGCTTTCCCGCTTGATGCGCTCGGGGGCTTGGTCAGGCTGAATTGTTAATGCACGGTCGTTCATGCTGCCTCCCGCTGCAGCTCGGCGAGCCGCAAATCGTTTTGTTTTTTGGTCCATCCTTTGACGCCGACGTATTCGGCGTCTTTGCGGTCGCCACTTGGGCCATCCCACACGCCGGATTGCAGGCAGCGCGCAAACTTCTTTGTCGCCGCTTTGTTGTATTTGCGACCGTCGGCCAGATCCTCGGGCTTGAGCGTGACGGGCCGGACGCAATGCGGCCGCTCGCTCTCCACGAAGATGTCATGAAAACTGGTGTCGGCTTGACCGAGCAACATCTCCGCGCCTTCTTGCACCAGCGCGCCTTGCTGGTGGTACCCGTAGTCGCCGATCGTTTTTTCGATCGCGTCGTCGGACACGGACGCGGTGCATTTGAGATCGCAATAGTCTGTCGAGGCGCCGGTGATAACGTCGGGACGGGCGCGCAGCCATACGCCGGTGTCCGGGTCTTTCCAGACTAGTGTGCGCTCGATTTGCCCGCGCAACGCTTCCTTTGCGAATGGATGCCGGTCGATGGCCTTCGCCATGCCAAGAATACGAGCGCCCAGGCTCGGCCCTAGGATTGTGAGTCCTTGTAGTTCATGTTCGGCGATCCACGCCTTGCAATCGTTCCTACTGCCGTGCCAGTCCTTCCCAAGCAGTTTTTCGGGCCGGATGACGTATTGTGTTTTGAAATTCGCCTCGCCGAGCAGAAGGTGATGCGTTGCGCGGCCGAGAAGCTTAGCCTCGGTTTCCTTGCGAGGCTGGCCTTCCGGATTGTAAACCGAGCCATCCCAGTAATGCGCGGCGCTGGTGTCGGGGCTGAAGATGGTCCGCAAGCCGGTCGACGAGATCGACGGTGCGTCGCAAAGATCATAAATGGCGCCGTCTTCGCGATAGCCGTGGTACAGCGTAATCGGCACACCCGAATACATCCCCGGCTCGGAGATTTTCGTTCCAGTGATGTAAGGTCGCGCCTCGATCATTTGGTCCCCACCGCTTTTTTGATAACCTTTACGAGGTCGCCGAACGTGATGGCGTTGACCACCGCGTCGTCCGTGACGTCGACGCGAAACTCTTCCTCTGCGTAAAGTTTAATCTCGAATGCGTCGAGACTGTCGGCACCGAGATCGTCGACCAGCGCAGCGGAGTCGACCACTTTTTCCTCGTCGAGACCAAGATGTTCGGCGACGAGCTTTCGAAGCCGCGTGGTGACGTCGGTCATTACTTGTCTCCGTCCGCAATTTGCTCAACCAATTGCACGATGCGCCGGCGCGTCTTGTCGCTTTTGACGCGCATGAAGGCGCCGGTGAGCGTCAGGCCATCGGAGGTGGTGAGGAATTCATCGACCGTCGCCGGCGAGCACACTTCCGGCAGCCCAGCGGTCTGCTTGCCACCTGGCGCGCCCTCGAAGAAGAACGCCACAGGGACCTGCAGGATATTGGCGATATTCTGGAGCCTGCTGGCGCCGATACGGTTGGTGCCCTTCTCGTATTTCTGGACTTGCTGGAAGGTCAGGCCGAGGGCGTCGCCGAGCTTTTCCTGACTCATGCTCAGCATCATCCGGCGCATGCGCACGCGCGAGCCCACGTGCTTGTCGATCGGGTTTGGCAATTTGGAAGGCCTTTTCATCACGCTACGCACTCCTTGTTCTCAGCGAGCGCCCGGCGCCCATCTTCCGTGAGCGCCCATTTCATCGCCTTCCGATTGGAAGACGTCTTCCCGTGTCGCCCGGTGAACTTGACAAACCCATCCTCGACCAGATGGCGGAGATTGCCGGACACCGCTTGGTGCTTCTTTCCGACAAAGATTTCGATCGCTTCGCAGATGATCCCGTCGCCGCCGGCCGCGGCGTTCGCGGCGATGGCGCGCATGATTGCCAAGTCGAGATCACCCTTGTGGCGCTTGCTCTTCTGAAGTGCCTCGCGAGACGTCTCCTGATAGGAGCGCGCCGCTGGTGGGCTATATGTGAAGAGGTCGTCGGCCACCAAGTCACTCCTTCGGCTTTGCCATCGCTATGGCGCGTTTCAAACCGGGATGATTTTCGACGAACGTAATCGCATAGCGATAGTCATCCCCATGCGGGGTGTCGCCGTGTTCGAGCCGCACCCGCTCGCGCAGATCGGTAGCGGTGATGCCGTGTTGGCAGCCAACCCAAAAACGCAAGCCATACTTTGTGGACCACGAATAGGTCATAAAGGCATTGCGCGAGCCCTGCGGACCGACGCAGCCCCACCAGTCATCGGCCTCAAGGCTAACGCCGGCGCCGATGGACGTGCCGTCGCCGATGGACGTGCGGGCGCCGATGGACGTGCCGTCGCCGATGGACGTGCCGTCGCCGATGGACGTGCGGGCGCCGATGGACGTGCGGGCGCCGATGGACGTGCCGTAGCCGATGGACGTGCGGGCGCCGATGGACGTGCGGGCGCCGATGGAAACGTCTTTCGATATCCTGGCGTTCGGCCAGACGACAACATCGGCCGGCAGTTTGATGTCGGCGTGGACGTTCGCCGAAACTGCGACGATGCCGCCTTCGCTGCCATCCGGATTTTTCCAGCGGCGCGCCTCGGCTTCGCGGTAGCCGCCGAACAGGTGTTTGAAGATTTCAGCGTCAGGTTGTGTGGTGGTATTATTTGTCATCGCAAAATCCCCGCGAACCGCGTGATGACCGGCTTGCTCTCTTGCCGGTCGAATATCGTGGTGCTGATACAGTTGGGGTGCGTCCGTATCGCCGCAGCCATTTTGTCAGCGCCTTCGAGTGTGTCCGACCATCCGATGACGGCGGTTCCCTCACTATCGGCAACGGTTTTGGGATATCCAGTCGATCGGATTTCGTATCGCTGGCCGCGATCACCAATATTCGTGTGTGGTTTGCCGCCAGAATGCGTCATGGTTATTCCGCCGCCTCAAGCTTTTGGTTTTTAACTCTGCCATCTTCAATCACCACGCCGATCTCACCGCTCGAGTCGACCACCTCCATGATGACGTCGAAGTTCTGCTCCTCAGCCATGTCGGCGAGCAATTTCATGGAATCCTCGTCGAGCAGCGAGCCGTCCTTTATCAAACAAAGCCGAAGCTTGGCATCGCCACGCATCGCAATGCCGATCGACGCCCTGAGTTGCTCGGCGGAACTTGCTTGTTCGAACGGCACGCCGTTGAGCAGCACCTCGCCATTGCCCAAAGCGAGGCCTGGCACCGGCAGATTTGCCTTGGCGATGGCGTCCTGCTTGGCTTTCTCGCGCGCCTCGATCGCGTCGGTGAGCGCATTGGCCTGCGCCTCGGCGATCTCGGCGTCGGCGATAAGGTCGTCGCGCCGCGTTGCCGCGGCCAGTGTCGCGTTGGTCATGCGGGCGGCGTTGAGCGCGGCGCTGACCGCGGAAGCGTCAATTGGGTCTGGCAGCGATGGGAGTTCGGCAATCTGTGCGGCGTGCTCGTTGCCGATACGGTCGTTTTCAGCCGCTGTTGCATCCGCCGCGTCGGCTTCTTTTCGCAACTGCTCGGCGTTGGCGCGCGCGGCGGCCGCGTCACGGCGGCATAATTCGACAAGTTGAAACAGTTTTTCGCGCGCGGACCGGTCGCGCTCGATCGCCGCGTTGTGGCTGCCGGCCCTCTCGAGATCGGAGACGAGGGCGGCCTCATCGACCGCGGCCGGCAGCGCTTCCGGGACGACGATTGCCGCTGCCTGGGCGCGTAGCGACTTGACCTTGGTGTTGATCTCTTTGCGGGAGTCGTAGTCCGCGGCGCTCAGACCGTCGGAACGCTCGAAGTCGAACCCCGGCACCATGGCGCGGAGCTGTTCGAATTGGTCTTTCGGCCTCATGCGGGTGAAGGCGAGGGGATCCACCGCCAGCGAGGATAGCAAGCTATCCAGGATCGCCTGTGGGTTGGAAAACTTGGCGCCTTCGGCGCTGGTCACGGTCAGGGTGGTGGTGTAGTCGCCTTCCTTCACGGCCTTAAACGTGCGCTTCACTTTGAGGTGGCCGAGGTCGAGTTTGATTAGCGCCTCGTCTTGGCCCTTCCGAATGGGCTGCGACTGGATGGCGGCCCGGCCGCCGATCGCACTCCAAATTGCGTCGAGACACGAACTCTTGCCGCTTGAATTTTTCCCGGTGATCTGGACGATCCGGCCGTCCGGCCTGATGTCGACGGCGACCAATCGTTTGAAGTTCTCGACCTGGAGGGCGTGCAGCCGATAGGCGGCGACCGGTTTTTCCGACATCAGAAAACTCCTGAATGGTGGGCCGCCACTAGACCGGCGATGGCGGCGAGACAGGCGGCGGCCAGCGCCAAACCGACGAGCGCCGGCGGCGCGCGGAGAACTTTGCCCGCTATCCACAGGGAGACGGCGACGGTACCACTGATGCGGCGGTTGCGTGCCGTGGCACCAATCGAGTTTTGGACCACCGGTTGTGGGGCCGGCCAAGCGTTTGTCACCGCTAGCGGATTTCCCCGAAATCCATGAATAGTCGAATGGTTTTCGATCGATGGGCGCGCGGCGCTCGGCCGCACTATCTCGGAATTTCGCATCGGATTGGTGACCCTCAAAATCTCAACCCAAGCTATCAGTAAAATTATGGAGCGCAACAATTATTTGATATTTTTTTGCGGCGATGTCAGGCTTTGTGGGTAAGTGGGGTACCGGCGCGGCGTAACTGCCCGGAAATAATCGTGAAAATTGGTGTGTGCGGCGCCCGAATCGCGGGCGTCGAACCGCGCGGGTCATACGGGGACCGGTCCGCTCGCGTGGTGCTGCAAGGCGCGATGGACGGAATGTTGGCCAGCGCCGGCCGTGGGCATCGTCTAACCAGGGTAGAGCCCACCCAACCCGCGGGGGACCGCGGAAAAAGTCGCCCAGCGTCTTCTCCGCCCCCGGGGAAGTGCTCCTGGCATGCGCCGTCCGAACTGCCCTGGCAGTACGAGGCCCCCGGGATGACGGTCCACCTCTGCCTTGTGCGGAGGCTGGGTCTCGTCTTCCTGGACCGCAACCGAACCGACTACCCAGCAAAACAGAAGAGCGGCTGTCTCTCTCTTCCTTTCTATATAAACCTTATATTACAATAACTTCTATAGACATCAAATCTCAGAAAACGGCGTCATCGCCACCTCTCGGCACTCGCCGGCCACCGTCGGGACAATGCTCAGCAATTCACCGCCGACAAAAACGGCAAGCCGATCGACCGGTCCAGAATAGCCTCCAAACCCGTTTTTCGCGTTCAACCGGACGCAAACCACGTAACGCTCGCCGGCGCCCATATGCCTGACAAACGGCTGTGAGATACGAGCGTCACGAACGCTTGTCGGATCCCGGAGGGTCGCCTTGAACTGCGCGGCGATCGGGCCCCGATAGGTGACGGGGGCGACCAGGCTCGAGGCCGGTGGTGGCGGTGTTGGCGTATAGCCGCCGGCGCAGCCCGCCAGCATAAAAAACCACAATAGAATCAGTAATTTCTGCATTACCGAACCTCAATTTCCTTGGTAACCCTCAGCACCACCGCAAGGATCTTGATTTCGGCGCCATCGTCCGCCAACCCACCGGTTATGGGATTGTAATCAGATTTTACGATGATCGGCTTGTATCGCTTATTCGGAGAGCGCGGGATCAGGTCGATATGGTCGCGGTGGGTCTCGACCTCCTTGATCGTCCATTCCAAGGTCTGCCCGCCGTCGCGGGTTCTTTGGACGACCACGACCATCCGATCGCGAAGGGGAAGGTGGCTGTCGGCAAAATCGACGGTAATGGCGATATCGCCATCGTGGATGTTACGACCCACCATACTATCGCCGCCAACTACAAAAGCTACGATTTTAGCGCCAGGAAACCTTGCGTCCTGGGCGCCGACGATCGTCGCCGGCGCGACATCATCGAACTGTTCATGCACACGGAATACCCCCGGCTCGACGCGACCCACCACCGGTATTTCGACGGTCCCAAGTTGACCATAAATAAATGAATTTCCGGAGGCATTTTCTTCTTGTTCACCAAGAAGTGAAGCTTCTGACACTTTCAACGCCCGCGCGAGTTCTCGCAGTTTCTTCGGTCGCCTGATCCGGCCGGCCTCGATCTCCGCGATCGCGGTTTGGGTCAGTCCGGCGGCTTTCGCCAATTCAACCTGGGTCATGGGAGGGCTTACGGCGCGCCGCGCCACTGCCACCCGCTTACCCAGTTCCAAATTTACGACTTTAGATGTTTTTTTTCGCTTTTTCATAACGTTACAATTATCCAAAAATCCCAGAGGATGATTTGCCCCACAGATTTCTGCTGGTCATTGCCAGATAATTGGTATTGATTGCTTGACCGCAACAGAAAACTGATATGTTGTGGTGCGTATGAATGAACCGAGTGAAAACCTTGCGATTTCCCGGGCCGGCCTGGAGAACGCGATTGAATTGGCCGGCACCCAGGAAAAGCTGGCCGACGCCATCGGCGTCTCCCAGAGCTTGATCCAATACTGGCTGACCACCTCGAAGAAGGGGATTGCGGCCGAGAAGGTGCTGCAGATCGAGGAGCTGTTTGGCGTTCCTCGCCATCACCTCCGCCGCGACCTCTATCCGGCGCCGGTCGTCGCGGAGCTCGCTTAGCAATGTCTTACGCACGGTCACCTCATTCACTCGTTACGAGCGGACCATCGGCCGTCACGTCGGTGAAGGCAAATTTACCGAAAGAACAAAGCGCCGAAAATTTGCGCGGAGACCGCAAGTTCTTGCGGTCGAATGGTAGGGTGCTCCGCCGCGTGCGCGCGCTGTACCCCGTAAAGACCGCGATTTACCTGCATCAAATCACTGGCGAGCCGGTACGCACCTGCGAATACTGGCTGAGCAAGGATCGGCTGCCGTCGGAAGCGGTTTGGGCGCTGCTCCATTCCGAGCACGGGATGGATTTCTTGATCGACGCCATGGGTGACGCGCGCCCGAAGTGGTGGACCTGGCTCGCTCGCATCTTTGTCGTCACCGACGCAATATGCCAGCGCGACGCTGCTGAAGCGCGCCTCAAAAGTACGGTAGGTACCGCCCGTGAAACGACCGATGCAATCAGCCGAGCGCGCCAGGCCGCCCAGATTGTTCATGACCAGGAACCTTATAGCCCGCGTCCTGATGCAGTGCACGCTATGGCCAGCATATCGGATAGCGCCTTGGCTTCGGCCGAAAAAGATTGAGGCGGGCGATGGCGGAACAAGCTCAGGCGCCGGCGAAGAAGAAGTTCAACCCCGAACTGGGCGGGATTGAATTCGCGGCGATGTCACCGGCCGATCAGGCCCAGTGGTACGACGATCTTTACGACTACTGGGCGGGGGTCGAGAACGACCGCATCAGCCGCGCCTGCGCGCGCGATGCCGCTGAATACCGGGAAGAAAACGAACTCGGGGGCGGCTGAGCCCCTCACCGCGGCTGCGTATCGGCGCGGACTTCGCGTGTTTTTGAAAACCAAACCGCGATCGAGCGATCGCAGGGCAACACGATGTCGCGCCGCGATTCCGGATACGAGAAAAAGGAACGTAGCTTTTACCCAACGCCGGCGTGGGTGATCGACGCGCTTGCCGAAGTCGTTAACCTAAAATCAAAAACGATATGGGAGCCGGCATGCGGCACCGGCGAAATGGTCGAGGCGATCCGCGCGCACGGCGCATCGGTCTACAGCACCGACGTCCACGACTACGGCTATGAGCATCAAGAAATTGTCCATGATTTTATGGCGCCGGGCAACTGTCCCGGCCTCGTGCACTACGACGGCATCATCACCAACCCGCCCTATGGCGAGCGGTGCAAACTCGCCGAGAAGTTCATCGAAAAGGGACTGACGTGCATCGCCGATTACGGCTTCATGGCGATGCTGCTGCCGGTGGATTTTGATTCCGCCGGCGGTCGCGCGCATCTTTTCCGTGACTGTCCGCAGTTCGCCGGCCGCATTGTCCTGACCAAGCGCATCAAATGGTTCGATAAGCCGGTGCCGTGCAAGCCATGTGGTGGGTCCGGAAAAATCGGCGATGACAAGTGCGCAAAATGCAATGGCAAGGGAGAGAAAAAAACAGGGCCGACGGAGAGCCACACATGGTTTTTGTGGCAGCAGACGTGGCTTGGCGACAGAGTGTCGCCACGCATCTGGTACGCGCCGACGGTGGTGCCATGAACCTCGTCGATCGCCTCACCGCCCTGGATGTGAATGTGCGCCCGGTCGCCGCTCCGGCGAAGAAGCGGCGCAGGCGCGTCGACCACGATCTTGTTCGCATACTAGCCGCGGCGCCTCATGATTTGTCGGACCGGGAGATCGCCGCACGTCTTAAATGCAGCGCGACGTATGTCCGACTGGTACGCACCGGCGCGGTAAAGCTGAAGGCGGAGAGAGAGGCGGAAGGGCTTAAATCAAAAAGCCGTTTCGTCCATGGATCGCTGCACGGCAAGCGCGCGATGGGAATGCCGCCGATCGATCACCCGGCGATCATGAACGGCACCACACTTTATCCCGACACCGTGATCCATGACCTGAGCGGGAAGCGCCTGCTTAAGCCCGGCACCAATCAATCGAAGATCGGCGGCACGATCCTAAAGGGAAAGTGGAAGGGAATGCCGGTCTTCACGCTCACGCTTGAGGAGCGGAAGACGTGTCCGAAGACCTGCCATCACTGGAGATCGTGTTTTGGTAATGGGACATATCTCGGGCACCGCATCTCTCACGAGAGCCCGGATTTTGAACGGCGGCTCGTCGAGGAAGTTATTGGATTACAGCGTGGCTATCCGAGCGGCTTTGTCGTCAGGCTGCACGTGCTCGGGGATTTCTTCTCTGTCCGGTATGTAAACCTCTGGCGCGTTCTTCTCGAGCAAGCGCCGGCGCTGAACGTATTTGGTTACAGTGCGCGGCACACCGACGACATCGGCATCGCGTTACGAGTGCTGGTCAAAGAACAGTGGGCGCGCTTCGCTATCCGATTTTCGGACGCGCCAGATGCCTCGGCCGGGGTGCCGGCGACGATATCGATCGAACATCCGTATCAGAATCCAGCCGACGCGATCATCTGTCCAAGCCAACTTCCGTCGGCAACACATCCTGAAATACCAAAGACCGAGAGTTGCTCGTCTTGCACGCTTTGCTGGAGCAGCCGTCGGCGCATCGCGTTTGTGACGCATTAAAATGGATCAAGCACACACTCCTCCAACACTCGTTCATCCCAACGGCTTTGTGCCGATAAGCCGCGCGTTAGACGGCGCGAGTGCATGGAACCTGAGGTCGTGTCATTGCGGCGCGCTGATGGACTATCGAGCTATTGTATGCCGAAACTGTTTCTTGTCCGCTAAGCGCAAGCCGGGCACTACCAACGTCTGCGCTTGCGGAGGCAAGAAAGACACAAGGTCGAAAGCGTGCAGCACCTGCCGTTCGCGGCCAAAAGTTGAGAAGCGGTGTCCTGGGTGCGGAAAGACACTTTCGGCCAGCAGTTTTTACAAGCGCGCGTCTGGCAAGCTAGTCTCACGGTGCAAGGGGTGCTCTCCGAAGGCTGACCCCATTCGCGCGAAGCGCTACCGCACGCTCGCCGGCGCACGCAGAAGGGCTGACACTGCCAATCGGCGCGCGGCTGAGAATGCCGCGCGTAAGGCAGCGGACACGAGGTACGTATCATGTGGCGAGGCGAGAGCGTCGGGCCTGAAATGGTATTTCACCGGCATTCCATGCAAACATGGGCATGTCAGCGAAAGACTTGTTTCCAGCGGAAACTGCCGACAGTGCAGTCTTGCGAAGTTCAGGATATGGCACACCAAGAACGTTGCTAGGCAGACGGCACGAAACGCCAACTGGCGCCGACAGCATCCGGAGGCCGTAGCCCGCCACGAAGTCAATAAGCGGAAAAAAGCTTTTGCGGACCCACATAAGCGGATGGCGTTTACGCTTAGCTGTATGGTCCGGGCCGCCGTAAAACGCCGTAATGGGCGGAAAGCCTATCGCCTCACCGAACTTCTCGGCTGCACGATAGCTGATTTCAGGGCGCACATCGAAACTCGGTGGTTACCGGGCATGACTTGGGAAAATTGGGGTCGCAAACGCGGCTGCTGGCAACTCGATCACATTCGACCGGTCTCGTCGTTCGACTTCACGGACCCAGCGCAGCAATTCACTTGCTTTCATTACACAAATTACCAGCCGCTTTGGGCGATCGACAACATCCGGAAAGGCAACAAGTGGCCGGGTGTCGCCGCCGCCTCAACGCAGATGCAAGATCAACCAACACCGATGGAGACATAAAATGGCCAGAACCAAGGGAAGCGTCGACAAAGCCCCCCGCAAGCCGCGGAGCGACAAAAAGGACCGTGGCCCTGCAAACGCCACGCCTGGCCACAACTCCGAAGGAGCGCCGGAAACGACCGGCGCTTCAACGCTGACCGACGACGAGCAGCGCGCGCTGTTCGTGAACGGCCTCAGCGAACTCGAAACGCTGATCCAGGAAAAAGATTCCGTCGTCGCCAAGATAAGAAACAAGCGGCAGCAGTTGGAGGCGCGGAGCTTCAGCAAGGACGACGTCGACTTCGGCCTAGCGCTGCGCAAGGGCGACGAGAAGGCAATCGTCAAGAAGCGCCAGCGCGAGCAGCAGATTGCTCGATGGCTGAACCATCCGGTGGCGCAACTCGACCTCTTTGTCGACGGCAAGTCCGATCCGACCCCAATCGATGACCGGGCCTTCGAGGAAGGCAAGATCTCGGGCATGGAAGGTAAGTCCTGCGTGCCGCCGAGCACCTACGCGCCGCAAACCCAGCAGCGCTGGATTGAGGGTTGGCACGAAGGGCAGGCCGCGCTGATGAAGGTCGCCTTCCGGGGGCCGACGGATACGGCGTTGGTGCCGGCTACCCAACCGGCCCAGAAGAGTGATGCGCTCGACGACGACATCCTCGAGGATACCGATAAAGAGCAGCCGTTCGACGCCGATGCCGGCGCCGGTGAAGCGTCGTCCGGCACGACTCATTGAGGTCACCATTGAAAATCGCCGGGATCGATGTTGCGACCAATTCTGGCTTGGCTATCTGCGATGGCGATGTCTTTCGCGCGGAATCGTTTCGGCCGAGCGCGAAGCGCCCATTCGATCTCGATCGTGGCGAGGTTGATTTCCAGCACGAAGGAAAGATGGTTCGGGAGTTCCGCGACCATCTCAGGGCGTGGTTGGTCGCGAACGAGATCGAGGCGGTCGCTATGGAGCGGCCGCTTCAGTCGAACGTCAGCTTCAAAAAGCCGGTCGTCGACATGGCTGCGAACTTCGCCGGCCAGGCGATCAAGTACGAGCAGAAGGGCGGCACCACCTTCAATGTGATTTTCCGCCTGTACGCGCTTGCCGGTGCAGCGTGCGAGACGTGCGAGCGGCTGAATATTCCGCTGTATGTCGTCAACAACAAGACGTGGCGATCATCGTTCTTTGGCGCGAAGAGCCCGCCGAAAGGCTGCGACAACGCCAGCAAGTGGTGGAAGCAGCAATCGATGCTGCAGTGCCATCGACTTGGCATCGACGTGCGTAATGGAGATCAGGCCGACGCAATCGGTCTGGCGTGGCATTTGCGCGGCCACCTTAATCCGCGCATCGCCGGCGCCGCCGAAGACCTGTTCCGGCCGAAGGTGGCAACATGAGTTTCATCAGGCTGGAAAGGATCGAGGACGGATATCGCGGGCCGACGCTGGCGCGCGCCGGTCTACGCAAGGTCCGCAACGCAAAATTCGCGACACTCAAGATTTCTATCGAGGCGAATCTGCTTCGGCGCGCCAATCCGGCCGGGCTTCAAACATTCGATGTGCTGATCGGTGCCGATGAAAGCGCCGGCCGTCTGCGGCTGATACCGGCGCCGGACGGCATTGCACACGTCAAACTCAATGGCGCGAGCACATTCTATGACTTCTTTCTCGGGCGGATATCGGCCTACCCGAACGAACAGCACGGCATGGCGCCGTGCGAGGTGAGGGAGATCGACGGCGCGATCGAGGTCGGTCCGCTGCCGTGGTGCGAGGAGGGCCCTACATCATCACCAAAGCCGCCGGCTAAAAAGATAGAGCCAATCGAATTAAAACCGCAAAAGCCAGTACCGAAGGCGGCGATGACGCCGGCCGTTCGCCAGATCAAAGAGCGTCTTGCGGCCGCGCCGGCTTCTACGCCGCAACCTAAGCGCCAAGCCACACCAAGCCGTGAACCGACATCGTTCAACGGCGTGACCTGCGAATTCAGCGGCGACGGATCGGCCATCGTGTTCGACGGGAAGATCGTCGAAACCTCAGAGCGCGGCGCGCACATGATATCGATGCTCGCCAAGGTCATGCCAAGCGGGATTGGGTACAACTTCATGATCGGTAAGTTGTGGACCGGCCGCGCGCCGACACCGGCCGTCAAGATTATCGATGACTTGGTCGATGATCTAACGGCGCCGCTCGCCTCAGTCGGGCTGAAGCTAAACCGCATCAAAAATATCCAGATTTCGCTGTCGGTGGTGAAATGACCAAGAAGATACTCGTTGCGGACTTACTTTGCGGTGCTGGCGGATCGTCGACCGGATGTGCCCGCGCGCTCGCCGAACTCGGTCTTAAGATGGAACTGGTTTGCGTCAACCATTGGCCCGTTGCGCTCGATACGCATTCCAAGAACCACCCCGAGGCCCGCCACTACTGCCAGGACATTGCGACCGTGCGGCCGCACCTGATCGTGCCGGAGGGCTATCTCGATCTGTTGATGGCGTCGCCGACCTGTTTTCCGGCCGGAACGTTGGTCATGACCGAGCGTGGGTTCGAGCCGATAGAAACGGTTGAGCCGGGCGTTAGGGTTTTGACGCACAAAGGTCGGTGGCGACGAGTGTCATCTACCATGAGGACCGAGGCACCGACCGTTCTAGTGCGAGGCCATGGCCATTTCGGTATCGAGACAACCGCCGATCATCCATTTCTTGCTTGCGAGAGAAGACTAAAGCATCGCTACGCGCCTGGCAGCGGGAGACATCGGTATACGGACCCGGCATGGGTTCCTGCCGCGTCGCTGAAGGCGAAGAAACACTTCTGGGCGACGCCCACACGCGCCGAGTACCTGCCAGTTCCGGAGATCGGAGGTCGCGGTCTTAAGTTTTCGCCGGAGTTCTGGTGGTTTGTAGGACGCTGGCTTGGCGATGGCTACTTTGGCGAACGCAAGGCACCGCGTAATGCCGCAATCATCATCTGTTGCGGACACTCCGAACACAACGAGCTAGCTGCGCATCTAAATTTCGCGCCTGCGGTTGGCCCCAGGGCCGCAGAGAACGAGTTGCGATGGAGCGGCCGAAAGCAGCCCACAGGCTATCGGTTTGACACCGAACATGAGGGCTTGATGCTTTGGCTCAAGGCTCATTTTGGCAAGTTGGCGCACGGCAAACGGCTGCCGGCATGGGCGCTAACAATGCCAGAGCGGGATCGCCGAGCAATGCTGGAAGGGTATCTGTCGGCCGATGGATGGGGCGACCATCGTAAGTGTGAAACAAATACTGTGTCGAAATCGCTCGCGTTGGGCATGAGGCTCCTGGCCGAATCTCTAGGCCACCGCGTTGCGATGCATCTCACACGCGCGCGACAAAACCCGATCGAAGGACGGAAGGTATCGCAGCGAGACCAGTATCATCTCGTTTGGGTCCGGAGCCGTCAGCATAACTATGGCGGCGAGAGTGACGGGCTTTCATGGTTGCGGGTCAGGTCAGTAACACCAACAAATCGGACCGTTCCGGTTTTCAATATTTCGGTCGAGGAAGACGAATCATATGTAGCTGAAGGCATCGTCGTTCATAACTGCACGCATCACAGCGTCGCGCGCGGCGGCAAACCGACCAGCGACCAGCAACGCAGCGACCCTTGGCACATCGTAACCTGGCTGACAGAATTGCGCGTCAAGCGCATGATCATTGAAAACGTCTGGGAATTCTGTGGCTGGGGTCCGGTCGACGCCCGCACCGGCAAACCGATCCCGTCGCGTAAGGGCGAATATTTCCGGGCATGGATCGATACGATTCGCCGGCTTGGCTATGACCCGGAATGGCGCAAGTTGAACGCGGCCGACTTTGGCGACGCCACGACGCGCCAGCGGTTTATCCTGATGGCGCGCAGCGACAAGCGCAGCGTGTCGTGGCCGATCCCGACGCACCGGAAAAAGATTGCCGACGAACTGTTGCTGTTCCCCGGCATCAAACCGTGGCGACCGGCGCGCGACATCATCGACTGGAATATCAAAGGCAACTCGATTTTCAATCGCAAGAAGCCGCTGGCCCCCAAGACGCTGGCGCGCATCATGGCCGGCGCGGTCAAGTTCGGATGGCCCGAGCCCTTCCTGGTCATCCTGCGGAATCACATGGCCGGGCAAAGTGTCGATGGCCCGGTGCCGACGATGACGACCGCGAAGGGCGGCGAATTCGCTATCGTCATGCCGGTGACGCATCACGACATCAGCGACCGCATCCGCGATGCCGGCACCGATCCTCTGCCGACCGTGACCGGCGCGAACCGTGGTGAACTCGCCTTCATCACGGCGCAACACGGCGAGCGACAGGGACAATCACCGCGCGTTCACGACATCGACCAACCGGCACCGACTATTGCAGCTACCGGTCATGTCGACCTGATCCAGGCCACGCCCGAATACGACATCCTGTTCCGCATGCTTGAGCCCCACGAACTCGCCGCCGCGATGGGCTTCGACAGCGAAGAAGCCACCTACGAATTCGCCGGCACGAAGACCGAAAAGATCAAACAGATCGGCAACGCGGTTTCAGTGTCCAAGATGAAGGCCTGCGTCGGCGCGATCATGGCAGACGCGGCGCCAAAAGCCAAAGCGGTGCCTGCTGATCGCAGGGGTGTGGCCTGATGAGCCCGGAGACCCACAACTCTTACGTTTATGGAATCCGCTTCACGAAGGAGGGGCATGAGCACTCCGGTCGCATCCGTTACGTTGGCAAGTCCGTTTGCCCAGAGCGTAGGTTTGAAAATCATATGAAGCCGCACAGCGCTTGCCGGCGCATCGCTCGCTCCGTTGCAAAGCATGGGGCCGCAGCTTTCTCGTTAGAGATCCTAGAGACCGTCTCGGCCGAAACGCTAGAAGAGGCCGACCGCCTCGCTCTCGCCGCGGAGATCAGGCACATCGAATTTCAGAACACTGCCCTTGGGCCTCACGGCTTGAACATGACGCTCGGAGGCGAGGGCGCTCGACTGACTGCGGCCGGCAAAAAGAAGCTGTCGGAGGTACAGAAAAGACGGTTCGCAGATCCGACAGTGTTGAAGGAACATCGGGAAATGGTGCGCCGGAGGAACCTGGACCCGGTTTACCTCGCGAAAGCGCGAGCAGCGTCGGCTGAGGTACAGGCGCGGCCAGAGCATAAGGCAAAGATTTCAGCCAATCTGAAGCAGCTTCACCAAAATCCAGAATTTGTAGCCCGCAAGATAGAGGGCGTCCGCAAGTCGAACAAAAGGCCGGAGGTTAGAGCGAAGCAAAATGAAGGTCAGCGGCGGTTTAACACGCCGCAGGTTCGGCTGAAGAAGGCGGAGTTGGCGCGTAACCAGCATCAAGATCCCGTTTTCGCTGAGAAATATTCTGCTGGATTGCGCAAGAAGCATTCCGATCCTGCCTATGCCAGGCGGCACGCCGGACAAACTAAAGATAGGCATAAGGATCCGGCGTTCGGACGCAGCGCCAGGATGGGCATCCATCTTCATTGGGCAAAGCAACACGACGCGAGCGGGAACGCGGCGGCCGCCGATCGACAAAGACAGTCGATGATTTTTCTGTTGGCGCAAGCGGGGCGATCGCCAGTTGAACAGCGGATAGTAGCCCTCGCCAAGGAATATTTAAGCCAATCGCCGGTCGCAGCAGGGGTGGCTTAGCATGTTGGCACCGGAGATGGTCCTATTCCTCGGAAATCGACGCTTCCATCTCTCCGACGAGAAGAGGCTCCAGTCGTTGATCGCGGCTGAGTTTGTAACCGCAGGCATCGAACACGAGCGAGAGGTCCGCCTGTCTGGCGCCGACATAATCGACTTCATGGTCGGAGATATCGGGATCGAAGTTAAGATCAAAGGTCAGCGTCGCGAGATTTACCGGCAGTGCGAACGGTATTGTCGGCACGAGAAGGTGAAGGCGCTCATTCTCGCAACCAACGTTGCGATGGGCTTCCCACCTGAACTCGCCGGCAAGGCAACATATTTCGTCCACCTGGGCAGGGCCTGGCTATGACGGTCACCGCCAGTAACATGATTGCGCGGGCCGGCAAGCCTTACGGTGCCCTGCGATACGGCAACGGTCGCTGGATTATGGAAGGGATTGAGCCCCACGTGGCGATCCGATTGAAATCGGTATTCCCGTCGATCGCCAAAGCGCAAACCGGGAGATTCGAATTTGCCGACGTCGAGAACATCTGCGCTGACCTTGACTGGTTTTGCCAAAGATACCCGCTCGAAATTAGTGCCGACGATCGCGCGCACCTGAGTGAACGGTGCCAACTTTACGAGACACAGCGGGATGATATCGAGCGCATCTTAATGCCGGACTTCGTGCCGCCGGTTAGGCACGGTTTCAAACCGTCGTTCACACCGTGGTTGCTCCAGCAGCAAGCGGCCGAGATGCTGCACCGTAAAAAGAGGCTCCTGCTTGCTGATAGCATGGGTCACGGCAAGACGCATACCGCGCTTCTTTCGATCGTCGGTTCGCCATTCCTGCCGGCGGCTTACGTCACCAAGGCTCACCTCCCCAAGCAATTGGTCGAGGAGTATGTGAAGCCGCACACCTATCTAACGGCCCACATCATCGAAGGGCGAACGCCATACTCTCTGCCGCCCGCAAATCTTTATGTCTTTCGGTATTCGAACATTGCCGGATGGGCGGATGTAGCGGCGACAGGGGTCTTCAAAGCCTTTATCGCCGACGAGTGCCATGAATTACGCAAGGGAATAGCAACACAGAAGGGTGCGGCGGCCAAGGTGTTTGCCGACAACGCCCAGATCTGCCTGCCGATGTCGGGCACGCCGGTGTTCAATTACGGCGACGAGATATTCAATATTCTTGAGATTTTCGTTCCGGGCGCGCTGGGCACCCGCGACGAATTCTATCGGGAATGGTGCACCAGCATTGGCAACGGGAAGTGGGCGGTCAAAGACCCGGACGCGCTAGGGACGTATCTCCGCGAAATCCAGGTGTTTTTGCGCCGCGTAAGAGAAGGGCGGCCGGTAAATACTCACATCATCACCGTAGACTATGACCACGACGCCGAGAAAGAATCCCGTGATCTGACGCGTCTCCTTGCGCAACGTACCGTCTCGGGCAGTTTCGTCGAGCGTGGTCAAGCAGCGCGCGAATTGGACGCACTTATGCGTCACGATACTGGCGTCGCGAAGGCCCGCGGTGTGGCGGCCTTCACCAGGATGATCGTTAGTCAAGGCATCCCCACGCTGCTCTTTGGCTGGCATCGCGACTGTTACGAAATCTGGTTGAAAGAACTCGCTGACTTCCGGCCGGTCCTCTACACCGGCAGCGAAAGTTCCGCAAAAAAGGAACGTAGCAAGCGCGCCTTCATCAACGGTGAGACCGACCTGATGATCATGTCGCTGCGCTCTGGCGACGGTATTGATGGTCTTCAGCAGCGCTGCCATACCGAGATTTTCGGGGAACTTGATTGGTCGGGCGCTGTTCACCAGCAGAATCTTGGGCGCGTCGACCGTCCAGGTCAAGGCGCATCCGTCATCGATGCTTTCTGGTGTGTCGTAGACGAGGGCTCTGATCCCACGATCATGAGCATCCACGGGATCAAGGGGACGCAGGCGCGCGGCATCAGCGATCCGATGGCCGGGGTCCTCCCGATTTATCGCGACGAAGCGCGCGTGAAACTGCTGGCACAGAATTACTTGGCGAAGCAGGGGATCAGCGCGTGAGATGGCCAAATTCACCTCACAGTTTCTCGACGAGATCCGCGCCCGGCTTCCGGTGTCGGAAGTCGTCGGCCGCCGCGTGGTGCTCAAGCGGTCCGGTCGCGAATTCCGCGGGCTCTCCCCGTTCAACAAGGAAAATACGCCGTCGTTTTTCGTCAACGACCAAAAGATGGCGTGGTTTGATTTTTCGTCCGCTAGGAACGGGAGCATCTTTGATTTTCTCATGCAGATAGACGGCCTTACATTTCCGCAGGCGGTGGAGCAGTGCGCAGCGATGGCCGGCATTCCGATGCCGAAGGACGCGCGCGTGCGTAACCGGTCGCCCGACGAGCAGCGGTCGTGGGAGGAGCAGGAGTCCAGGCGCGAGGCCGAGATGGCCCGATGGCGGGCGGAACGCGATTCTGAGAACGTGCTCAACGAAGCCGAGATGATCGAAGCCGCGGCCGGTATCTGGCGGCACGTGGTGCCAATCGCCGGCACGCACGCTGAGGCCTACCTCAATGCCCGCGGCTTGCCGACCCCGGAGGAGGGCTGGCCCGACGTTCTGGGGTTTGCAGGCGGCCTGAAGCACCCAAATGGCCAGCGATATCCGGCACTGGTGGCGCGGGTCGACGACGCCATGGGCGAGTTCACCGCGATCTGGCGCATCTTTCTGGACCCCAAGAAGCCAGCCAAGGCGCCGGTGCCGGGCGAGGAGAAGCTCGGGCTCGGCTCGGCAAGTGGCGGCGCGGTCCGCATCGGCGGGCTCCAGCCGCACACCGACGTGGGGGAGGGGCTCGAGAGCACGCTGGGCGCTTGGTATCTGATCGGCCGGCGCCGGCCGGTATGGGCCACGCTCTCCACCTCCGGAATGATGAACTTCGAGCCCCCGCCGGAGATCGAGCGCTGCGACCAGTTCCCCGATGGTGATTATCCGAAGCGCATCGATGGCGGCGATCTAGCTCCCGACCCAACCCCGGCCGGCCGAAAAGCGGCGCGCGCGCTACGGGCGCGGCTCGACGCCGCCAACGTCAAAGGCGTGATCAATCCAGAACCTCCCCCAGGCGAGGACTATCTCGATATTTGGAATAAGGCAAAGACCCAATGGCAGTAGCGCGCGCAGCCTTTACTTCGATGGTGACGTCAAATCTCGCGGCCGAAAAGGCGGTGATCGGCGCGCTGTTGAAAAGCGAGCAGGCCTACTGGACCGTCGCTGACAAGATCAAGCAGGAGCACTTTACCGACCCGCTACACCAGCAAATTTTCGGGGTGGTGCGCGATATCTGTGAGGAAGGAAAGCGACTGAGCCTGGTGCTGCTGTTGAGCCGGCTTCCGCCCGACCACAACGGCGTGATGATGGATCTCCTGATCCACAATTACATTAGGAACGCGGAAGACGTAACCACTCCGATCGACTTTGCCGAGAGCATCGCGGAATCCGCGAATATGCGACGGATCGAAGCGATCGCGCACGCCATGCTCAAGTCTATAAAGAAGGCCGATCAACCGGCGATCGACGTGGCCGGGGAGGCGGAACTGGCGATCCTTGACGTGATGCACGTGTCGGCACCGAGGCGCCCGATCAAGGAAGGCGAAATCGCCAAGGCGGTAGTGGCGTCGGCGTTCCGCGCCAAGGGTGGCGAGTTTCTTCCAGGTTACAATACCGGGCTCGCCGCGGTTGACGAAGTGCTTGGGCTCATCATGCCGGAAGACCTAGGATTTATTTGCGCTAGTCAGGGCGATGGGAAAGGTCAGCCGCTCGATGCACCGGTGCTGACACCTTTTGGCTACAGACCAATGGGTAGCCTGAAGGTCGGGACGCTAGTGCTGTCTCCTGATGGTTCTGCTTCTACTGTAATAGGCGTCTATCCGTTGGGCGAGCGACAACTCTATCGTGTTACTTTCCACGATGGCACTTCAACGGAAGTTACTGAAGATCATATCTGGCTGGCGTGGAAGAGGGGGCACGCCAAATACATCAGAGGATCTCGCGTAACTGGTCGGAGGGGATCAAAACTCTTCACCACCAAGCAAATGATGGAATGTTTGGGTGGGGCAAGAAAACCGCGCTTCAACATTCCGGTCGTGGCACCAATAGAGTTTATTGGCAATCGGTGGCAACGTCCGCCTATTGATCCATATTTACTGGGCGTGCTGATCGGAGATGGGTCCTTGGCTAGGGGCACCATTCAACTGACAAGCGCTGACCCTGAGATAGTTTCTGCTGTATCAAAGATTCTCAAGACGAAACTGATTGCCAAGATCGATAAACGCGGCAATGCGGCAAAAACCTACAGTTTCCTGAAGGACACGAAAGTTCGGGCAGGGCTAGAGCGCCTCGGACTTTACGGCAAGCTATCGCAAGATAAGTTCATTCCTGCTGAATATTTCAAACTCCACATGAAGCACCGTTGGCGCCTGTTGCAGGGCCTCATGGATACCGACGGGTGGGTGAACGTGAACGGAGATCCCAGGTTCTGCACAGCCAGTCGGCAGCTTGCCGACGACGTTGCTTGGCTTGCCCGGTCGCTCGGCGCAGTCGTTACGATGCGAACCAAACCTTCTCACTACAAGAAGGGCGGCATACGGCACCAGTGTCGCGATGCTTTTGAGTTGAGAATCAAGCTAGCGAACGGTGCGGACGCGTTTTCCCTGAGCAGGAAAAAACGTCTTTGCAACAAACCGCAGAGCCTATACCGGACCGTGACCTCGATAGTTCCGACGCGCATTGCGGAGGCGCAGTGCATCAAAGTGAGCCATCCTAGTTCTCTGTATGTGACCAATGACTTTATAGTCACACACAATACCGCCCTATCCATGTGCATTGCGCGCCATATCGCAGCACAGGGCCTTCCTGTTCTTTGTATTCAAATGGAGATGTCGGACGAGCAGATCGTCGCCCGTGAGATGGCGCGAGAGTGTGGGATGTCCGTGCAGGAGATTAATGAAGGCGCTTTCGACTTTGCACAGGCCGAGGCCATTAAGGATGCCGAGGAGGCTCTGCAAAAGCCCGCACTATATATTCTGGATGTCGACTCCATCACGGTCAGGCAACTCGGAGCGCATTGTCTGGCGATGAAACGAACGGTTGGCCTTGCCGCCGTTGTGGTCGACCAACTAGACAAGCTCAAATCAGATACAAGACACAGGGACCGATTTGAGCGAGGCGCGGAAATCACGCGCGACCTGAAGAATCTTTTCAAGCGCATCAAGGTTCCAGGAATTGTCCTCGCCCAACGCACAAGGACTGCGCAGCGTCGCGACGACCCGACACCGGACATATTGGATACCGATTTCCCGTCGATCGAGCGCGACGCGGATTGGGTTTTAGGACTTTGGCGCGAGGCGAATTGGCTTCGAAAAAACCGTCCGTCTTCCAAAGACCCTCATGAGATCGCGGAGTGGCAAGTAAAACTCGACAAGGTTGCAGACCGGGCCGACGTAATCGGCCTCAAGCGTAGGCGTGGCAGGGCGTATGAGCAGCGGCCGCTTCGGTGGAACGGGCGGCTAACCACATTCGAGGACCTGTGATGGCCACAAAAAAAGAACTCAAGGCGCGCGCCCGGAAGAAAGCGCAGAGGTTTGTCTCATTTTTCCCGCCATCCGGCGGGGGCAAGGTGACTATCGACCTCCAGTCCAATCCGTTGGCCGGGATCTACCGCAGCGGCGGAATAACGTATCCGCAATTCGCGGCTGCGGCTGAGTTTCAGCGCGATTTTGAAACGGCCGGCTATTCCACGATGAGATGCCGCGGCTTCGAGCCAGGCGTCGATGGTGGGAAGATCGCCGGCGCAAACCTGACCGCTGTCGATACCCAGGCAAGACTCACGCGGTTACGGAAGCACCTTGGTGAGGAACACTATCTTCTCATGGAGGCCGTGATCGGCTATGGATTGACCTTTGAGGAAATCCACAGGGCTGGTGGCGAAGAAAACAAGGTCATCAGCACCAAGCTCAGGGAAGCGTGCAACCGAGCGGCGGTGTTCTATCTTTTTCTGAAGGATGCGCCAAACTCGAGGACAGTCAAGGCGCTCCAGAAGCTGTTGCAGGATATGGCTGGTGCGGCCGGCGAGTTTACGTCGTGAGGGAAAGATGAAATATCCATACCGCGCCGAAGGCCACCTTTTCCTAATCGATGGGCGTTGGGTGCCTGCCGACCTACTACTCCCGGCATCGGATGACGATTTGCGCGACAGGGTTCGTCTGTTTCGTGGGACATCAATAGCTTATAATGCCGAACGTGAACTCGCCATGCGCCAATTTAAACGCGCGTTCATGGGTACCGCGCTGTATCGGTTGTTCGATCGCTTAGTTGATTGGACGCTTGACCGTATGGCTAATTGGCTGGTACGCCGTCTCGCTTCTTGGGATGCCAGACAACCTAAACCACCGTCAGATCGATAAAAACGAAAAACCACGGCAGAGATTCGATCTAGGCCTCAGTCTTCAACGCCGCGATATTGTCGTCGGTGATCTCCGCGACCGGGATGTTGGTTTTTCCCCAGGCCTCGACGGCTTCATAGGCGTCTGGATAAAGGATCTCGTACAGGCCGGCCTCGTTTACGACGCCGATGAATTTCTTGGCGACCTGCTTGTTGACCACCGCCAGCAATTCAGCCTCTTCGGCCGCGATCTTGGCGATCGCCTTGTTCGGATCGGACGGCGACGCGAGAACGATGGCCGAGCTGCGCCGGCGTAGCTTCGCCCAAGCGTTGCGGAATAAGAATTCCTCAGTCTGTTGTGCATGACTGAGTCCGCGGGCGCGGCACCGCGCGTCAAAATCGCGATAGCGATGGTGAAATAGCGCCGCCCCGGAGCGCGGCCAGTGATGGTAGAGCATGATGGCCCCGACCAAGGCAAAAAATCCGATCAGTATCCAGGGTGTCATTCTCGTTCTCCTCCTTGGTCGTCTGTGGCTTCGAATTTGATCTTGCCCTCGTAGTCCTGACGCGGCAGGCCAGGCCGATACTTGATGACCTTCAGGTGCTCCATCGCCCAGGCGGTGCGCTGGCCTATCGTGTCCTTGCCGCCACGAACGGCGATGAATTCCTGGTATTGCTTCGGAACGATCTCGACGATGACAGGGCGGTGGTCGCGCTGCATCCAGTCGTCCATGACGCGCGTCATAAACATCTGATGCACCGAATTGAAGCGCATCCACTTGGAGAGAGCCGGCTCCATTTCCTCGAACACCTCGTTGTTCGGGTAGCAGAACAGGAATTCTGGCGCCGGCACGGCGTCGCCGGTGTGCTCCAGCAGCAGGGTGTTGACCTGTTCGAGCATGGCCTCAAGCATGGCGGCATGGCCGCGAAAAACGAAGTGGGTTCGCCCGCGCTCGAGAAGTTGGACTTCCTTGGCGTCAACGCCAAGGAGTTGACCCATTTCAACGCGGGACAGGCCCAGCAGCATGCGCGCGGCGCGCAGATCGGCAGTCGTCGTGGCCACGAAATCCTCCGGGCGAGATAGGGACAGGAAATTGTCTAGCATGCTTTATGTCCCCTTTGACAGCAGCGTAAGCTTGATCTCGATGGAGTTGTGGCCATGCGAAAACGATGGGCTGGCCACTCGAAACATCCGGCCGTTAACCACGGCATAGCCGGTGTGGAGATCGTTGCAGACATCATCGATGGTGGCGTCGGTTAGTTCGCTGTTGAAGAATTTAATCAGCGTCTGCGCCGCCACCAGTTGCTTGATGGCTTCTCTGACTGTAGAGACTACCACGGCGATTGAGTGATTGCCTTTGTCGACACAGCGTAACTCCTCCATCGCCGAGTCGATGAAGGGCATGACGATGCCGACGTTTTTGGGAAGGTCCATTACTCACCGTTCCCTGTTGTGGATCGTCAGAACGCTGGTGTTCACATTCGTGCCGCTCTCGCTGAATGAGCCGACCGGCAAGTCGCGCCAACTGCCATCCACCAACCCATGGTCATAGCGTGCGGTCGACGGCAGGATTGCGATCAGCCTGCCGCCAGACTTTAGGAATTTGAGGGCGTGCTCTACGTGCTTGACGTAGTGTTTGCCGTAGAACGGCGGGTTCATCAGCACGACGTCATAGGTCGGCGTCGGAACGGTATCGAGGAAGTTGGCCACCATGACGCGGTGGCCTTTACGCATGGCCTCGGCGGCGCGGAGCGGATCAACCTCAATGCCAACCACCTTGGCGCCGGCAGCACGCGCCGCGTCGAGCAGGCGACCGCAACCGCAGGAAGGGTCAAGCGCCAGGTCGCCTTTCTTGACGTAGGCCTCGGTCACCACGTCGGCGGCAACCTTCGCCGGTGTTGGGTAATATTGAAGGTCCTTGGCGACGGCGGTTGACGCTCGCGGCGCGTCGGGCGCGTCATCGGCGCAGTCAGGCAGGATCTCACCATAGTATTCTGACAATGCGAGGTTGATCGTGCGCAGCGCCGCCGGCTCAAAGAACAAGTGGCCATTGCCGTTGCCAAACCGGCGCAGGCGGATGCCTCGACCGATGACCTTGACAGGCTCGTCCCAAGTGCGATCAGCGGGGAGGTCTCCGTCTTCGACCAGGGCGCGTTCGTCTTTGAGCAGCGCGCTAATTTCGCGCCACGTCACCAGCGGCTTTCCCTCGAACGCCGCCATCGCATTGATGATCGCCTCGACCTTCTCCCTGCCGTGGCTGCTGTAGTCGCCCATGTAATTGAGAATTACGCGCTTCGGCAGGCCCTTAACGCCGACCTTCATCTTCTCGTGACTGCGGTAGAATGGGTCCAGATCGCAGAACACTTCGGCCATGGAGCGCAAGATAGCCGCGCGCGGGTCGAGGATGTAAGTGCCAAAGCTCGCCCGGATGTTGTCGATTGTGAAGGGTGCAGGGTCTGTCAGCGATTGTTCAAACCGCCGCTTATCCTTCGGGCTGGCGAGAACAGCGATGTTGAGTCCGGCGTAGACATGTTTCCATGCCGATCGCAAGAGGCTGGTGGATAGCTCGCGCTCATACACGTGGCCGGTTTCTATGTTCGTGTCGCCATAGGTGCCGCCGATGGTGGCGGCCATCTTGAGCGCCTCGCCGGCGGTGTTGAAATCGACCAAGGCCTGGTCGAGCGCAACCCGTTTTTGATCGTACTCTGCGACCACGTCGGAGAGACGGCGCTGGAGCGCCAAGGCGCCGGGTTGGAAATGTGTGTTCAGTGCTTCCTCCTATGTCGTTCGGTCGATTCCGGACGGGTCGTGGATATCAGAATGGAATCTCGTCGTCCATGTCACGCGCCCGCGGCTTTCTTGCTGGTGGCGCATTCAAGAAACCCTGAATAATAGCGATCTTGTCTTTGATGTTCGGCGAGTACGGATCGTCCGACCAGGGCAGGGCGCCTTTTGTCGCGTCAACGGCCCTCAATAGGACGTCGCAAGTTTCAGCCGCTATCACCCGTTTGCTCGCTTGGTTAATCGCGGTGATGGCGATTGCCCGACGGGGGAGGCGCGACGACGCGTTGAGGCGCGAGGCGAGCGTTATCAGTCGTTCGGCGCGCTTAAGATGTATGCCGATTGCGAGAATATAAGAGTCGATCATCTCCTCTTTCGTCAGGGCCTTGATCTCGGCAGCAGCCATAGACAAGCTGGCGCGGGCGAACATGTCGGAGATCTCGGAGACGGAAGCGGCCATGATCGTGGTTACTTCTTCGCCCGCTTGCGGCGCGCCGGCTTCACGGCCGGCCTGGGGCTGGACGCGGTCGCCCGCAACGCGGCTTGGTCGCGCTCCCATTTCTGTTCACGGAGTTCGCGGATGCGGTCGGTCTTCGGGTAGGTGTTCTTGGCCATCGGTCTCTCCTGTGCCAATCGGTTGCGGGTTATGTGCGAATTACGCTTTGGCCCGCGCGACAATGGCGGAAACTGAGCGCATGAGGTCACCGACCTTGATCGGGATGCCGATGGGTGCATTGACCGTTTCGGGAATGATGGCGTCTGGGCCTTGCCCGAACATGATGCCAATGAAGGACTGCATTGCCTCGACCGTATCAATCAGGTCGTCCGCCGTGGTGAGACGGTTTTCGAGGATAGAGACTGCTTGCGTCAGATCGCGCTCCATCCCCCGCGTAACGATCACATCAATCTCGTCGTCGCGGCAGAAATCGGCGGGGTAGTTTTCTTCCCGCAAATCCATCGTCCGCTTATCGAGCGCGCCGTGTAGCGGATTAAGCAGGTCAAGCAAGGTTTGGATTGTTTTTTTGCCCATGTTCGGTTCCTGACTATGTTCGGTCATCTGGTGTTACTCAGGCGGCCTTGCGGCCAGGCCGGCGGCTCGGACGCATGCCGAATACCGTTATGCCTTTCGGCGGCTTCTCGCCGATCCACTTGCAGAACGCGCCCAGCGCGTCGCCGCCGGCTTCCTGGTCTGGCGCCTCGGGAACGCCGGGCACCAGCAGGCATTCGGTACCGGGGATCTTCGTCGGCCGCCCCTTGACCTTCCTGGTCTCGTAGCCGTGGCGAGCGCGGGCGTCGATCAGATCGCGCAACGGCTTCGCCGGGCCGGCCGCGATCGCTATGGCGCCGTCGGGTGTCTTGCGGCCGAATTGGATCAGACCGGACGCGTAGCAGTAGGCAATCATGGGAATCTCCTTCTTGGTTGATGTCGGCGGTTTTCGTTGAGGTCAATCAATCGTTGAAGACTGGAAGACCATCGATCATGCTGCCGTCAGCGTCGAACAGCACGTAGTCACAACTGAGCGAGCGGGCCTTGTCGAAGATGGCGAACAGTTCCGCGCCGCACCGGTAGTCCCAATCCGTGTTGCGTTCCGGGACGTGCAGCATCCAGCCGTGCTCGCCGATCAGAACCGTGCCAGGGAAGCTTTTTGCGCAGAAGCATTCCATCCAGAGCGAGCGCGTTTCGGGGCGCAGGTGCGCGGTGGAGAGATCGAGGAAGCGGCGGACCGGCCATTCATTGGATGCGGCGCTAGCATTGTGGTCGTTCATCGCATTGCCCTCCTGATTATTTTTTACCAAAACTCGGCCGGCAGATAGTCTGGATCGAATGTACGCCAGCGGCCATTGATAATTACGGTCACCAGTTGGAAGCGCAGTGGCCAGTTCAGGCCCCTGCACACTGAATTGTCATAGCGGATGCCAGGCACAGCCATGAGATTACCGACTCGTGCGGCCATGCGATTTAAGGCGCGAGCCGACAAGCGTTCGTGCGATAGGCCGACAACGCTGTTGCCGTCTGGTGCGATGATTGCGATGGATGCCATATCACCGCCCTCCCGCGACAAGGCGGGGCCTGGCCGGCGGCGCCGCCACGCGCTCCCGCATTTTCTCGACGCGCCCCCACACCGGGGCCTCGAATCCGCCCATCATGGCATGCCAGTCGACCAGGTCATTGAGCAGGGCATGCAGTTCCTGCCGGTGCGGCTCTTGGAGAACGGCTGGCGATTGATGAATCTTGGCACATAGGACGTGGCCGGCGATAGCCTCGGCCTCGCGCGCGGTGTCGAACAGGCTGTCCTTGCCGTTGGCGCCTACGGTCCGCCAGCGTTGATCGCCGGGCAAAGCATAGACGCCGACGTATTTACCGTTGAGGGAGCGGAATGAGATTGCGGGACCTGCGGTCATTCGGTAGTTCCTCCTATTTCGCCGGGACAATTCCTGGCGGTGAGCCGTTGCGTGTTTAATGCGAGATATTTGGGATCGACTTCATGCAGCGGATAGCGCGCGCAGCAATCTCGGTCGCCTCAAAGTCGCCCCCCTTGGCCGCAAGCATCCTGGCCAAATGGTATGCGGTTTGCCGGTCGAGCGGTTTGCCGCGCCGGAATTTGACCTTACGGAAGTGATCTAGCTCCGCGTCGGCGCCTGAGTTCGTGAGGCAATAGTCGAGCAACTTGCCGCATTGCTCGCAGTGGCTACAGCTATCGCTTTCGGGCGCGACCGACATGTTCAGTTCGCCTTTGCCGTCCTTCTTGATTTTGGCCAAGGCGCATTTCCGGCAGTAGTCCGCCGACTCGTCATCGGCCCCGTCGCAAATCCAGTGTGGGTCTTCCGGCTGTAGGTTCGCGTATTTTTCGAACAAAAATGAAAGGGCTGTGGTCACATCGCGGCTCCCATATCTGGCGTCAGGACCATTCCTGGCGCTGGTAGCTGCGGCGGGACAACGCGCCCCGCCGCGTAGGCATGCGCGTGCTACACCCGCATTGGCATGAGCACGTACCGTACCCCGGAGTCCTTGGTGTCGCGACCGGTGAAGAGTGTCGGCGAGCCGGGATCGGCCATCAGCATTTCGACCACGTCGCCGTCGAACATCTCCAGGATGGAAGTCAGATATCTGGAGTTGAAGCCGATATCCATGGGGTTGCTGGAATATTCCAGATCGATCGGCAGGGTCGCAGCGCCGGTATCCGGGTTGACCACGGTCAGCAAGCAGTTGCCAGCCGTGAAGGCGAGCTTGACCGTACGGCCGCGCTCCGACGAGATGACGCAAACCTTGTCGACCGCGTCGATCAGGTCGGCGATATCGACGCGCGCCAGCTTGTCATTGCCGGACGGGACGACGCGGCCGTAGTCCGGGTAGGTGCCATCGATAACGTAGGAGTTCACCGTCACGTCGCCGGCCTGGAGTTGTACCCGCGCTGGCGAAACAGAGATGGTGACATAATGCTCGGCAACCGGTTTGGCAGAACACAGTCGGATGAATTCAGCCACGGCCTTGGCCGGCACGATGACGCCGGGCATACCAAAGACGCCATCCGGCGCCGGGATGTCGGCGACGCCCATGCGATGGCCATCCGTCGCGGCAAAGCACAGCGTCGCCGGCCTTGCTTTCGAATGGTGAGGGACGTGCATGTAGATGCCGTTCAAGTAGTAGCGCGTTTCCTCAGTCGAGATGCAGAATTCGACCTTGGAAAGTGCGCGCGCCAGATCGGCCGCCGGCATGGTGAACTTGTGGCTGAATTGCCGAGATTCCGGTTTGAGCTTGGGGAAGTCGGCCGCCGGCAGGCCATTCAACGTAACCTTGAAGCGACCCATGCGCAGCGAATTGCGGTTATCGACCGTCGGGACCGGGTCGAGGGTCTTCTCATAGCCGTACGGCGCGCGGTACGTGGTCTTTTCGGTCAGGTCAACAGTGACCATTTCGCAGCCCTTGGCCTTGCGCAGAACGTCGCGCAACATATGGGCGGGGATCGTCGTGGCAAAATTGGCGTCAGCCGTGCCGTTGATCGGCACCGTAATGACAATGTCGCCGTCGGTCCCTTCCATGGTCACGCCGCCGGCGCTGGCGGTAAGCATGACGTTGGCGAACATCGGAGCGGCGTTGCGTTTCTCGACAATGCGGATGCACGCGTTGATCGCGGCAGTCAGTGACGGGCCGTCCAGCCGCGCGTGAGCGGTGAGAGTGTGGGAGGCTGGAATCGGGTCCGGCTTTGCCGGGACCATCGAGGCGGCGATTGCCGCGGACTCGGCATCGCTGGCCGGGCGCGCGGGGGAGAAAGCGGGTGTCATTGCGTTCATTGGTTTTTTCCTCATGTTTGTTCCGGACTATTCCAGAATTTGAAAACGGTAGTTGACGATTGCGGCGGAATTTAAGGCGCGACGGAATCTTCGGACGATTGTCGGACCAAATCCAAGATGACCTGCGGCAGATCAATCGCGGCGGCCTCGACAGATCGCAGCGATACGCACGCCTCGGCATAGGTGCCATCGCCCTGGTTGACGTCCATCACGTCTTTGCCGCCCGCACCTTCGGTGTCGTAATCGATGACCAGAACATCGCCGAAGACGGCCGGCCGCGTTGATACGAGGCCTTGCACCAGGCCGCCGTCGCAGATAACGGCAAGGATCGGGCGCGATTGCTCGTTGGCCGGCACGCCCTTAAGCGTTTCGGATAGATGCTCCGCGAAAGCGCAGATCGGGTGCAGCGGGTCCAGCACGGTGCCGCCGTCAATCGGTTTGCCGCGCGCGGCGTCGATCTCGATCAGCAGGGCGCGCGCATCGATTGCCAATTGGCTGTCGAGAGAAGGCGATGGTCCTTCAACGGGGCATTGTTCCGCCGCGAAAAACTCATCCCCCAACTCGTTGCCGCGCTCGAAATAGCGATCAGCCATGGCAACGGGATCGGTCGGGGCGTCTTCATTCATGAAGTCGCGCCAATATTCCTTAGCGATCTCTTGCCGCCAAAGTTCGGCAGCATCGGCGGTGGCAAAAACGCGCGTGTCGACGCCGTGCTTGTGCGTGAAGGTCGCCACGGTGACCGCTCCGAAGGTCGGTTGCGTTACGAGAGGCGAAGCTATGGCACCGCCGAGTTGCGCCTTCACGCGCCCGCGCCACTCCGCGAACCATTCGACCAGGTCCGCTCCGCTCACCGCATCGTCGCCGTCGAATTGCGGCCATGCGTCAACCGCTTCACGGAACAGATCATTGGCGCGCGACAAAAGCGCGTCGGCGCTCCAAGCGGGGGCCGTATCAAGGTGCGCAAGCGCGCCACATTCCGGGCATTGCCCGGCCGGAACGGTTTCGCCGGCTGATACGCGATCCTCGAAATCAGAAATCATTTCGAGGGCGGCGGCCGTGCCTTTCCAGCCGCAATTCTCGCAAGAGCACGGCGCGGCGGTGTCGCCGGCCAGGACCATGACTTGGCTCATTGTGATACTGTCTCCATGTTGTGGCGCTTGCGCGCCTGACGATTCAAGAGCAGGCGTCGGGCCTTCCGGGCGCTCCGGAAGGAGTGGTAGCGCGCGAAAATAAGCCAGAGGATGATCGTCGACCAGACGATGATCGCGACGCATCGGTCAAAGAGAGGGCTTGATTTCATTGTCATGCCGTCCTCCTTTTGCGTGCGGACTATTCCGCGCTAGTGATTTGACTAGCCCGTGACGATTTCCCACCAACCCCTAAAATTCTCGTCGCAGATTTCGCCGGCAAAACAACCTTCTTCGGCCATTTTCCCGACATGCTCCATGTGCGGAGCAAAGGCTTCCGGCAAATCGTCAGGAAGCTCTTTGTCATCATCGGTCCAAATGCGGATTTCCAGCTTGGCTTTTGCCATCAATATTTCCTCCATTGCGCGCGGACCATTCCACTTGCGGTCTCAGTCTCTACTTTGCCAGGGCGTCCTTGGCCGCCTTCACATGACAGGTGCACGGGTTGTGAGTGATTGTCTCAATATCTTTCCCGCGCGCGATTGGACAGGCCGGATGGTGTACGCTACGCGCCGACCATTTGAGCGCAGCGATAACGTCCTTCGGCAGCTTGCGCATTTTCATGATCTCCTATACGTGCGCGGGCTATTCCGCGCGGGTTACACGACCCCGAGAAGCTTGCGGGCGTCCTCGATCAAACGATTGACGGTTGCGATTGAATCGTCCCCGTCCTCGGTCGGGATCATCCGCGCAATCGTTCCCACGAATTTTGCCAGTTCGTCTTTGGTGAACGGCTCCGGGTAGCATTCCTTGATCTCGATCTCTTCCATGGTGATTTGGAAGTCATGTTCGCTGGACGGGTCGGCGCGTTCGTTCTCCGCCATCGTCCACCGCGCCAGAAATTCGGCGCGCTCTTTATCGCTCGCCATGATCCAGTCGGACCAATCGCCCTGTTCATCGGTGGAGTAGTTGCCGCGCACCGCGAAGCGAATGTCGGGCCGTGCCGGCACGTCCACGAATGCTATGCCGGTGATCTTGAATACGTCGCCGACCTCTTCGAGACGATCCGCATAGGCGGAACCTGAACCGAAGCTTTCGTAATCGACAAAGCGAGAGGCGACATTCTTACGCGCCTGCGGCGCGATATCGTCCTCATAATGCATATGGAAGCCGCCATCGGCAGCGATGGTCACCTGAGTTTCTTGGGTGCCATGCTCGGGATGGGAAAGATCGAGAACAAATGTGGTTGCCATTGGTTTCCTCATGCGCTGTTCGGACCATTCCGAACGTGAAAGCTAGACGGGCGAGATGGACGCCAGTTCGCGACCGTCGATCATGACGGTAAAGCCATGCTCGTTCATCAGGTCGTTGACGATATCGAGGGCGTAGCGGCGCTCCACAACGTAGCTGAGGCCGTGCGTCATGGCGTCGGCAAGATGTTGCTCGGCATGATCGATTGCCCGTTCCGTCATTGGCGTGAATAGCGCCAGCGATCCGGTATCGATGATGTCAAAGTCGGGTTTGTGTGACATGTGTTCCTCATATGTGGTCCGGACTATTCCAAACCGAATTGATCTTGGCACCATCCGCTATAATTGCGTAAATATTATGGCGGACGATTAGGAGAGTGACGATTTATGGAGTAGGCGCGAGCCGCCTAGTATTCGCCAGTCATCAAATCCAAGAGGATTCGATCACTGACAGATTGCAGGAACGCACGCCGGTCATCGCCCCAATCATCGTCGGACGTGTAGCAGGCCAATGACGCGGCGAGATCGGCTTGCGTCGCGCTCATGGCTCTCGGAACGCTGATTTTTGTTGTCTGGCATGGCGCTACCTTAACGCGGTGGTCCGGCGGGAATCCGATTAAGTCGAATCCCTCGAAGGCGACAGCGATGCAATTGGTACTTTCCCGTTCAACGCTGACGACGCGTTGGTATTCACTTTGGAGCGCGGGCTTGTCGAGGCGCGGGTCCGCAAATTTGTCGCCTTCCAAATCAACTTGGTCGCCAAGGCGCAGTTCTGATACAAGCTTTGAGATATCGGGCATGTGCTTTCCTCATTTGAACGCCGGGACCATTCCCGGCATAGGGCCGCGCCCTGGAATGCCGCGCGCATGGCGCGGCAAACCGCGACGCGCGCGATTAGTTACAGGTGGCCGACTCCAGATCGGCGAGTAAATCTTGCAGCGGTGGCGGAATCGGCGCGCCGTAGAATTCTTTTGCGTCGATCAACTCGGTGCGGAATGACTCGGGCGTCGGGCATGTAACTAGAATCCGGTCGCCTTCGCAGTAGGTGAATATTTGGCGATTGTCTGGGTTCACCCATACGCCAAAGTAGATGGCATCTTGTCGGGTATCGAATTGAATCCAGGCCCGGCACGGACCAAAATCGTATGCGTAGCGGTCGCCGGCATTGCGCAAGCGCAACGCGCGGTCTGCATCATGATCGCGCAAAACGACGTTGCCGCGCGCGTTTACTTCCGGCCGGAACGTCCCGGCGCTTAGTTCCGCGCGACGCGCCCGATATTTTAGGATATAGGCGACCCGCTCGGCTTTCCCGTCCGGTCCGGCCTTGTGTGCGAAGCGGCCCGGCGTGCGCCAGTACCAAGCGCCATATGCTTCGCCCATGGCGCGGCGCAGTTCATGCTTTGTAAGCATTCCATATCCTCCAATGACGTGCGGACTATTCCGCACGAGAGAGAGGGCGCGCGCGGCGCGTCCTCGATGTTCGCTAGTCCGCCAAAATGATTACCTCCCCGAACGGCGCGCGCGCTGCGCACCGCGCCGCCGTGCGCGGGTCGCCGGTCACAACCCAAAGCACGGGCGCGGGCGGGTCGCCCCATTCGGTCACTTGGCAATCGGTCATATAGAGGACCGCCGAAACGTCCGGCACGTTCTCGGCAACCCATGCCAACGGCTGCGCAAACGACGTGCCGCCGCCGCCCTTGGCTTCCATGCGAACGAGATCCCCGGCGGCGAATTCGTCATGCGCATGCACCACCGTATCGGCATAGGCCACGGTCACCCGGTCCGCCGCGCCGTCGTCAAGCGCGGCCTGTATCTCAGTTCGGAACGCGGCCAGGTCCGCCGGCTGAATTGACCCGGACGTGTCAATCATTGCCACGACATGGGACGGCCGGTCCGGGACGTAGCCCGGCATGATCCGGCCCGCGTACAGGTGGCGGCGGTTAGGTCGCATCCATGAAAAGTCGCGGGACGTAGACTCGTCGACAAAGCGGCGCAGCACGCCGCGCCAGTCGACGCGCGGCGCGTTCATGGTTTCCACAAGGCGCGCCAGATTGCCGGGGACCTGCCCGGCGTTGCGGGCCTTGGCCACGTTGACGGCTTGCCGCGTGATCGTATCCCATTCTGCCTCCGCCGCCGAGACGGCCGCCGTATCGTGTTCTGGCGCGGCGTCGAGAATTTCGCCGCACCCGCCCGGATCGGTCCCGCCGGATTGTCCCGGCGCGGGTTGCGATTGACCGCCGCCGGCTTGCTCTTCTTGCTCTAACAGGCGGTAGATCGCTTCCGCGCCAAGGTCGCCATACTTGGGATCGATCAGAGCCCCGGCCGGTAGTTTGAAGCCGGCCGCGATCAGATCGCGGTTTATCGCCAGGTCCGTAGCGATGTTCCAGCGCTTGGCGTCACGGCCTTTGCGCCGCGTATGGTGTTTTGACGCACAATGTAGAACTTCGTGCGCTATCACGCCTTCCGCCTCAGAGGCGGAAAGCGTTTCCAAGAAATCCGGATTGACCAGCAGCCGGACGCCATCGGTTGCCATCGTGTCAAATTCGGGTGTCATTTCGGCCCGGAGGTGCAGCGCTAGCGTTCCGAAAAACGGCTGACGCATGACCAGCGCGGCGCGGGCGCGCGTGAACTTGTGGGGCAGGCTCATAGCGTTACGTCCTGATTGTCGGACGCCCATTCAACGAATGCGCGCGTCGTTTTAAGGTCCGGGTCGCGCGTGATCGCGTCGACGCAAAGCAGGATTCCGAATTCCTGCCCCATGGCGCGCCGGGCAAAGCGCAAGATCGGTTCAAAGGTCTTGCGGTCCGCCTTGCGCGCCAGCGCGGTTGAAACCGCGTAGAGCGTGGCCGGATCGTTCGGCACGGTCACGCCGTCCGGGTCCGCGATGATATCCGCGATTGTCGGCAGGGATCGCCAGACCCGTATAAAGCCTTCCAGTTCCGCCGCCGCCGCTTCGCCGACGACGCCGCCGACCAGGGCCAGCCGGAACGCGTCCGCGTCCCGGTCCGCCGTGCCGACTGTCTGGACTTGCGGGAGTCGGGCAACGGTTGCCCATGCGCGCGGTGTCGGGAACGCGCGCAAATCGCTTCCTTCCATGGCGTGCAGCAGGGCGGGACGAAAACGGATGAACGCCAGCACCATCGGCGCGATATTGTTCGCCGCCGCCCATTTGCCCCAGGCGGTCACGTCGGCGTCAACGTCGATATGCGCGAAGCGATTGGCCAGGGCGGACGGCATTCGCTGCGCCGCCGCGCGATCGCTTTGGCGGTTACCGGCCGCGACAATGCGCCAGTCCGGCGGCAAGGTGTATTCGCCTAGCTTGCGGTCAAGAATCAGTTGGAAAAGTGCGGCTTGCACCGACGCGGGCGCGGCGTTCAATTCATCAAGCAACAGAATGCCCTTAGGGCCGTCCCGGTCCGCGCGCGGCAAGAAATCCGGTTGCGCCCAGGTCGCGCGGCCATCGGTCACGGTGGGCAGCCCGCGAAGGTCGACGGGATCGAGCAAGATTGCGCGCACGTCGATTAGCGGCATATCGTTCGCCTTAGCCACGTCGCGCGTCAGATCGGACTTGCCGATGCCGGGCGCGCCCCAAAGGAACGTTGGCACGTTTGCCGCCATGTAGGCATTGAGTGCGGCGGATGCTTGAATCAGGTTCATAGCGGTTTCCTCAAATCCGTGCGGGCCATTCCGCGCGGCGGGCGTTATGCGCTCGGGAAGGGCGCGGCGTTACCGCCGCGCCTAGCCGGAATGCACTTAGGCCAGATATTCCGATACGTCTTTTAAGATCGCGTCGGCTTCCGCCGCCACGCTGGCGCGCGCCGTGGCGTCGTCGCGCAACGTCGCCGCGTCGTCGCGGCACAACGCGGGCAGGCGGTCCGCGACGGCGGCAAGCCGCGGGTCGCCCGTGACGTTGAGGCCGGGCAGCACGGCGACGAGATCGCGGATATTCTCCACCAGCGAATCGCGGAAAATGCCTTGCGACTTGTCGCCTTTGGTTTCCGCCGGGCGGTAGTTTTTCAGCCGGTCCGCCATGTGGCCAACGCTTTCCGCAACGCGTTCCCATACGTCGCGCATCGCGTCGGCCAAGGCTTGTTTGGTCCGCGCCTCGATATCGGCGCGGATCTCCGCCGCTTGCGCCTCGCCCAAGTCGACCCGGAAGTCGGACGCGTCCGGCATCACATCGATTTTCACGTCAAAGGTAAAGCGGTTGCGGATGATCTCCGCCGGCGGGTAGTCGTCGGCATTGAACATGCCGTTAAGCCGCGCGCGTTCATCAATCACGAATTCGGCATAGCCTATCGCGAAGGAGTCGGCCGCCGCATCGAATTGAGAGCGCAGCCCGGCCATTTTTTCCGCGTATTCCATATACGCGGCGGCCGAAAGAATGCGCACGCCGTCATCCTGCCAGGGCAGGGTGCGGGCGTAGTGCGCGGCGCGCGCCTCGCTGCAAACCCGCGTCAAGACCGCCGTTGCGCTTTTGGAAAGCAGGCGCTTGTTATAGCGCCCGGCGTCATGCGCGGCATGGTGTTCCGTATTCACCTTGTCGGTTACCTTGCGGTCAAGTTTGGTCGCCGACCAAGTGCAGATTTTCAGGCGCGCCAGCATTGCGCGGGACGAAAGAGCGGCCGCCGTCATGGCTTCCGGGCCTACCATCATGTTCATATCGATTCCTCAATTCGTGCCGGACAATTCCAGCAAGGGACGGCTTGGCGTTCCGTGACGGGGCGAACCTGCCGCCCCGCTTCGCAACGTCACGCTGGCCTGAACGCCTGCCATAGCAAGACAAGCGCCAGGACGACAAGGGCGATGGCCTCGGGGGTGCTAATCATTGGCACGACTCCAGAAACGCGCGCTTGTCGGTCCGCACGAATTTTCGGGTGCGGCGCCGGACATAGGCGATGGGTTTGCGTTTCATCGCGAACCCCCGATGTAGCGGGGCGCGCGTCCGATGGCCAGGCACCGGCCACGCGCGAAGGCGCGGGCCTCGGTATCCGACAGGCAGCCAAGCACATGAAAGGAGCCGCCGACCCATGACCCGAAGGCGGACCAGAGGCCGGTTGCGGCGCGCGCAACGCGGACGTTTGCATAGAGCATGTTACGATCCTCGATACCCGTCCGGACTATTCCGAACGGTAGAGCTGGCCTAGGCCGCGCCCTGCTATGCAGCCCGTCTGTCGACGAGCTGCACAACGCGGCGCGCGCCTATCGCTTGCGGCGTGTGGCCACCTTGCGGCGCGTCGCCGGCTTGCGGGCGGGCTTCCTTCGCTTGGCCTTGCGCTTGGCCGGCGCGGCGAGATCGTCGAAAGGATTGGGCAATATCGCGGGTTTCATAGTTCGTTCCTCATGTCCCGCCCGGACCATTCCGGGCGGTAGGGTTGTCGCGGCGGGATTGCCTGCCCGTCATCAGGGAGTCCATTCCGGGAATCCCGCCCGGTCCGGTTTGCCCCTGCATCGTCGCCCGTGCCGCACGCTACCCACTGGTAGCGCCGCACTGAGGCTTAGGCCAGACGTAGCCGCGCCCTGATATGCGCCGGGCGGACCCGGCGCACGTCGCGGCGCGCGCTAGGCGATTGCCTCAATCGCCTTGTCAAAAACGGTTAGAATATCGCGGTGTGAGCGGGCGACAACGGAATCGTCATCGAAGTCGTCCGGCAGGTGCTCACCATCATTGACGCAAACATGGCTTTTGCCGAATTCGCGGGTTGCTGCATCCCAGACGACGCTTCGTACCGAATTATAGAGAGGGTTGTTTTGCCAATCCCCGGCGGGGCTTATTTCGACGCCACAGACCTTGCCTAGCGCGCCATCGGCGCAAAAGCATTTGGCGTTCGGTTCATTGTGATAGACGGCATTTCCGTCGCGGTCGCTGGCGTGCATTCCCATGCACCAGTTAGAACGGTCTGCAATAAGAGCGCGGGCCTCGATCAACTTGGCGCGGATGATATTTTGGCTTTCGGCCTTGCTGATATTTTTGGCGCAAGCGATTGGCGTCATGCCACTCCAAAGCGGGGCGCTGTAAACTTCGAATGTCACCAGATCGCCCGTGCGCCAATTCTTCGTCTTGATACCCCACCATGTGGCGTACCTCACGCCGTCAATCGTGGTCCATTGGTTCCCGGCACCGCCAGAGGTAAAATCAACTTTCTCAACGCGGCCTTGTGGCATGTCTTTTCCTCGATTTGCCCCGGCGGTCGATTCCAGCGGGGAGGGTAGCTGCACCCTGCACTGCCGCCCCGTGACGAGACGGCAGGACGCGATGCACGCCTAGAATCGCCAATCCACCAGCAGGTAAGCCAATAAGCCCACCCCGCTTAGGACCGTGCCGACGACAAGGCAGGTCCCGACAAAGGCGGCCTCACGGATGATGGTGCGGACCATGGCGCGCGCCCTAGTGCACAGCGACGTGAAGGGACGCGCCGTTGTAGTTCAGAGCCACATTGAGCGCAGCAATGCGCGCATGTGATTCCGCTTCGGCCCTGGTGGCGAACAGGAAGCCGGACGCCTTAGAGCCATGCGGGACGCCATCGCGATAGGTGCGGATGACAGGGCGGAATCCTTTGCGCGACGTGTACGCGCCGGGGTGCAGGTCAAGGGTAGCCATGGCTTAGGTTCCTCATATGATGACCGGTCCATTCCGATCACGGGGTACGTGCCCCGCACTGCGCCCCATGTAGAGGCGCAGGACGTGGCGCGCCATCAACGGGGGCAGGTGTCAACGTTGGCGGTAAAGATCGAATTGCACATCTTGCCATAAGGATAGTTGTTCGCCAGCTCCCACGCATTCACAGCGGGGACGACATACAGCAGGCCAACGACGGGGGCCGCCAGTGTCAGCAGGACCAGGGCCGTTGTGGTGATGGCGCGCATTGGGTGCTTCCTCATATCTCGTCCGGACTATTCCGAACACGCCACAATCGCGTGGCATTCATACCCTCTCATAAGACGCAACGCCTGTCAACTATTCGCCACGCATTTTTCAATAATTATTTTTCCACATAGCTTGACACAAGTAACCATTCCATAGCAGCCGCGCAATAGGACTATGGTCAAGGTATAGTAGATCAATCCTATCAATCGACAACGCAGCATAAGCCGCAACGTGTGAATAATTTCACGCGAATGCTTGACGATGCTTGGGGTATGGGGGGTGTCGTTAACAATTTTACTTGTTGGATACTGACCGCGCGAGGCAGGCATATTCCGGCATGGGCTGTAAAAAAATTGTTGGGAGCTAAAATGCAATAACGGCGCGGCGGCGAAACTCCTTGACGGAAGAGGCTCGGCTGGCGTTGTTTATCGGGCCGGCGCGTCATCGCGAAAATCCCGGCGGAATAGTTGAGGCCAATGCCCGTCAGATCCGATCGGCCCCCGCGGTTTAAGCAATGGAAGGCACCGTCGGCGGTGCGGCCTCAATTCGCCGGGCGTGAGCCGCGGCCGGCGCCGGCGGAGCGGGGGCTGGACGATCACTGGACGCGGCTCAGCCGAAGGTTCAGGAGGGCCCGTCCATTTTGTGAATTTTGCACACAGGAAGGCGACGACGCGGTCCTCACCGACGTCGTCGACCATATTAAGCCGCGTCGGGAATTCCCGGAATTGACCTATGCCTGGGGGAATTTACAGTCGCTGTGCACCAGGCACCATGGAGGCCTTAAAGCGAGGATGGAGCAACTCGCCCGCGAGACCGGTCAACTCGAGATGTTACCGTTCTGGTGCGAGGCGATCGAGAACCGGCCGCGCGAGATATCAGCAATCCCGCCGGAACTTTGGGGCGGCAGGAATAATAGCGACCAATAATTTCAGTCATTATAATAGGTGGCTAATATAGAGTGTGGCCGGCGCGCGGGTCGAGCGCATCGCGGCCGAGACCAGCGGCGTCACCGCCGACACCGCGCCTCGCCAAGGCGATCGGCACATCGGCGCAGCTCTGGTTCAATTTGCAAACCAAATTCGATTTGGAAATAGCTGAGGCCGCGTCGGCTCCGGCGATAGCGAAGATTGCAGCGATCGAGCCAGTAAAATATGGCCAAAAAATATTAGTGTTACGCGTATGCCTCACCGATCCGGCGATATTATCTACATCGCGCGAAATTATATCAGAGATAATATGATCCAAGATGTGGTAAATAATTGCAACAGCACCACAATCGATTGACACTAAACTCGATTGCCGCAATATCTGGCCTATGGCTGGTGATTCGCTCTAAAGGTTGCGGATCGAAGGGCCCGATGATCTCGGCCTCGAATATTACCCGCCCATAATACCCGGATACTTTCGGGAAAAATCCCAACATCGCCGAAATAATTCTCCCGCCTAAGCGGGGCGCACCGTGGCGCGCGATACCCGGTCACGTCCACACCAACCGGAAACCTGACACCATGCAGATGCAAGGCACCATAAAGTGGTTTAACCCGACCAAGGGCTACGGCTTCATCACGCGCGACGACGCCCAGAAGGACGTGTTCCTTCACACCAGCGAGGTCGAGAAGGCCGGGATCACCGTGCGCGAAGGCGACAAGGTGAAGTTCGACGTCGAGGATAAGCCGAAGGGGCTGTCGGCAATCAACGTCGAGTTAGTGTAACGTGCAGCCGCAAGATTGCGCCATAGCGGACCGAGGAGAAGGTTTTCTCCGAACGAATTTCAGGGCGCCGACCAGCATCGACAAGGAAGCGATCAAGCGCCGGGCCTATCTCGATCAGAACTTCCTCGCTATTTCGCTGGACGATCCGCGGTTGAGTTGGGCCGACAAGCTGGCGCTCAAGGCAATCGCCGATTCGATCTACGGGGACGCAGGGCCTGGCCGCCATGCCTGACGCTATGGTCATCTCGATCGTCGCCCTCGTCGTAGCGCTGTCGGCGGTCGTGCTTTCCGTCATCGCGATGGTCAATACGCGGCGCACCTTGAAATCGATTGAGGACATCGCGGCCGCGACCGGTGCTGATGGGCCATCGGACCGGGCCAACGATCCGCGCTGGCAAACGCTATAGGTCGATCCGTATTTTTCCTACGGCGCAGAACAAGGTTCCTCCCGCGTTACGTAATAACTCGGGCCGGCGCGAGCCGGCCCGCTTTTCTTAGGGGCCGAGATGGCAAAAAAGCCGACCAATCCGATGGACCCAGCCTTTTTTGTTGGGCGCATTTTTGCGATGGAAGGCCTGCTGCTCACCGTTCTTGAAGCGGTTGTCGACAAGCCCGGGACGACGATTGAAAAAAAGACAGAGATGCTGGCGGTGTTCGGTCAGAACGCGGCCGCGCTGGCGCGGCAAGCGCTGGAGCCATGGAAGGATCACCTGAAATATCATGATGCGGTCAACGCGGCCCTCGAGACGGTAGAGCAGCACATCAGTTTGCTCGAAAAGAATATCGAGGCGATGGCCGGCGAAGCAGGTATTGCCGCTGGATCGCCTCCGGCCGGGAAGCAAGAAAAGAGACGCTGACGCCGGGAAGCTAACGGCTCTCTTGGAGATCGCCGATGTCGATCATGGATGCCACCGTATCTGAGGGCCCGTACAAGGGCTTCCCATTGGCCGCAGCCATCGCCATCGGCGAGGGCAAGGTGACGCCGAGGGAGGCGAAGGCCCTGCTCATCGAGCACTACGGCGATCAGAAGCGCGCGGCGATCGAGCTATGCGATGCGGCGATTGCCGAAACAAATTCGCTGCCGGATTCGATCTCGCTGGGATAATGGGAAGCCTGCCGATCAAATCCATGGGGTCTCGATATGGGCGACGTCGTCAATCTGATCGCCGGCCGCCGAGCACATGGCAAGAGCCTGCCGAAGCCAGTCGAGTGCAAGGATTGCGGCGATCCGATCGAGACCGCGCGTCTCCAACTGGTACCTCATACGAAGCAGTGCATCTCCTGCGCCAGGGCATGGGAGCGGCGGTTCGAGCGCCAAATGGAAGGCGTTCGTGAGCACCAGGCCGTGAAAGTCATCAGGTAGAAAATTCTCGTGGCGGACTCCGTCCATGTCTACGAGGCGCCGGGCGAGCAGACATCGCCGAAATGGTGCGCGGCTTTTGCGCGCGGCTGCGGTGGTGAGATTGTACGGGATTGTCGTCTTCGGCCAGGAGCCATTGCTATATACGGCAGCCCGAAACTGTGGCCGATCATAAACCGGGCGATCGCGGAGGACCGTGATTGGTATTACGGCGACAACGCCTATTTCGGTCGCGGCAAATACTATCGGGTTACGCGTGGCGCTATTCAGCACACAGGTGAAGGGCAGGCCGACCCGGCGCGGTTTCTATCGTTCAACATCCCGATAAAGGATTGGCGGAAGCGCGGGTCTCACATTCTGCTTTGTCCGCAATCCGAGGCTTTCTTCGAACTTCACGGCTTCAAGCCAGGTGAGTGGGTCGAAAAGACAACGCGCGAACTGCGCAAGCACACCGACCGCCAAATCAAAGTAAGGCTGAAGGCGGACGCCAAAATCGCGCCGATCGCGCGGGCGCTCAACGATTGCTGGGCCGTCGTTACGTTCACCTCCAATTCTGCCGTGGATGCCGTGCTCGCAGGAATTCCGGCGTTCACAACTGGGAGATGCGCCGCGTCGCGCATGACTCTTTCCGATCTCTCAAAAATAGAAAGCCCTGCTTTTCCAAAAGGTCGGCTTGAGTTTGCTGCTGTTTTAGCGGCGAACCAATGGACGATTGACGAAATGGCGAGCGGCAAGTGCTGGAAGGACCTCAGGGCAAATGAAGCTATTCGAAGCCGGCGGCTGGTATCTCCCTGACGGAGAAGAGCACCTTCTAAAGTGGATGGTGTCCATGAAGCAGCGCGTTGGTCCGCTCGACCAGCAGCGGCTCGGATACCAAGCTCACAAATACAACGCCGCGCTGGAATATGTTCGACCGGAACGCCGCGTCGCGATCGATATCGGCGCTCATGTTGGCCTCTGGTCATGGCCGATGTCGTTTGATTTCGAACGCGTGCATGCGTTCGAGCCGATGCCTGAACATCGCCAATGCTGGCGCGCGAATATGGATCAGCGCGGCAATGCAGAACTGCACGAGTGCGCGCTTGGTGAGACGACTGGGTCGGTCGTCGTGCAAACGCGGACGCCTGGGTCGTCTGGCGACACCGGGGTCAACACCGCGGCCGATGCTCAAGGCATATCCGCCGATCTTCGGATGCTCGACTCGTTCAATATTCAACACATCGATTTCATAAAGGTCGACTGCGAAGGTTATGAATTGTTCGTGCTGCGCGGCGCGATTGAAACGCTGAAGCGTGACAAGCCGTGCGTGATCGTTGAGCAGAAGCCGGAAACCGGCATGGCCGATCGCTACGGCATCGGCGTCACCGACGGCGTCGAGTTCTTGAAGAGCATGGGCGCCGTGGTGCGCAATACAATATCCGGCGATTACATCATGTCGTGGGATTGAGATTTGGGAATCGGAGATGAAATTATGGCCTCCGGCCATGCTCTTTCCGAGCACCGGCGCACAGAAAACATAATTCGCATCGTCGATAAGCACGGTGCCCCGCGCTGGTCTGAGATGTGGCGCGGCCTTTCGTGGATATTGCAGCCAGGCCAAAGCGGTTCATTCATCGACCTGAAAAACGGCTCGGGCTGCCGGCCGTACATCGCGTATCCGTTTTCCCGCGAGGGTGGACAAAAGTTCAGCAATTGGCGCGCGCGCGACCATCTCGGCGCTATCGAACTTGACGTTACTGAATTGGAGTTCGCCGAAAGAGCAGTCGGTAGTGAGCAGAGGCTTTTCCTTATCGAGCCGACGCTGAAGTCGGTCGCCAATCCGAACAAGCAATGGGGCGTCGACAAGTGGCAAGAGCTTGTTGCAATCGTAAAGCACTACGGCCTCGTTCCGCTTCAGATCGGCCCGTCTGACACGGTACCGTTGGAGGGCGCGCGCTTCATCGAGACGCCGACTTTTCGGCAGGCCGCAGCCGTCATGAGGCTTGTTCGGTGGTGTGTGCTGCCGGATGGCGGCCTGCATCATGCGAATGCGGCGCTTCGGATCAATAACGCCACGGTGCTGTTCGGTGGTGTCGGAGATCCAAACATCCTTGGTTATCCAGGGCATAGGAACATTGCGATGCCGCCGGCTTGCGGGAAGTGGATGCCGTGTCAACATTGTAGGGATATTTGGTCACAGCTTCATCCCATAGACGTCTTCCATTACACGCCGCGCAATCAATTCGTTCGATGATGTGGTTGCTCGATGAATACGCGCGAGGCCTTACATGATACGCGTTTTCATCGGCTATGATCCAAGAGAAGCGGTTGCGTTCCATGTCCTGTCTCACTCCATTCACGCGCGCGCGAGTTGCCCCGTACAAATTACCCCGTTGATGCTTTCGCAATTGAGAATGACGCGGCCGCGCGACCCTCTTCAGTCGACGGACTTTTCGTTTTCGCGTTTTCTAGTTCCGTCCCTTTGCAATTATGAGGGATGGGCAATTGTTATGGATTGCGACATGCTTGTGTTGAGCGATGTCGCCGAACTGTGGGCCCTTCGAGACCAAAACTTTTCTGTGCAGGTGGTCAAGCACAATCATGTTCCGACCGGAACGAAGAAGTTCCTTGGCAACGTTCAGACCACCTACCCGATGAAAAACTGGTCAAGCGTGATGCTGATGAATTGCGCGATGTGCCGCGCGCTCACGCCGGAATACGTCAACACCGCGACCGGGCTCGAGCTTCATCGCTTCAAATGGCTGGAGAACGAGGATCTGATCGGCGAAATCCCGCATCGCTGGAACCATCTCGTAGGCTATGATCCAAATGTTCCGCCAGAAGAAATCGCAAATCTGCACTTCACAGAAGGCGGTCCGTACTTCGAAAGGTACAAAGACTGCGCATATGCGGCGGATTGGGGTCGTGAATTCTCTCGCATGATGTACGTGGAAGCGGGACCGCCGACATGATCGCTGTCGGCCGATCCGATCGAGGCGCAGTATGGGCGGCAAAGGATCCGGCGGCAGCAGTCGCCTGAGCGACGAGGAGCGCAAGAAGCGCGGGACGTTCCGCGCCGATCGCTCCGACGCATTGCGTGACGCAGCCGCGGCGGCCACCGTTGTCACCGGGCCATGGCTCAAGACGATTCCAGAACCTGAGCTTCCGTTCGATAAAGCCGGCCTGGATAAATATCACGAACTGGCGCGCATCCTGTTCGATTCAAACAAGCTCACGTCAGTCACCCGGATGCTGGTCGAGCAGGTCGCGTTCCTGCACCAGGAGATGCAACGGCGGATGGCCGCTGGAAAATCAGTGCCGGCATCGCTATCGACGCAGATGCAAAGAGCACTTGGTCAATTGAAGATTGCCGATGACGCACCAGCGATCGCGAACCCCGGGGGGAAGACAAATAAATTCGCCTCCTGCGGATTCTCAAGTCGTGTATCTGCGGCGCGCCCACTTCGCTGACCTGCCTCCGCTCGTCTTGGATGTTCATGATGGCGTGGAGACACAGAAGCAGGAATTCACGGACTATCCGGCAATCGCAAAGCGATATGCCGAGGCGTGCGTGGCCGGAACCAACCCGGTGTGCCGTTACGTCGTGCTGGCCGCCGAGCGATATCTCCGCATGCTCAAGATGGCGGAGACCGAGTCGTGTCTTTTCTATTTTTCGCCAGCGCATGTCGTCGACTACTGCGCATTCATCGAAAAACTTCGACACTTCGAGAGCGGCAGTTGGGAATACACCCAGAGAAGCGATGATGGCACGGTCAACCAGTTCATCATCCTCGAGCCGTTCCAAATCTGGATTGAGTCTGCGATCCAAGGGTTTCGCCGGCGCCTGACAGGCGAGCGCCTCGTGACAAAGGCGCTGGAAATCTTACCCAGAAAAAATGCAAAAAGTTTAAGAGCTGTGCCGGCCGCGCTGTTCGACCTCTGCTGTTCCGGACAGCTTGCGCCAGAAATTCCAATCGCGGCATCGACCAGTAGACAGGCGGACGACACGCTCTACGGCGATCTCGTCAAGATGGTGAACAACGAGCCAGAACTCGTGGAGAGGTATCGGCTCAAAGTAACAACGGATGAAATACGTTGCGGGGAAGGCCGAATCTTCAAACTTTCATCGCAAGGCGAGAGACAAGACGGTCTCAATCCATCGCTTGCTATTTTCGAAGAAGGGCACGCCGGCGCCGCGACGGTATATCGGGTGGTCAATTCAGCCTTCGGCGCGAGGCCAAATGCGCTGCTGAGAATGATCACCACGGCCGGCTACCGGCCGGAAGGTCCAGGATACGAACTGCGGCTCGAGGCCATCATGGTGCTCGAAGGAAAGTCGGAGGACTTCACATTCTTCGCGGCGATCTATGAACTCGACGACGACGACTATCGCCACAAGGAAACGAAGGCGATCGAGTACGACAAGATATTCGGGTCGCACTTCGATCGGTTGATGGCCAAATGCAACCCGATGTATCGGGTAAGCCTCGATCCGATCAAGATGAACGCCGACAAGGAAACGGCACGGCGCCGGCCAGATCTTCGATCAGAGTTCGTACGCACCAGATTCAACGTTTGGACCGGGCAGGGCAAGGCGCTTATCGACCTTGCATCCTGGATGGCGTGCAAACGGCCAATCCAGATTGAAGATTTCTTTGGCGCAAAGTGCTGGATCGGCGTCGATCTGGCGCAAGTTCTGGATATGTGCGCGATCGTGCTGCTCTTCATGCTGCCGAACGACACGATGGCGATGTTCGCGAAGTTCTTTCTGCCGGCCGAGTCTCCAACTGCGCAGGACCCGGACCTTTCAGACCAGCTTAGAATTTGGGCCGAGGAGGGGTGGCTTACGCTGACGCCAGGTCCGCTCGCCGATCATGAGATGGTGCGCGACGAAGTCGATGCCTTTTGCGACGTATTCGATGTCCAGGTAATCGCATGCGACCCGCATCAAGCCCATAACACGGTCAAGTATCTCTGGGACGGTCAGCGCCCAGTGATGACGTACAGCAACAATGCGGCGACGATGACGCCGCCGACCGACGACATTCTTGGCCGGATCGCGGCGCAGACAATTTGGCATGACGGAAATCCGGTGATGGCCTGGATGGCCGCTAACGTCCACGGCGATCGTAGAGGCAACGGCCTGATCCTGCCTCGCAAGGAGTCGGAGAATTCCAAGCGCAAGATCGACGGCTTCGTCGCTACCTGTTTTGCGAATGGCGTGAGGATGGAACCGAACCACGCCAAGACGCCGGATGGCGACGAGAAGAAGACAATAGACCCGTTCGTGCTGCGCGGGAAGTTGCTCGGATATGAAGAGGCAAAACCGAATGGCTGACCTCGTCGATATGATGGGTGGAACTCCGTCAAGCGCGGACCACGCACGGTCGATGGAGCTGGTCACGAAAGAACATTCGGCCGATATGAATATGGTCGAGTTTGCGCAGTGGTATCAGACGACATTTGGGCACCTGACCCTAAAATCAGCGCTGCAGCAGGCCGCTTTCTTGCTGTGTTGCGACATCATCTCGCAGGATATGGGCAAGGCGCCACTGCACCTGTGTGAGATGCAGCCGAACGGCACGCCCAGGGTTCTCGCCCCGAAAGAGCATGAGGTCGCTGCGCTGCTCGCTGACGAGCCGAACCAGCGGCATACCTGGACCGAATTCGTCGAGATGATGGGGCTTTGGCACGCCGCCACCCAGAACTCGCTGGCCATTGTGAAGAGGGATCGGCTCGGCAGTCCGATCGCGCTCATCCCATTGCAGACCGGCCGGATCACCGAGCGCATCTACGGCTCGGAACTATTCTACGACATCACCGCCACGACGCAGCAGGAGATGGCGCTGCTCGGCGCCGGGATGATCACGGTCCCGGAACGCGACATGATCCATGTCCGCGGCCGCATGTTCGACGGCATGGACGGCTATTCCACTATGGAGGTCGGGCAGAAGACGCTCGACGTCGGGACCGCGATCGACAAATACCGCGAAAGGCTGTTCGACGACGACGGCCAGATTCGCGGCGTGTTCACGCGCCCGGACTCTCTGGAGGCGCTGCCGGATGTTCTTTTTGATCGTTTGAAGCAGCAGTTCCGCGCGCTGATGACGCGCTCGGCGCAGACCAACGAGCCAATCGTGCTTGAGGGCGGGGTCAAGTTTGAAAAGATTTCCGTCAACCCGCAGGAGGCCGAACTCAGCGAACAATTCGCTGCGCAGATCGTCGCGACCGGCCGGCTGTTTCGCATCCCACCGCACAAGCTCTTTCATCTCGAGGGTGTGAAGTACGAAAACCTCGAGACGATGGAGAAGGCCTACGTCGGCGACACGATGATCCCGATCTGCAAGCGGCACGAAGACCGGTACAAAAAGACGCTGCTTTCCAAGGAAGATCGGCGCCGCGGCCTGTTTTTCCTGCACGACCGCGAAGCCCTGATGGTGAAGGACACCAAGGCCGAAACCGAGCGGCTGACGAAAGCGCTCGAGCGCGGCGGCATTGAGATCGACGAATTCCGCGGCCGCCTTGGCTTCAACCCGCTGCCGAATAAGCAGGGCCAGGCCCGCCTGATCCCGGTCAACATGAATGTCGTCGACCGTGGCGGCGAGGTGATCATCGGCGGCCAGGCTGTCAAGGAAGAGCCGGCCGACAAGACCGATGAAGAGCCAGAGAAGGACGGACAGCCCGCGCTGCGGCTGGTCGCCGACAACTCATAATGGAGCGATAGCCATGCCGATGAAGACAAAGCGGGTCTCCGCCGACGAGGCGATGGCCAAGCGCAAGGACCACACGCGGGAGACCGATCGTGGCACCGCGATCGTGAAAGCATTCAAGGCCCCGCCGTCGTGGGACAAGGAGGCGCGGTCGGCTCGTTTTGTGATGTCGACGCAGCAAGCCGATCGCTACGGCGACATCGTCATGACGGACGGCGTCGATACGACCGAGTTTGAGCGCAATCCGGTCGGGCTGTTGTTTCATATGAGCCGCACCTGGCCGGTTGCGAAATGGGACAACCTGGAAAAGGTGCTCAAGGGGCGCCCCGCGCGCCTGGAGGGCGACTTCATTCTCTTGCCGGCCGACGGCCCCATCAAGGAAATCGAAGAGACGGAATGGATGCTGGCTAACGGTGGCATCAGAGCCTGTTCCATCGGCTTTGTTCCGGATTGGAACGAAGTCGAAATGATCGTCGACGACGAGGGAAATTGGCAGGGCTACCGCTTCGTCAAGAGCGAACTTGTTGAATGCTCAATTTGTGCGATTCCGGCAAATCCCGGTGCATTGGCCAAAAGCGCCGGCGGCGATATGCGGCTCGCCAAGGAGCTGATTGAGGACGTCCTCGACAACTGGTCTCGCAGCCCGGCCGGGCTCTTGATGCCGCGCAAGGATTACGAGGCGGCGTATCGCACCGTCGTCGAGGAAAAGTCACAGGTCCAGTTGCCGGTGACCGACGAGCAAAAGAACGCGGCCGATATCGCCTCGATCGAATTCGAGGTGGCAAAGCTGGCCCCGGCGCTCGCCGGCGCCACCGCCGCGGTCGAAGGCGACGTCAAGGCGCTGCTGAAGGTTGTCGATGGGAAGTGGAAGCATTTCGGCGACCTCCCTGCGACCGCGAAGGTCAACTATGTCATTGAGACCAAGGCGGCCGACGACAAGCGGACCTATGCGCTGGCGCACGAATATGCGCCCGCGCTCGAGCGTGGTGAGAAAGGCTGGCAGGCGGAAAAGCCGTCGGTCGAAGCAACCGTCGAGGCGCTGCTGTCGTCGATCGAGAAGGGCGACACCGTTATTATCGAGCGTGAGATGGCGCAGGATCTGCTTTCGCCCGAGCGGAAGGACCTGATGGTCTCGGGCTCCGAGCGAATTCAGGTTCGTAGCGCCAACGGCCGGCCGGACCAAACCCTGGCCGTTCCGGGCATTACCGAAGCCCAGATCGATGCCATCAACAAAAAGATGAGCAAACTCAATAAGGCCGAAGAGCCGGAAAAGCCCGAAAAGTCGGCCGAAGAGAATGCCCCCAAGATTGACCACGAGCCCGTTGCGATGGGCGTCCTTCGGTCCGTGGCCGAGATGATTTCGAAGGCGCTCGGCACGGCCGCAACGAAATCCGACCGCGTCGAGCCGACGTTCAATGAGCCGGCGCCGCCCAGCGCCGAAGCCATCGCGGCGGCGAAAGCCGCGACCGGCGCTGCGCTCGCCCGCATGAAGGCGAACGGCGTCATCACCTGAGAATTTCGGGCGACGTCGCCCGTTACCGATCCCGACCGGGCTAACCGAGGGAATGAAGGCGCCGAGAAGGCGCCTTTTTTATTGGTGCCACAGGAGACCCCCATGAAGCACCTGGAGAAACTGCGCGCCCGGTTGAAAGAAATTGCCGAGGCGCTCAAGGCCCTGAACGACGCCGAAACGTTGTCCGCCGAGCAGATCAAGTCGGCTGGCGACCTTACGACCGAAGCCGAGAAGATCGAGGCCGAGATCAAAACCCTCGAAAATGCAGAGACCGCGCGCGCCCGTCTCGCCACCGGCGCGCAGGAACGCGTCGAGCCGGCGAGCCAAGGCGCTCCGGCCGAACCGAAGAAGACGCTCGTGCCGGCCGAAAAGATCGGCCTGGTGGCGTGCGCCATGCTTCGCGCCTATAGCGAAGAGGGCGTGCGCGGTGCCAAGCCGACCTTCCGCGCTCTCGAGGCCATGGGCTTTGCCGAAGTGGCGCGTGAGTTCGAAGCGGCTCAGTTCAACGGCTCGAAGCAGCGCACGTTGAATTCGGCCAATGCCACGGCCGGCGGCGTGTTGCTGCCGGAGGCGATGTCGACCGACATGCTCGACATCCTCCGCCCGAACACGACCTTCCTGCAGGGCAATCCGATCATCCTGCCGATGCAGAACGGCACCTACAAGCAGCCGGCGGCTGCGGCGGGCTCGACCGCGGCGTATCGCGGCGAGACCAAGGCGGCGGCCGTTTCCCAGCCGAGCTTCAAATCGATCAATATGTCGGCCAAGTTGCTGGCCGGCATCGTCCCGGTTTCGAACCAGCTTCTGCGCTGGAACGTCACCGGACTGCGTGGCTGGGTCGAGCGTGACCTCAGCGCGGCGATGGGCACCACGATGGATTCCGCGCTGTTCCGCGGCGCCGGCGGGGTTGATTCGCCGCTCGGCATCACCAACATCGTCGGCGTCTATCGCGTTGCGGCGACGAACTCGACGACGCCCACCGTGGCGCAGGTCGAGGCCGACGCGGCGAAGCTCGAACTGCGGATGGAGAACGCTAACCTCCCGCCGCTCGGCATCGAATGGCGCATGTCCCCGCGCGTGTTCAAGTACCTGCAGAACATGCGCGACGGCAACGGCAACCGGATCTACCCGGAATTGTCGATGGCCACCCCGACCTGGCGCATGCGGACGGTTCGCGTCACCACCCAGATCCCGAGCAACCTGGGCGGCGGCACCGACGAATCCGAGCTCTATCTCATCGCCTTCGGCCACGTGATGTTCGGCGACTCGATGGCGATCCAACTGGCGATTTCGGACACCGCGACCGTGGTGAACGGCAGCCAGACGATCAACGCCTTCCAGGATGGCGTGACGCTGATCAAGGCCGAGGCCGAGCACGACGTCGATATCCGCTACCTCGAAGCCGTCTCCGTCCTGACGGCCGTGCGCTGGGGCGCGTAACCCTGAATAATACCGGGGCGCCTGCCGGCGTCCCGGTCCACCAAACCAAACGCAGGCGGATGCCATGAAAGTTGTCACGAAAACCGGCTTTGTGCCGGTCAAACTCAAGCGTGCGTCGCTTCCTTATCAGGCCGGCGAGATCATCGGTCTCACCCCCGACAAGGCGCGCAAGGCCGTCGCCGACGGCGATGCCGATTTCGCCGACATCCCGGCTGGTGTCGAAACCCATAACGTTGCCGATCTCGGCGCCACCGTCTCCAAGCCGGCGGCGAAAATCGACGATGAAACCGCCGACATCCCGGACGGATGGAAGGATTTGCACCCACTCAAGCGGGTGAATCTCGCGAAGAGGCTCAATCCCGACTTTGCCCCGAAGGATGGTCAGACGCCCACCGAAGCGGCGGATGAATTCCTCGAGGCGGAACTGAAACGTCGCGCGGAAGCCGCGGCGCAGACGGCCGGTGACGGGGCGCAGCCCCAGACCGGAAGCGCCGACGGCAACGCCGGCCAGTAATCGTCCGCCATTCCCCAACCCCTTGCTGAAGGAGAACTCCGATGCGGAGTGAATTGCTCAATGGCGGCGCCTACTGCCGCTCGGCCTTCGTGGCCATCAACAAGACCGCGACCGCCGCGGGTAGCGGCGACAATACGGAAGTCGACGGTGCCGTGATCGATCGGAAACACCCGACCGAAGGCGGCCTGGCCATGTCGGCCAAGCTCATGCTTCCGTTCACGACCACGCTCGGCGGTGCCGAAACGCTCAAGTTCGCCGTTCAGGTTCAGAGCGGCGCGTTGGCGGACGGCAGCGATATGGCCGACTACGGCACCGGTATCGCCACCACCACCGTCGCCACCGGCGACTCCGGCGGTTCGACCGAGACCGGCGTCGCCGAGGTCGATATCGACCTGTCCGGTGCTGGCCGCTACGTCCGCGTCCAGCCGACGCCGAACCTGTCGGCGTCCGGTACCGACACCGCCGAATGGGCCGCCATCATGGCGCTGTTCGGCGACAGCCGGCAGCCCTCGTCGCTGAAGATCGGGAATGTCGGCAGCCCGATCTAATGCGGTACCGAGCTGAGCCGATTTGGAAAGACGCTGCCGTCTGCATAGTTGCAGGCGGCAGCTCTTTTTCCGCGGCTCAGGCCCGTCTTATCGGAATGGCGCGGGCCCGGGATCTTATCCGGGTCATCGCCATCAACGATGCCGTCTATCCGTGCTGGTTCGCCGATCTATGTTACGCGTGCGACGCCCGATGGTGGCGGCTGCACCGTGGGCTCCCCGGGTTCCGCGGCCTCAAGATCGGTCTCGACGAAACAGAATTCCCCGACGTGCTCACCATGGTCAATAGCGGGGTCGCTGGCTTCGATCCAGATCCTGGCTCGCTCCGCTCCGGCGGGAATAGCGGCTATCAAGCGGTTCACCTCACCGCCCACTTCGGCGCGGCGCGCGATATCCTAGTTGGGTTCGATTTTCACGGCAGCCACTGGTTCGGCGAGCACCCACCCGAAATTCAGAATTCCGGACCGCCCTACAGCCCGCCGAGTTTTCCCGATCGCCGCGATCGTTTTGCCGAGATCAAGCCGGAACTGGCGGCGCGCGGCCTGACCGTGGTCAACGCGACGCCGGGTTCCGAACTTGGTCCTGGCATCTTTCCGATGGTCGACCTGGCCGCAGAACTCGATGCGTTGGAGGCCAAAAATGCAAAATAACGATAAGCCGAAAAACACGGAACAGCCGACCCAAGCGGTATGGCCAAAGGACAAGCCGGAAAAGGCGCGCGACATGCAGCCGGCCAAGAAGTCCGGATACGACACGCGCGACATGCAGCCTGGCCGCAATCCAGGCTATGAGACGCGCTGATGCTGGATATTGTCGAGGTCACGGCGCCCACCGCAACCGGGCTTGACATCGTCTCGGTCGCCGACCTCAAGACGCACTTGCGGATCACCAATTCGTCGATGGATACCGAGATCGGCGACGCGATCAAGGAAGCGGCCGACGGCCTGCACGGCCTGACCGGCATCCTCAATCGCACCGTTTTCCCATGCCGGTGGGTCAGATATCTCCGCGCATTTCCGACTAGCGGGATCATCCGGCTCCCGTTCCCGCCGCTCAAAGAGGTCATCTCGATCGCCTACGAAGACGGTACCGGGTCAAGTCCGGCGCCGGTCGTCGATCCCACCACCTACATCGTTCGGCTCGGTGCGCCGATCGGCGAGATCGAGTTGAAGTCGGGCGAGTCATGGCCGTCGGCCGATACCCATCCGCGGGCCGTCGCCGTCACCTTTGACGCCGGCTACGACACGTACCCGCCGAACCTCAAGCGGTTGCTGAAAATCCTTGCCTCCGACTACATCGAGAACAAGGAAGCGAGCATCAACGACCGCGTCGCGGCGATGACAAACCGAAAGACGAGCTACGGCGTCGACTATCTGTTGCCGCTCTTGCGGATTCCCGTGTCTTACGACGGATGGGAGTAGAGCGATGCGCAACGGGGTGCGCCGCAACAAGATCGAGATTCAGCATAAGGTCGAGACCGGAGTCGACGATCTTCAACAGAAGATTTACGCATGGCAGGCCTTTGTCTCGCCGTTCGTCGAGATCGTCGCCAAGGCCGGCCAGGAACACTTCGACCAGCAAACGAAACAGCTATTTTCTCAGATCAAGTATCGGTTTCGCTGCAATTTTCTCGACGTCGATGGCGTCGATACGACAATGCGCATCACTTTTGAGAGCAAGACCTACGATATCCGGGCCATCCTTCCAGACCTTCAACGGCGCGAAGACTGCGTGATCGAAGCGACGCTGCAGGACGCGTGATGGCAGTAATCCGAGGCCAGGCAAAGCTCAACCGCACGCTCGCGGCTATCGGCAAATCGCCGGGAAGGTTTCTCGATCAGGCCTGTATTGCAGGCCTTACGCCGATGAAGGATGAGACGGTAAAAAACGCGATGCGTTTGCGAACGCCGGGCTCTCCGAAGGGCGGGCATCTCGATCAGGGCGTGGTGATTGCCAAGCGGAAATCGACAGGAACATACTTTCGGGTGTTCTGGCTTTCCTTCAAACTCCGTGCGCGCAAAATCGCTCACTTGGTCGAATTTGGAACGGCGCCGCACTGGCAGCCGCGGTGGCGCGGCGGATGGATGCACCCCGGGGCGCGACCGAAACCGTTCATCCGGCCGGCCTATGACGCGAAGGCCGGCGATGCCGTACGCATCATCAGCCGGGAGATTTGGAGCGGCATCGTCGGGACGATCCGCGGGGTCAAACAATGAGCGCGCTCGCGATCGCCGTCACCAGGATATCGGCGATAGCGCCGATCACGTCGATCATTGGAGCAGGCGCGGTCCATGCGATGCAGGCGCCGCAAGAGGCGCCGATTCCGTATCTCGTTCTTCATCTGATCGACGAACCGGATGAACAGATGCTCGCCGGCCGGGGTGGCTATTACGATTCGCGCATCCAGATCGACTGCATCGGAAGAACGGCGTCCGAGGCGAACAAGCTTGGCGAACTGCTGAAGGTCAACTTCCCTTGCGTGAAACAGACCGTGGCGATCAATAACGAGTCGCCGCCGGACGTCGCAACCGACGTCGACATCTCGAAGGAAAGCTCTGACTTCAGCGATTCCGCGGACGATCGGAGCTCGTTTCGTCGGGCGTGCGACTACAAAATTCGCTGGAGATGACCAGCGCAGTTTGAGCGAGCGAGGCCCCGCAAGGGGCTTTTTTGATTTCTGGGCGCCCGCACCCAAAGCGGGCTTCGCGAGGACGGCCGATGCCGTCATCCCAAATATTATCAGGAGACGACAATGACCGAATCCACGGGTAAAACCGGCCGCGGTATCACGTTCGAAATGGGCGATGGCGCGTCGCCGGAAGTGTTCACGGCCGTCGCGAACGTGCGCAGCATCGCCTTCAGCGGCCGCGATGCGGAAGAAATCGATTTTACCCATCTCGCCTCGACCGGCGGCTTCCGCGAGTTGCGTGCCGGCTTCAAGGATCCGGGCTCGATCGCGCTCGAAACGCACTTCGACCCGACCAACGCCACCCACACGAACATGCTCACCAAGTTCTTGAGCGGCGCGCAATTCAATTGGCGCATCAATTACGGCGGCGCCGGTTGGGCGAAGTACGAGAACGGCGCCGGCTTCATCAAAAATCCGGGCGACGTCAATATCAACCCGAACGATCCGGTCGGCGGCACCGCGACGGTTCGTTGCACCGGCGGCACCACGTTCTCCGAAATCCCGTAAGCAGGTGATTAATGAGCAATACCGATACCCAGGATCGCAAGCCGATCCGCGAAGTGATCGTTCCGGTGGCGGGAGTCCCGCTTCATATCATCTTCCGCCACCGCGACTGCCACACGCTCAAGACACGGCTGGGGGAAAAGTGGTTCCTCGACGCCGCGGACCGCCTCAACTCGTTCGACATGGAGTGGATGGAAATCTATCTCCAGGCCGGCGGGAAGGACGCGGCCGGCAAGACCAGGCCGATCAAACTGGAGGAGTGCGGTGAGCTTTCCGTCGCAAAACTCGCCGAACTGATCCTGCACGCGCTTTATCTGTCCGTGCATGAGAAGGACTTCATCGAGTACCAGATTTGGGCGATGGAGGCGCTCTCCAGGGCGCAAAACCCTCCGAACGACCCGGAGAACTCCTCGACGAACTCGAGCGAGCTGCTTTCCGGGTCGGACTCCGACCGACCGAGCTCGACGAACTCACCCCAGGAAGGGCCTTCCGATACATCCAAGAGCGCCGCAAAGGCGTGATCCAGGAGGCCTGGTACATCGCCCTATTCCAGCGCCTGAAGGAATTTCCGAAGGACGCGTTCGAGCTTTTCGGCGAGACCGCCGAGATGACGGACGAGGGGCTCGTCGCTCTCGCGAAGGCCAGAGAATTGGCAAAGAAAAGCCTATAGCGAGGCGCAATGGCCGTTCCGATTGGCTCACTATTCGTCTCGTTGACGGCAGACGTTCAGCCGTTCGCGCAGGCGATGACGCGCGCGCAGTCGGTGACGGGCGGCGTTACGCGCAACATCGCGCGCAACGCCGGCGTTGGTGAAAAGGCGGTCGATCGGTTTTGGCAAAGTTCGGCCGCCCGGAACTTCCGTCCCTACAGTCTGATTGCGGTCAGCCGCGCGTTCGAGGGCGCGGCCGATCGCGCCAGTCTGTTGCGTGGCTCGTTGCTGGCGACGACCGGCGTGTTCACCGGATTTATCGGCGCGCTGTCGACCAATCTCATCATCCGATACGCCGACACCTACACCAATCTGTCGAACCAGATCAGGGTCGTTTCGTCCAACGCGGCTGACTTGGCGGCGCGGCTTGAGGCCGTTCAGACCGTGGCCCAGCGCAGCCGCGCCGGCCTGGAATCGACCGCCATTCTCTATTCGCGCATTCAGAAGGCCTCGCCGGACCGAGGAGCGGAGGAGGTTCTTCGATACGTCGAAACGATCCAGAAGGCGCTGCAACTCGGTGGCGCCACCATTCAGGAATCGCGATCGGCCGCGATCCAGTTTTCGCAGGCCATTGCTTCGAACAGGCTCGGCGGTGAAGAACTCCGGGCGGTGCTGGAAACCCCGCTCGGTCTTGAATTGGCCAGGGGCATCGGCGTAACGCTCGGCGAGTTCCGCAAGATGGGGCTCGAGGGCAAGCTCACCGCGGACGTCGTCCTCGGCGCGCTGAGCAAGGTTGCGGGCAGCATCGACCAGCAGTTTTCCAGGTCGATCATGACCGTCGATCAGGCACTGACCCAGGTCGACAACCAACTCACCGCGTTTTTCGGGAACGTCAACCAAACCTACGGCGCCACCAGACTGTTGGCGACCGGCATTCTCTCGATCGGGAATAATCTCGATACGCTACTTCCGCTGATCGCGCAGGTCGGTGGCGGCCTTGCCGCGGCATTCATCGGTAAGAAACTGGCCGGCGCCGGCACCGGAATAGTCAGGGCGATCAAGGCCGACGCCGTTGAGGCGCGCGAGCGCGTGGTCAGCCTGAAGGATCAAATCAGGGTTCTTTCGACCGCTTCCGCCGACTCCGCGGCTAAAAGTGCAACGTTTGCCAAGGCGCTGCGCAGCGGGGATGTCGCTGAATTTGCGGATCAGTCGGCGGTCAAGGCGGTCCAGCGCGCCGATCAGCAGATCAATAAGGCTAGGGAAGCGGCGCAAAAGGCCTTTAATGAATTGCGGGCCGGGCAGCGCGAATTGGCGAGCATCGGGCCCAACGTTTCGGCGCGTGCAATCAAATTCGCTGACGACCTCGCCGGGGCCGAGGACCGGGTCAACACGGGACTTACTCGCCAGGCCAAATTAGTTCGTGACTTGGCCGCGGCCCGCAACCATGAAACGGCGTCGCTTGGTCTTCAGACGACGACAGGCCGCCTGCAGTCAACGGGAGAAGCGACAAAGGCCCGGATATCGATTGAGCGGGAACTCGCGAATGCGGAAAAGGGTATCGCGCGCGACCGCGAAGTGATTGTTCGCCGGCAAGTCGATATCGACAATCTGCAGGCTACCGCCGAAAAGGCGGCTGTCGACAAGCGATTGGAGCAGGCCAGGCGGGTCAATACGCTACGGTCTACCTATCAGCAGTCCCGTCTCAATGTTGGGTTGGCCGGCCTTGACGCACGGTCGGCGCAAGAGGCCGTGACAGATAGCGGCACCCGAAACGCTCGCACGGCGCTGACCGGGCAGGTCGCGGACGTATCCAAGCTGAACGCCGCGATCAAACCGTTGACCACCAATCTTCTCGCGGCGGAAAGCGCGGCCACGCAGTTTGGCCGGGCCAAGGCGTTTGTGAATAGACAATCTCTGGCCCTGCTCGGCACGCTTGGCGGCCCGTGGGGAGTGGCGATTACCGGGGCCATCGTTCTAATGGGCGCGCTGGCCGCGAAGTCGGCGCGTGCCGCGCAGGAAATTGCGTCCGCTCAGAAGACGATCGAGCAGCGCCTGCAGAAGATCAATGCGGCTGGAGGAAAGGAACAGGCCGGGGCCGGCGACTCCCTGCTCGATGCCAGGGTCAAAAAGACCAAAAGCGATATTGAAAGCATCGAAAAGGAATATGACCGCGTATTAAAGATCATTTCCGATGCGCGCGTGATTCAACGTGCCGGCACCAGTGGGTCAGATCGGCAAATCGTTGCCGCGCAGAACGAGGTCATCGAACTCGTCAGGCAATATGCCCAGGGTTCGATTACCGTCGATGATTTTAATGAGCGGCTTAGTAAAATACAGACGGCAAAGCCATATATCAACTCGCTCGCTGAAGCCGCGCGAGAGAATGCCGGCGCCTTGCGTGGCGCCGCCGTCGCGGCGAAAGATTACCGGGCCGAACTCGATCTATTGGCGTCAGGAAAACTCACCGCGGCTCAGCGGGAGGGCTTGAGCAAGCTCAGTGGCGACGGCGGCGAGAGATTCCGCAGCACATATGATGCAAGCGAAAGCGATAAATTCAAAGAAGCAAAATCCCCGCTTTTGGCACGGCGCGAAATCATCGACGTGCAGGATCTGCTGCGTCTGCGCGATCAGGCATACGAGGTCGAGAAGCGCTATCAGGACTTGAAGAAGCAATACCCGTTGCTCGCCGACGAAGAGGTGCGCGCCAACGCCGCGATTATTGTCGGGCTCGATAAGGCCAAGAAAAACTACGAGGAGGCCGAAAAAGCCGCCAATAGTCTTGCGATGGAGTTGGCGAAGGAGGAGACGGAATCGGCGTCAAAGAAATTTACGTCTGATAGCGACATTTTGCAGAGCTATGATATCGAGGCCTCCGGCATCCGCGCCAGGATGGAGGCCAGGGAGGTAGAGCACACCGCATTGGTAAAATACCTCCAGGCGCAAAAGAATGGCACCAACCTCACTTATGAAGTCATCCTTCAGCGCGAGAAAGAGCAGGCAACACTTCGCCAGGTCGCAAGCGCCTATGACGAGATCGAAAGCGCTGCCGCCGCGGCTGCACTCGAGGAAGAGCGCGCCGCCGGCGCGGCCGCGACCGCGTTTGGTGACTTTTACAGCAACATCCATAATAGGATTCAGCAAAAACTGCTCAAGGCGCAGGGCAAGGACATCGAGGCGCGGGCGCAGGAGATTTACTTCGAGGGACTCAAGCAGAATATTCCAATCAGCTATGACGTCGCCAGATCTCTCGCAATTCAAGAGGATCGGGCAGACAAACTCGCGCGCGCACATGAGCGCGGCCGGCGCGCGGCGGAAGCATTTGCCGAGCGTCTCGCTCGCCTGAAAGAGACTGCGCAAGGCGCCTTTCTCGGCGATATAGATCGCGCCGTGCTCGAGCACGGCCGGGCAATGAAGGCATCGGCCGATGATCTGGCGGCCTATGTCGCCGCCGCCAAGTCAGGAAACTTCTCCGGCGTCAGTTCGAAGCTGATCGAGTTGCGCGATATCGAACTGTTGGTGAAGGCCGGCGGCGAATACCGCAATATCGTTCAGCAATATGGAACGTGGGAACAGATCGTACCGCTGGTCGCGGAAAAGCAGCAGCAACTGAATTTAGCCGTTCAAAACGGCTCGATCACCGCGGGCCAAGCCAAGTTGGCCTATGCCGACTTCCTCGCGTCGTTCCAAAACTACAAGTGGATCGACACCACGTCTGACGCGATCGGTAATTTTGCCGATGAAGCGATCGCCGATTTCGACAATGTCGGGGTTGCGGCACAGAATCTCGCAAAGACGCTGGCAAAAATCGCATATCAGGAGGCGTTCACCAATCCACTGCGCAATATCGTCAAGGGGTTTTTGGGCCAGGCCGGCGGCGGAGATTTGTTTTCAGGACTGTCGGGGTTGTTTGGTGGCGGCGGCGGTGGTGGTGGACTTGGCCTTAGCCTAACCACAACGGGCGGTCTGTATCACAGCGGTGGACGCGTCGGTGACGCGGCACCGATGCGAACCGTTTCAAGTTTCGCCGGCGCGCCGCGTCTTCATTCAGGCCTGACCAGCAAAGAATACAAAGCCATCCTCGAGCGCGGCGAGCACGTTCTGACGGAAAAGATGGCGGACCGCACAGGCAACGTCATCTCCGGGCTTTCGGAACGCGTCGGGCGAGGCGCCGTCCAGATCATGGCGCCGGTCCAGATCAATCTGCCTAGCGGAGCGAACAAGACCGATATCGCGCAGGCGCAACTGGTCGGGAATGAAGCGGCAAAGGCGATGAAGAATATCGCCATGCAGGTGTTCTATGACGAGTCAAGACCTGGCGGGATGTTTAACAAGTGACCGATACGTTCACACCAGCGGTAGCGCCATCCATCGGCGGCAGCGTGGACGTGAACGCGCGAACGAACGAAGCGCCATTCGGTGATGGATATGTCCAAGCGCAACCTGACGGATTAAACTCGATCGGTCAGGCATGGTCACTTCGTTGGAACAACACGCTCACCAAGGCCCAACTCGGCACGATCTTGACATTCTTCACGACCAAGGCCGGCGCGACGCCATTCCTCTACACGCTTCCCTATGAAGACACCCCGAGGAAGTGGCGGTGCAAGAAGTGGACGCCGATGATGGACGTGGCGCCGCTCTATTACGGTCTTACCGCTGAGTTTACCGAGGACTTCGGGTTATGACCTTTCCGACAGAAGAGGTCCAAAAGCTCAGCCTCGACCCCGATGTCGTTTTATTTGAGATCGATGCGACAAATATCGGCGGCGAGATCTATCGTTTGGCGCCGGCGCCGTTGATCGCAGACTTGAGCGACCCGGTTCCGCAGGCTGTTACCTGGGGCGGAAATATCTATTCCCCTATCCGGATGGAGTCGACCGGATGGCAGATGACCGGGAAGGGAACGCTACCGTCACCAAATCTAAAGGTGGCCAACATCCAATTGCAGTTTTCAGCTTTGGCGATAGCGTTCAGGGACCTTCTTGGGTGCCAGGTCACGCGACGCCGGACGTTCCGCCGCTATCTCGACGGTCAGCCGGATGCCGATCCTGATATTGAGTTTGACCCCGACATTTTTCAGATCGAACAGAAGATCGCGCAAAACAAGGTCTACGTCGAATGGCGGCTCGGTCCAGCCATCGATGTGGAGGGTAGGTTGCTTCCTGGACGGCAGATCACGCAAGGTTTTTGTCCGCTTCGCTATCGGTTTTGGGACGCCGACGCAGTAGCGTTCGATTATTCCCAGGCAACCTGCCCATTCACCGGCGACACCAACGACGACAAGATGTTCGATAATGAAGGCGTCGAGGTGTTCGACCCCGCGCTCGATCGATGCGCAAAGCGCGTCAATATCGGATGCAAAAAACGGTTTCCAAGCCAGCCATTGCCGTTCGGCGGGTTCCCCGGCGTCAACAGGGTGAGGCTGTAATGTTCGGTCCAGAGGTCGATGCAGCCATCAAGTCTCACGCCATCGCGGAATATCCAAAAGAGTCATGCGGTCTTGTTATCGGCGGCGCGTATCGTCCTATTCAAAACATCTCCGGAAGACCGACGGAGAAATTTAGAATGCCGGACGACGCGTGGCCGCTCGACGAGAATCTACAAGCTGTAATCCACAGCCATACGCGCCCGATCGACCCGACAATTCGTTTCGACGATCCGCGCTGTCCATCGGCCGACGACATCAGGTCGCAGATGGAAACGACAGGGTCCGGAATTCCGTGGGGGATAGCCTGGGCGCGCAAGGAAAGAGCCGCGGATATCGTATGGTTCGGAGATCACATCCTCGACGAACCGCTGAGCGACGAAAGCGGAAAGCATATCGGACGCGAATTTATTCACGGCGTTCGTGACTGCTTCACAATAGCCAGGAAGTATTACTGGCAGGTCGAGAATACTAAAATCAAAGACGCGCCGCGCGACGCAGAGTGGTGGCATGACGCCGGCAAAGATCTTTATGTCGACGGGTTTGAAAGCGCTGGGTTCAAAGTGATCGGCCGCGGGCCGACAGTTCCGAGCGTCATTCGTCCTGGCGATGGCGTGCTCATGAGCGTCATGTCAAAGGTGCCGAACCACGCCGGCATTCTCCTGCCGAATGAGATGATGCTCCATCATTTGATGGGCCGGATATCCGGCCGTGTGCCGGTCAATCGATGGCTGAACCAAGTAACCCACTGGCTCCGTTATGAGGGCTAGATGCTCAGAAACATCATTATTCATGGCGCGCTCGGCGAGCGTTTCGGGTGCAACTTTGCGCTCGACGTGGAAAAACCGACCGAGGCGCTACGCGCGCTCATCCTGCAAATCCCAGGATTCAGGGCGGCGTTTTCCGAGGGCTTCTATCGGATTATCCGTGGTCCCGAGGCGCGCGGTCATGACCTAGATTTGCCGGAACTCGATCTGCGGCTCGGCCGCGCTACCGAACTGCATGTCGTTCCGGTGATTGGCGGCTCCGGGCGCGGTCTTGGAAAGGTTCTTGCCGGACTGGCGATTGTCGCTGTTGCGATCGCCGCGCCATATGCCCTTGGACTCGCCGGCGGCCTTTCGGCTTCGGCAATCGGCGGCGCTACTTTGTTTGGCCAGACGATCACGTTTGGCAACTTCGCCGCGCTCGGCCTTGGACTGGTCGCCACCGGTGTTGCGCAAATGCTGTCACCAAGTCCTGCTCTGCGTGGAGGCAGCGCTTCGGTCGACCGAAGGGAATCGTTTCTCTTTGGGGGCATTGAAAATACATCGGAACAGGGGCGCCCGGTTCCACTGGCTTTTGGAGAATGCCTTATCGGCTCAGTTACCGTCGCCGCCGGCCTCGATGTTGAGCAAATTTGATGCGATTGAATGCGCCTCAAACCGAAGTATTTCATCGGATCATTTCTGGATCCAAGGGTGGAGGAGGCAAGAGCGGCGGAAGCAGCGCACATACGCCGGTCGAGGCGCCAAATACGCTTCGCTCGCGCGCGATTGCCAGGCTTATCGATGTTGTCGGTGAGGGCGAGGTCGAAGGCCTTATCGATGGATTAAAGAGCGTTTACCTCGATGATACGCCTCTTCAGAACGAAGATGGGTCTTTCAACTTCACCAATGTCAGCGTCGAGTTCAGGGCCGGCACGCCCGATCAAGAACCGCTCGGCGGGTTTGTGGCGGTCGAGGCCGAGCAGGCGGTCGGAGTTGAGATAACGAACGCATCCGCTGTTGTTCGTGCCGTCAATGATCTGACAGCGACATCCGTGCGTGTGAAAATTAGACTGAATGCACTATTGGAGGCAGATCAGTCTACCGGCGACATCAATCCGACGTCGGTCCAAGTTGCGATTGACGTCCAGGCATCAGGTGGCGATTTTGTCACCGCGATTAACGATACCATTTCCGGGAAGACGTCGAGCCAATATCAGCGGGCCTATCGGGTCAGTCTTACCGGAAGCGGTCCGTGGAACATTCGCACTCGTCGACTGACCCCGGACAATGCATCGTCGACACTCCAGAACCAGACGTTCTTCGATTCATTTACGATCATCGAGGACTATCAGCTCAGATACAACGACACCGCGTTATTCGGGATCACCGCCGACGCCGAATCGTTCGGCGGCCGCATTCCGAGCAGAAAATATCTTGGCCGGTGGCTCAAGATCAAAGTGCCGTCGAACTACGATCCCCTGACGCGAGAATACACGGGGATATGGGATGGGACGTTCAAGGTTGCATGGACCGATAATCCGGCGTGGGTTTTCTACGCTTGCGTCGACAACACCCGATGGGGCGTTGGCGAATTCATCCCCGCCGCGCTGAGAGACAAATGGACCCTATATACGATCGCAAAGTATTGCGACGAGCTTGTGCCGGACGGATTCGGCGGTCAGGAGCCGAGGTACACGTTCAACGGAGTCATTGCTGACGCGGAAGAGGCGATCAAGGTTCTCACCATGATCGCGTCCGTCTTTCGCGGACTTGTGTTTTGGGGGCCCAGCGGCGTCACGGCAATCGCCGATATGCCGGGCGATGCCGCCAAGCTCGTCGTTCCGGGAAACGTCATCGGCGGAATCATCGATTGGTCCGGCGCCAGCCTGAAAGCGCGCCACACCGCATGTTATGTTACATGGTACGATCCGGATAATCTTTACCAAAGGAACATCGAGGTTGTCGAAGGCGATCCGGACGATATCCGCCGCTTCGGATGGCGCGTCCTGGAGATCGTCGCATATGGCTGCACCGTCCGAGGCCAAGCGCATCGGACAGGCCGATGGGCGATCGAGAGTGAGAAAAGCGAATCCGAGGCCTGTAAGTGGAAGGCCGCGTGGGATCATGCGCAGGTCTACCCCGGTCAAATTGTTGAGGTAAACGATCCGGCATATTCCGGTCTTGAGTTTGGTGGACGCATCGTTGGGCTTGTCACCAATGGTTTAGGAGATGTTATCGGTGTCGAGGTCGACAGGCCAATTGAGATCGAGAGCGGAAAGACATACTCGCTCAAGGTTGCCCTTATCGACGGTTCGATCTCCGAACGGCCGATAACCACCGGCGCCATTACTACGAGTATTCTGAATTTTGACATTCCGTTCAATCCGGTGCCGATCATCGGCGCGGTCTGGTCGCTGACTTCGTCATCCATTTCTCCGCGCGCGGTGCGAGTGCTTGCGCGCGTTGAGGAGGATGGTGGACTCTTCGAGTTCACCGGCGTCCTGCACGATCCGACCAAGTTTGCTCGCATCGAACAAAACCTAACGCTGGAGCAGGCCAGTTTTACAGCGCTGCCGACCGGTCCATTGGCGGCGCCGACCAATATCGTAGTTCAAGAAAACCTGACGCTCGTTGGTGGCGGGCTGGTCCGCAACAAGATCACTGTATCTTGGACGCCGACCAACAATGGTCGCGTTACCGGTTATGAGGTTCAGACAAAGCCGCCGGGAGAGAACTGGCAACACGCCGGCACGACGTCGTCTGTTTCAATCGACATCCTCGACCTTACGATAGGCGTTTGGGGTTTTCGAGTTCGTGCATTCGATGCGATAGGCCGCGTGTCGCCATGGTTGACGACGGAGACCAAGGAACTCGACGGGCTTCTGCTGCCGCCGGACGATATTACGAATCTTCGCACGACCTTTGTCTCCAATAACCTGGCGCTCAGTTGGGACGAGATCAGCGATTATCGCCCGCATAAATATGAGATCAGGCAAGGAACCACATTCGAAAGCGCTCTGCGGCTTTATGACGTCGCTCACCCGCCGTTTCTCGTCTTCGGTGAGGGCAAGTATTGGGTTGCAGCATATATTGGTCCGGATGCAGGGCCGCGCATATATGCGGATAGCCCGAGCAATATTGACATCTCGAACCCGCTTTTGACGCGCAATGTAATTGTTATGCATGATGAATCGGGAGAGGGCTGGAGTGGAACGTTTACAGGCTGGGCAGGAAGGGACTCGGCCAACATCAGGACTGGCGGTCAAGCCGACCTGCTGTCCGAGGACGATTTTCTCAGTGTTGTGGATGTTCTGAATGCCGGCGGCCAAGGAAACGGCGCATACTATTCTCCGCACATCGTAGATATCGGACGCGCGGCCCCATGCCTCGTTGGGGTAACGTGGAATGGCACTGGCGTGCCAACCGGTCAGGACATACTAACGATTCAGGATTTTCTTGCGACTCCTGATGTGCTCGGTGGCCTATCGACGCAGTTTGTCGACGTCTATCCAATTATCAGGGTGTCGCAGACCGGCGCCGGTGACGTGTTCGGTTCAGGCGATGTATTTGGTGAGCCGGACGTTTTCTATTCCGCCGCCGATTGGGGCGCATGGACGAAGTTTGCTCCGGGTGAGTACACTGGGCAGCTTTTTCAAATGGGCATGGAGCTTCGGACGACGAACGATCAAGTCATTGCCTATGGCCTGGCAATGAACTGGTTCATCGATCCGCCGGACCGGCGAGATGAAGTCACCAACATCACCGTGCCGGCGGTAGGATTTCCGATTACGTTCACGCCGAAGAACGACATCAATCCCGCGCCATTTAACGGCGGACCAAATGATGAAGCACTGCCTCACGTACAGGCGACAATTGTGGATGCACAGTCTGGAGATGAGGTTGTGATCAAAGATCTTAGTAAGGCAGGCTGCACCGCCTTCGTGAGAAATTCTGGAATCTTCATTGAGCGGGCTGGGGTCAATCTTTCCATCGCCGGATACTAGGGAGATATCGATGTCGAAGTTTTTGAACGCAAAGACAATGGGCGCCTTGGCTGTGGCCGCGGTCGCGGCTGGCACCGGCTATGTGGCGACCACCACCGCACCGGTCGAACCTGTTGCCGTTGAGCGAACAATTTACCAACCGCGGGTCGCCAAGGCCCGCAGTTGGGGATCTCTCACCGGCGCCGAATTGGTCGCACTCAACGTAAAGCTGAAAGAACTGTCGCCGATGCGTGTCGAAATATATTGCTCTGGGAATTACTGCCGCGACTTGGCGGAAGACCTGGACGAGGCCTTCGAAAGCGCTGGCTTCGACAGCTACATCGAATTCCCGCTCTTCGATATCGGCAAGGGCATTGGTATTTCTCCCGACACGCCGGCGACGCAAGCCATCGCCGCTGCGATCAAGGGCTCGAGTGGCGGCGCTGTTGATTTCCGTGTTTTTGACGCCGTCGACGCCAAAGGCGCCAAGACGGAAATCAAAAACAAGGTCATCATCGCGCTCGCGCGCCGACCGGCCGTTCCGCAGCCCGCACAATAATCATTCATCAACCACCAGGATAACTCATGATGAAACGCTTCGCGATGCTACCGTTACTTGTCGCTCTTGCCTCTCCGGTCGCCGCTGCCGAGGTTCGCCCCGTGTTCACCGAACAAGAAGCCCAGGTGCTGCTGAATTTCATCGATATTGCTGTTAGAACACGAGGCTTGGAAGCCGCCGCGGCCGGCGCCGTTCTCGCCGAGCGCGTCAAGAATGCGGCAGCCGAGGCCAAAAAAGCCGAAGCCGCAGAAGCGGCCAAGGCGCCGGCGCCAGACAAAAAGTAACGCTCAACGTCTGACCTCGATGAATTGGCTGCCGTTGATCGGCGGCCTTTTTATTTCAATGATCGTAGGACTAAAGCCAATGAAACTGCTCCGCAGTCTCGTTCCGATGTTGCTTGCCTTGGTGCTGGCATACGTTTCGCCAAGCCACGCAGCTCAGAACTCAATTGTTATGCCGGCGACCGGCCCACTCACCATGGGTGTGTTTGTCACGACATACTTGAACCCCGGCTTACAGTCTTTGTTTACGTGCAACAGCGGCAACACGCCGCCAGAAAACGGCATAGGAAACGTTGCGCAAGTCTATCAATGCTGGTGGGACACTTCTACAAATCCGAAGGTTTTGAAGTGGCATGATGGCACCCAATGGGTTCCTACCGGCACACTTGATACCACAACGCACGCATTTTCCGTGAGCGTATTGCAGGTCCCGGTAGAGCGATCTGGCACGACCGACACTTTGCAAGATGCCGACAAAGGCGCGCTGGTAATCTATTCCAACGCGGGTGCGGTCGCGTCTACCCTGCCACAAGCCGGCGCGATCTCCATCTTCCAAAGCGGATGGTATGTCGATGTTCGCTATACCGGATCGGCAACGGCGACGATCACGCCAACGACCAGCACGATCGGTGGCGAAACATCGCTTGTGCTCAAGCCCAATCGCGGCATCCGGATCGTTTCTGACGGTACAAATTATCAGGTCTACTCGAGCACCCCGGTGGTTGATACCGGGACTGGCCCACTTGTCTTGTCGACGTCTCCGTCGTTGGTCACTCCGAATATCGGCGCAGCCACGGCGGCTTCCGTTACAATGTCTGGCTCTGGCTCTGGCTCCACTTTGCTGCAGGCCGCGGCCGCTGCGTCCGGGACTTTGGAGTTACCGGCCGCGACCGACACTTTGGTCGGTAAAGCGACCACTGACGTCTTTACGAACAAGACATTAGATACCGCGGCCACCGGCAATAGCCTGCTGATCGATGGGCTCGCGGTTACAGCGAACACCGGCACCGGCGCCGTGGCGCGCGCCGTCTCGCCGGCATTCACGACGCCGTCCTTGGGCGCGGCCACGGCCACCTCTATCAACGGCCTGACGATCACCTCGAGCACCGGCACACTCACGATCGCCAATCTCAAGACGCTGACCGCCAGCAATACCCTGACGTTCACAGGAACGGACGGGACGAGCTTCGCCTTCCCGGGCTCATCCGACACGGTGGTCACCCTCGGCGCCACCCAGACGCTGACGTCGAAGACGCTGACCGCGCCGACCATTAACGGCGGAACCCACACGGCCATCACGTCGCTTGGCATTAGATCCGGCGGGACCGGGGCCTTTGACCTCACGCTGGCGAATTCCGAGAACCTGACAGTCGGCCGAACTCTCACAGTCACGGTCAATGACGCGGCCCGCACGCTCAATATGGGTGGCGACATAACAACCGCTGCCGCATTTTCGACGAGCGGAGCCAATGCGCTGACATTGACCACGACCGGGTCGACCAATGTCACCTTGCCGGTGACAGGGACTCTCGCGACCTTGGCCGGTACCGAGACGCTGACCAACAAAACGCTCACCAGCCCGATGATGACCACACCATCGCTCGGCGTTGCGACGGCCACCAGCATCAATGGTCTGACTATCACGGCGACGACCGGGACGCTGACCATAGCTAGCGGTAAGACGCTGACGGCAAGCAACAGTTTGACCTTGGCTGGCGTCGACGGAACCACATTGACGTTTCAAGGTACCGATACCTATGTCGGTCGCGGCACGACGGACACCCTCACTAACAAGACGCTTACGGGCCCGACAATCGCTGGCGGAACACACACTGCGTTGACCGGCCTGGGAATCAGATCGACTGGCGCCGCGTTCGATCTCACCTTGGCCACCAGCGAAATTTTGACTGCTGACCGCGCGCTGAGCTTTGTCGTGAACGATGCGGCCAGAACGATCAACCTGGCAGGCGACCTGACGACGGCCGGTGCGCTCTCGACCGCCGGGGCCTTCCCATTGACGCTGACGGCCGCAGGGTCGACGAACGTCACACTTCCCATAACTGGGACCTTGGCGACGCTTGCCGGTTCTGAAGCATTGACCAATAAGACCATCAACGGTCTTTCGGTTACTTCCTCCACCGGAACATTGACGATCGCGAGTTTAAAAACGCTGACCGCGAGCAACTCGCTCACGTTGGCCGGTGTTGACGCGACGACCATCACCTTCCAGGGCACCGACACCTACGTCGGCAGGACCACCACCGACACTTTGACGAATAAGACGCTCACCGCACCGACTGTGGATGGAGGCACGCACACAGCGATCACGTCATTCGGCCTTAGATCGACTGGCGCAGCATTCGATATCAAGCTCGCGGCGACCGAGGTTCTGACCGCGGACCGAGCCCTTACCATCATCCTGAATGATGCGGCTCGGTCTATGAATCTTGGTGGAAATTTTACAACCGCCGGGCCGCTCGTCACCTCTGGTGCATTCTCGACCACACTGAACGCGACCGGCATTACTTCGGTCACACTGCCTACCGCGGGCACCTTGGCGACGCTCGCCGGTGCGGAGACTTTTACCAATAAAACGCTAACCGCTCCGATCATTGCGACGATATCGAATACCGGCACGCTGACATTGCCAACGTCGACCGACACTCTGGTCGGCAAGGCCACGACCGACATCCTCACAAACAAGACGTTCGATACGGCCGGTACTGGTAATTCGCTCTCGATCGCGGGTGTTGCTGTTACGGCCAACACCGGCACTGGCGCGATGGCGCGAGCCACTTCACCGACGTTCGTAACGCCGACGCTCGGAGCGGCTACCGCTACTTCCGTCAACAAAATGGCGATTACGGCTCCGGCGGCCGCCTCGACGCTGGCCGTCGCTGATGGCAAGACCTTCACGGTCAGCAACACACTGACGCTTACTGGCACCGATCTGAGCACCGTAGCGTTCGGCGGCGGCGGCACGGTTGCCTATGTCGCAAATAATCTGTCGGTTTTCGCCGCAACGACTTCCTCACAACTTGCCGGTGTCCTCTCTGACGAGACCGGCAGTGGGCTTGCGGTATTTGCCACGTCTCCGTCTCTGGTTACGCCGACGCTCGGCGTTGCCGCGGCCACGTCTATCAATAAGGTCGCCATCACAGCCCCGGCCACCTCGGCGACGCTGACGATAGCCAACGGCAAGACGCTCACCGCCAATGCCAGCCTGACGTTCGCCGGCACCGATGCGACCACAATAACGTTTCAAGGCACAGACACGTATGTTGGTCGCGCCACGACCGACACGCTGACAAACAAATCTATAAGCGGCGCGACCAATACTCTTTCGGCCATCGCGAACGCATCGCTGACGAATTCCAGCGTGACGATCGGCAGCACTTCGGTATCACTCGGCGCTACACTTTCTGCGGCTACCGGGCGAGGTTCTTCCGGCCTTAACATTGACTCCTGCAATTCTACTGGCGACGCCAACGGCACGATCGCTGCCGCCGATCGTTGCTATTACCACACCGCGCTGAGTGCGCCACGCACGGACACCCTGCCGGCCGCGAACGCGGTGAACGCTGGCCAGGTGTTTTATCTGACTGATTTCCGCGGCGTCGCGTCAGGAACCAACACAATTACGCTGCAGCGCGCGGGAGCGGACACGATCAATGGCGGTTCTTCGGTTGTGGCCGTCGCTGCGCAGTACGGTGCCGGAATCTTCTGGTCCGATGGCGTATCGCGCTGGACGTTCATGCCGGCTGGGGCTGGCGGTGGCGGCAGCGGTACGGTGACACAGATCACCGCGGCCGATGGACTGAGCGGCGGCAATATCACCACCAGCGGCACCATCAAGGCCAACTACGCCCGTCAATTCATGCTCCCATTGTGAGGAACACCATGCGATTCAAGAAAGCACTAAGAATATTCGCCGCGGCGCTGGTTTGTACGTGTCTTGCTATTCCAGTGTCGGCTACCGAGACCTTAAAGGTCCTTGGCCAGCTCAACCCGGCGGCCACGACGCTGAGCACGCTTTATACGGTGCCGGCGTCGACGTCGACCGTGGTTTCTACCATCGTTATTGCAAACCAAGTTGGCACGACCGGAACCTTCCGGGTCTCTATCCAGCCGGCCTGTGCGACGGTGGATCCAAAGCATTACATCGCGTATGACACCGCGGTCCCAGCTAACGATTCCATTATCCTCACCATCGGCGTCACGCTTGCAACCACGGACTGTATTCGAGTCTATGCGAGCAGCACGTCGCTGTCCTTCAACGCCTTTGGATCTGAGGTTCAATAAACATGATGGGAAACGCATTAAAAGTTGCTGTTTGCGCGATTGTTCTACTGTTCGGCGCAATGGCGCTGCCCAAAAATGTAATTGATCAAACGGCGCTATCGTACTCGGACACCAATCCGTCACGGGGGTGGCTATCGGCCAGGAAGCTATCGCAACGTGATATAAATCCATTCCACCCGACCATCACGTTCGATAATCCAGCCAACCCGGCGGCTGATACCGGCGGTGGTCCGACAGTAAATTTTGCCGGGACTTCTTTAGGATCGAACGGTACAAACCGTGTCGTCGTCGTGACTGCGATGTTTACGACGAACCAAGCGGCCGCGACAATTAGCAGCATCTCCCTCGGGTCTGGAAGTGCGTCGTCGGTCGTCACCAAATACCAGTCTGACGGCGGCTCCCCGGCCGATTGGACTGGCTGCGCCATATGGTCATTTACCGGGGTCAGCGCAACCTCGGCAACAGTAGCGGTCAATCTATCGACCTCGCTAAATGCTGGGCGAGGCCTTGCGATTAGCGTCGTCAATCTGTTGGGCGCAAATCCGACAGCGTTTGCGACTGCCTCTGCCGGGGCCGCGAGCGGTACGACTCCGCTGGCCGTAAGCGTAAACACCGTCAACAACGGGGCCGTTATTGCCGCAGCCGCCACCAGCAAAAATACTGGTTCAGTAACATGGGCCAATGCGACCAAGCTTGGTTCCGATCGGGCTGGCGCGGTCTATACGTTGTCGGCGGCGGGAAATGCTACGGCTGCCGGGTCGTCACCGCTCGCCGTCACAGCCACGGCAAACGCCACGGCCAATCAGTGTGGCGTGGCCGCATCGTTCCAACCGATCTAAAAACTCAGCCTAAAAAACTTACCCGCCGCAAAGGCATCCCTCTTTAGAGAATCAGAATAGGAGCACCCGATGACCATTCGTCGGACGGTTTACCATGCCCTTTTTGCTATAGCGCTGCTTGGCGGCGGCGGCGCACAGGCCTCACAGGGGTCGCTGGTCATGCCGACCACTGGCACGATCAGTGGCCTGACATTCTCCACCAATATCAGCGCAGCTCTGGCGGCATTGGTAACTTGCAATAGTGGCGCTTCGGCGCCATCGAACGCCACAGACTCATTGCCTGCTGTTGGCCAGTGCTGGGACGATAGCTCAACAACGCCCACTCGCCGTAAGGTTTTTGACGGAGCGTCGTGGCTTACCATCGGCGCTATAGATGCCGTAAACCACATTTGGACGCCGATTATTGGCGGCGGAGCCAGTGCGTCGTTAACCAGTGCGGCAACCGTCGATCTCTGTAGTGTTCCTCAGTCGGTAGTGATGATCACGGGAACGGCAACGATCTCTTCTTTCTCCAATAATTGTCAGCCCAACGAGTTAAAGGTTATTTCCTTCTCCGGCATTGCTCCGCTCACATATAATGCCACTTCGTTGATCTTGCCTGGTGCAAACGACATCACCACGCAGGCTGGCGATTATGCTTGGGCCAGGCATATCGGCGGCGGAAACTGGGCTATTTTCGGCTACCAGAGAGCCGATGGAACAGCTATCGACTTTAGCGCGAATTTCACCAGTGCGGTTACTTACTCCGGCACGATCTCGCCAACGGCGCTTGCGGCGCAAACCGACAACTGGGCGCCGACCGGGCTTGTCGGTGTAGAGACGATCCGGGTAACGCTGACCGGGAGCCAGATCCTGACCGGCCTAACCGGAGGCGCCGCCGGCCGGCAAATTACGATCGCGAATATCGACGCCGTCGATACGCTGACCATTGGCGCCAACCACGCCAGCTCGTCGGCGGCTAATCGCTTCGACATGCCTTTCCCGATCTCGTTGACGCCGGGAGCGACGCAGCAGTTCCGCTACGACGGGACGACGAACGTCTGGCGGCCGCTCAACCTGATCACGAACCGCACGATCGCTGGGGCGTTCAAGGCTCTCAAGATCGTAAACAATACCGGTGCGCCAACGACGACAATGGACATTACCGCCAATGCGTTGACGCTTGAGGACGCCGCCGGCGCCGCAGTGCGGCTGACCGGCGTATCGGTCTCGCCGGTCATGACGGCATCTGGCATTAACGGGCTAGACACCGGAACAATCGTCAATAACACGATCACTTGGTACGCCGTTTATGTGTTCTACAACCCGACTACTGGCGTCTCGGGTGGGTTGTATTCGCTCCATCCGTCTTGCGCCGCGTTGCTCGCGGCCGGGACCAATCCATCTGGCTACACGTTTTGCATGCGCGTCGGCTACGCCCGAACCGATGGCGCGGCGACGGCGCGGTGGATGCGGACGCTACAGTACGGGCGCAGCGCGCAATATACGGTAACCCCGGCCACAAACACCACGGTCTACCCCGCTATTGCAACGGGGACGACGTCCTCGACATTTACATCAGTGTCGATTGCAAACGTCACACCGCCAAGCGCGTCGCGCATTAGCGTGCAGTTCATTGGTGCCAATGATGTCTGTCAGATTGGGCCGAGTAACGTCACAAATGCGAACCAGCTTGTAAGAATGACATCGACCGGCATCGCTCTTGCTCTTGTCAGCACCATGACGGTTGAAGGAACGACGATGGCTTACTATGGGAGTGACTCAGCGTGCTCAGTCAAAGCGGTAGGGTGGGAGGACAACCTTTAGTTCTTCCTGCACCTAAGCAAAGACATCGCCGGAAAGCGAGCCGAAGTCACGAGATATCTCGCATGCCGGCGTTTTGTAATCAATGTTGCGCGGTATTGATTTCGATTTGTGCAGGTGGCCAGTCTTTGCCTGCGCAAATGTTTCAAACCTACTGGTTCTGACGAAAGGCCAGCTTCGGTCAAACAGCATCTCGGCAGCGCGCCGTAAATCAAAATATGTTTCTTCCAAGGTGCGAGACGGATCGAGGGGCACGATCTCTTGTGCAACGATCGGGCCTGTATCGACGCCCTGATCGATGACATGCAACGTCACGCCTTTTGGGGTGCCGTCAACCCATGACCAAAAGTTTGGATGGGCTCCCTTATTCCAGGGGAGCGCCGACGTGTGAAGGTTGAGCACTCGATTGCCAAGATTGGCCAACGTTGATGCCTTCAGGATGTGGCGATAACCAAATGAAATGACAAAATTAACTTCCGCCGGGAAGTTCTCAATTTTTTCATTGAAAATCGAAACATCGTCGCCACAGCGGCGGATCGTTTCGGCGACTTTGTCCGGGTACGGACTTAGAACCAGCACCTTCATTTTGGTCGACCTCCGGGGGAAGTAACCGGTATTTCTATCTAGGATTGGCTCAACCGACAAGCGAAAACCTCTAAAACACGCCCTCAATCCAAAATCCGATTGTAGCCGCGTCCTTCGACGCGAGAGGAGAAGCTATGGACATCAGCACTATCCAGCGTGAGTTGGCGGGCCAAGCCCTTTATTCCGGCCCGTTCCACGGCATCCACGACGCGCGCACCGATAATGTGATCGAATACTCCCTCCACCCAGGCCGACGCACTTTTGCGCGTGGCCGGTCGTAACAATAGGAACATCGACCATGATTGAGATTCGCAATCATCGTATTTTTGTCGACGGCAAGCCGTGTGCCTATAAGGAAACGCCTAACAAGTCGGGTGCCCTGAAGCCGGAGGGCATTATTCTCCATGATACCGCCGGTGGTCTGAAGGCGGACGGCTCTATCGCATGGCTCTGCAATCCGGCGGCCAAGGCGAGCGCCCACACGGTCATCGCCCGCGACGGCACCATCACCCAACTCGCGCCGCTCAACGTCCGGACATGGCACGCCGGCCGATCAAACTGGAGGGGCAGGCCAAACGTTAACGGGTTTGCCATCGGTCACGAGATCGTCAATCCCGGCAAGCTGGAGAAGGTTAGCGAGCAGCAATATGTCAACGGGCTGAAGGTGAAGGTGACCGCGGACGCCAATCATATCGTGCGCGAGGCGCATTCGCCGGCGCACGGCAAGGGCTACTGGCTCGACTATACGGCCGCCCAGGTGGACACCGTCATCGGGCTCTGCACGGCGATCCGCGAGACCTATGGCGTGACCTTCATCGGCACGCATTGGGAAATCAGTCCCGGCCGCAAGATCAATACCTCACCGCTGTTCCCGCTCGAGAACGTTCGCGCCAAGGTGTTCGGCCGCGCCACCGGAATAGGTAAAGCCGCGGACAAGGCGGCCGATAATACGGGCGTGGTCAATGTTGGTTCGCTCAATATGCGCTCCGGTCCCGGCGCCTCCAATAAACTGATTGGCGCGATCAAGCGGGGAGCGACCGTAAATATCCGCAGCACCGATCATAACGGTGACGATTTGTGGATGCTGGTCGACGTCGGCAGAAAATCTGGATGGGTTGCCGGGCGCTATATCGACCTGCGGTGACGGCAATAACCGGACGGATTGCTTAATGCGAGCCCTAGGCTTTGAGGTGCAGACGATGCCAATGATTGTGACCGCAGTCGTTCTGTTCATCGCCTGTCCAGTGCTTCTCGTACTCGGGCTCAAGCTGGCCATCCATTCTCTTCGAGATGGGCGCAGCATGAAGCGCAACAAACTGTATGAGACAGCTCAAGTGTTTTACCTCGCTGCTATCTTATCGCCAGTGCTCGGGGTATTGGCGGCGGTGTCCGGCATAACAATTCTCATCGCGTGCTGAAATGGACCATCCATTCACCACCGACGGATGTTCCGGCGGTATGAGTTGGTTCTGGCGAACCTTCGTCAGTGCCGAGCCGCCATGGGAAGGCGACTGTACCGAGCACGATAAGGCGTACTGGCAGGGCGGCTCGGCGAAGCAGCGGCGCAAGGCAGATGCCAATCTTCTGATCAAAGTTGCCGGTCGCGGTTACGTGCTGGTCGCGATCGCGATGTGGATATCGGTCCGCGTCGGCGGACACCCGTTGCTGCCGACGTCTTGGCGCTGGGGCTATGGATGGAAATACCTACGGTGGTACCGCGATGATGTCTCCCCGTGATTTTCTTATTCTAATCGGTGGTGCCTGCGTAATTGTGCTGATCGCCTCCAAGTTGGTCGCGATTATGTAAGTCCCGGAGTTCGGCCGGAAGCCGGACAATTCCAATGAGGTTCATCATGAAGAAACTTGCTCTCTGGGCGAGCCGCTTTGGCTCGCCTTATCCCGTCGCTTATCGCAACTTCGCGCCGGTGATCGGCTTTGGTCTGGTTCTGACCATTGGTCTGTTGATCGCATCGACCACAGCGTTCGCTCAGGCGACGGTCGACGTCGGCGGAATCTATGGTGCGTGGCAGCCGTACCTGCTCGCGGTCCTCGGCCCGGTCGTCGCGATGATCGTCGGCGTGCTGGCGGAACTTGCGCGCCGCAAGTTCAACCTCGACATCGAAGCGAGTCACCGTGACGCACTGCAGACAGCGATCACCAATGGCGCCGGGTTGGCGCTCAACCGTCTCGGCAATACCCTGCAGGGCAAGACGATTGGCGTCGGCAATGCTGCCGTAGCGGCCGGCGTGAACTATGTGTTGAAGGGGGCGCCCGACGCGCTGCGTAAGTTCGGTCTCAGCGAAGCTGACGTGGCCCGCATGATCGAGGCGAAACTGCCGCAGGTCGCCAATACCACAACGCCAGTGACCGGCGCCTGACATGGCATCGCTCACCAGTGCGCTCGGCAGCTTTGCCGTCTCGTTTCTCGTGAGCTTTCTGCAGGGCTGGCTGTCCGATATGCGGGCAGCCAGCACTTTGCGGGAGTCCGGAAAGCTCGCCGCGGAGCGGGACCAGGCGATTGCGGGCAATAAAGCTAAGGGCGCCGAACTGGATGCCCTGGCGAATGCGCCGAAGACCATGGACGACGCGCTGGAACGCCTTGATCGGGGAGATGCCTGATGCCGGGAGGGTTCTGGTGCATCGGCCTGATCGTCATGAAGTGCTTCACCGAGACCGCCGGCGGTGTCACGGTCGAATGTCCACCACTTCGGACATGGACGCCGGCATTTCAAAGGCAGGTCGCGGCCGAACTGAGGACGGTGCCGAAAGGATCCGCGATGGCCCGGGTCGTGGTCGACGCCATCGGCGATCGCGATGTGATCAGGGCCTGCCGCGCGGCGCGGAAATAGGGGCGATTGGATTTATTTGAATTGGAGGGGGCAATGCAAATAGTCACGGCCACAACTGCGTGGTGGCGAGAGCTGCCGCGTATCGCCAAAATAGCCGGATACATCGGCGCAATCTCCGGCGCCATTGTCACGACAGCGGCGGCCTGGCCGGTTGTCGAATTCATTATTCCGGCGCACCGTGGCTATGTCCTGGAACAGCGCGCGCCGCTCCTTCATCGCGTCATCGATATCGAGATGCGCAGCAACAGCGCGCGGCGCGAACGACTTCTCGATGAATTTCCGAAGCGAGAACTTGAACTGCATGGAGAGCAGGCTAAACAAACACCGCAGTACCGCGATCTGATCCAACAGCGTCTCAACAAAATCAAATCCGAACTTGATGCCATCGATGAGCAGAATAAAAAACTGCTTCGGGAGAAAGCGCGATAAACGTATGGCGTCTTAAAGAGAGCGGGACACCCAGCCGGTGAGCGACCGGGTGCCCCAGGACACGCCCCGAAAGGGTGCCCTACCACCACGACCGTAAGGGGGGTCATGATGGACGGAAATATTAAAACTGGCTTGGCGCGGCCTCGCAAGCGGACGGGGGCGGGCAGCAAATGAGCGATATCGCCATTTCCGCAGGGCGCCGTGTCATGGTTGCCGTTGAAAAGATTATACAATCCGGCCGGTTGTTCGAGTGGGTGACCGCCGGCATGATGATCGCCATCGCCGTCACGTTAACCATCTGGCCAAAGTCCGCCGAAATTGGATCGTTCCTGATCCTGATCCAGGCGGGCTTTGATAAAGGGCTGCTGCAGCTTGGTTTTTTTGTCGGCGGCGTCGCTCGATGCGTCGCACTATTTGCCAACGGCAGATGGCCAATCATAGGGCCGTGGATGCGCGCGACCGGCGCGCTTGGCGGGGCCGTGCTCTGGGCCCTGATGGGTTCCGCCGTCATCCCGTCTCTTGGAAATATCAGCAACGGCGCATTGGCCGTCGCAATGTTCGGCTCGCTCTTGATTGGTGAAATTTTCTCTTGCCACAGGGCGCTCGCAAATGGCCGATGGCAGCAGCGTTGACAACTTTTCTTTGCTTGTCGGCGGACTCGCGGCATTCTTTACCGCGCTAGCGGCGTTGATCACCGGCGCTGCGCGCGGCCGTTGGTTCTCGAGCGCCGCGCCGCCGCAGCCGCCTGCCGAGCAGCGGTGGTTTTTCGACGGGCCGCTGGCCGTGGCTGTCAACCTGCTGCGCGACCACCGCAACCATCTTGGCCGGCTCGTCGAGATCCTTGACGCGCTTCCTGAAGAGACGCGCAAGCAGACCGAGCTTTTGCGTGAAATTAAAGAAGCTCAAATCGCGCAGAAAAACGACATCTCCGACATCAAACGCGAGATCGAGAATCTTCCGTCGCGGCGCACGGGACGTAGATAGGAAATCTCCATGAGATTGCTCTTATCATTCTGGTTGTTGATGGCGGTCATGCCGTCACCGGCGCGCGCGCAACAAGGTATGCCGCTGGATGGGCCGACCGTCCGCGAGTTGTTTGCGATCATGCAGGAGCGCGAGCGCGCGAACGGACAACGGTTTGACGGACAGGAAAAGGCGGTGTCAGCCGCACTGGCCGCAGCGAAGGAGGCGGTTATCAAGGCAGAGGCCGCGTCCGAAAAACGTTTCGATTCGGTCAACGAATTTCGCAACACACTCAAGGATCAGCAGCAGACACTTCTGCCGCGAGCTGAGGCGTCCGTGCAGTTCAAAATCATGCAGGAAAGACTTGATGCCATAGATGGCCGGTTGACGCTCATTCAAGGCAGAAACGAGGGCGCAAACTGGCTATGGGGCATCGTGCTTGGGCTCGCCGGTTTGATTCTTGGTGTGGCCGCGGCGTTTGGCGTAGTCAGGTCCAAACCAAAAGAAAAGATATAAATCCTAAATAAAGCCCCTCCCGCTGCCGTCCCCGCGAGGCACCGGCCGGCGATTTTAGGGTTGCAATTATCAATTTTCTGTTATTTTATCACCCGGTCCTGATAACAGGAGGAACCCGAAACTTCATCCGCGCCCCGGCGCGCCCCGCATCACGAAGGGATGTCCATGATGGACATACCCTCGCAACTACGAGGCTCCCGATGAAATTCTCGCGAATCGTCTTGGCCGTTTTGGCCGCCGCCATTCTTTCGACCCCCGCCGCCGCAGCCAAAGCCCGTTCGTCGGGCCATGTCGTGATTACCTGCGATCGCTTCGGATGCTCGGATTGGGCAGCCATTCGGGAAAAGAACACCAAGAGCGCGCGCCGGGCGGCCCGCCGGGCAGCGAAAGGCCAGCGAGCGGCCCGCCATAGTGCCGGGATCAGGAAAACGCCTGTGCGGGCCTCGCAGGCAAAACGCGGCCTTGTCACCATGACCTGCGGTGGCCGGACTGCCAGGGTCGCGGCCCGGGCCAAGGCGCCATTCGAGCGGTTCTGCGCCGATCTCACCGCCTCCGGTTACCCGATCAAGTTCATGGGCGGGTGGCGGCCGAGCGGTAGCTGTGCGGGCTGCAACATGCATCCCAAGGGCCTAGCGATCGACATCAATCAAGTCGCGCGCGGCAAGGTGACGGTCAGGATGGATAAGGCGGCGGTCAGCCGGATGGCGCGCGCCGCCGGGCTGGTCAGTGGTGGCGACTGGTGCCGCGGCGATCTCGGCCACTTTGAACTCGACATCGGAAGAAACGCTTACGGCTGCGGCCGCAACATCTATTCGGCGGTCGAAAAATATAAGCTTGATCGACACATATCGAGCGGTGACCTATGAGCGACCGCATCATCGCCGGCCCGCTCTCCTATGTCGCCGCTGCGGCCGGTTTCTGGCATGAGCACCCCATCATTGCCCGGACGAGCGCCTTCGTCATAATCGTGGCGCCGGTGGCGATCGGCGTTGCGGCGATGGTGGCGCCTTGATAGCCGGCGCCCAAAAACCGTGCTTGGCGGCGGGCTAGCCATGACTCGCCGGTTTTGTGACGTATCGAGACCGCGGCCGCCGGCGCCGTTTATTTCGCGCTGGTTTATGGCCATCGCCGTATTGGCATTGGTGCTCGGCCTCATTTCGATCGCGGGCGCGGATGAGGGGTGCCCGCCGGAGCGGCCGATCGCGCGCGGAGACGCCGAGATGCCCACGTGACAAACCAGGTCGAGATATTCTTCCTTGCGCCGACGGACAAAGTGGTCCGCTCGCTGCGCCGGGTAGGCGGCGAACCATGCCAGGCCGGCCCATTCACCGTGCATACCGCGTCCGTTGTCGTCGACACGTTCGTTTCCGCCGAAATTCCTGTGAGTGGCGAGGTTGGACCGCCGCGAGACGATCCGCGGTGGCCGCTGGCCTGTGAACAATGCCAGCAGCCGATAGGCGCCGGCGGTTTTTGGCTCGTCGACCACGATCGGGTCTACCGGACGGCAGATGGCCAGGAGATGACGCTCGATACGGCGCCGGCCGGCGCGTGCTGGAATGCTCAGTGGTATGGCGACCGCTACCGAGGGCCAGACGGCCGATCACTGGTTGTGAGATTACCGGGCGGGTGGCGCAACGATTGGATTATCGATAGCCGGGCAAGTAATTGCCGCCGGCCGGCCGACTACCCGGGTAAATGCTGGGTGCGCACCGGCCGGCCCGAGGATGGCACCCTGGACGTCAGGTCCTGCGGATGCGGCGCTGGTGCCGGTTCGATCAGCACCAAAACCTATCATGGCCACCTGCGAAGCGGTTTTCTGATCGCCTGCGCCGATAGCAAGCACTTAGGAAAATAACGATCACAGACCCCGCGTCGTCCTGACCAGGCGATGCGCGCGGGTGGACCGCTGCGACAGCGGTCGGAGCGCCGGCGCCTGACCAACGCCGGCGTTCCTCCCCGGTTTTGTGTGCGTACCTCCCAACTCGCCCGCTGCCGGTGACCCCGGTGGCGGGCTTTTTTTTTCGTTTCGGCGCCCTTTGGCCGCCACAAACACGGTGGTATGATGTCGATGTGGACGGCGATTAGGCAGCCGCTACCGATCCGTCGGTAGAGCCGGTTCTCCGACCAACGGGTTAGGGGAAACCTGAAACCCGGTAGCCAACGGAGGCCGGCGCCACATGAGCGACATCGACTGGAATAAGGTGAAGGTCGCGGTCCCGCCAGCCAAGAAGGCCATCTCAATCCGAATCGATGAAGATGTGCTCGCCTTCTTCAAAAATGATGGCCCGAATTATCAAACTCATATGAATGCCGTTCTGCGCGCCTACGTCGATCACAAAAAGTCGATCAAGGGGAAGCGATAGTCGGCGCAGCAGTGCTGCGCGCGCCCGGCAAACGGCTGGGGGTGGCGTCTCCGACGCCTAAGTCAGGCCCGGCGTCCGGCCGGCCACGGCCCGCCGGACGCAATCCAGGCTCCACAGCGCGTATTGGCCCTTGATGGCGTACCGGTCGGTGAGTTCCTCGACAATCACCGGTGCCGCATTATCGGTGCCGTAGCTTTTGGTGACCATGAGCTGGCGGCCGCCATACGCGAAGACGGTGCCGGCCGGGATCTCGGCTCGACGCTCCACAACGGGCGGCTGGATAAGTCGGCGGTTCATGACGGAATGACCTGGGGGATAGCCAGTTTCTGCGCTTGCGTAGTTATCAATTTACTGATATTTTTGATGAATGCAATCCCGACGAACATTCCTGATCGGAGCGGCCGCCGCCGGCGCTGTAGCGGCGCTGCCAGGCGCGGTAGTTGGGCGGGCGGCCGCGCCGGCGCTCATCGCCACGGGTGGCTATGTGGAAGGCGGCGAACTGACCATCGTATTCAGTGTCTTTTTTGACGATAAGCCATTTCGCGACGTCGCTCTCGCCTTGGGCCAGTCTGTAACCATCGAGCCCAATTTTACCTTTACCGCGCGCACCGCGGATGTACCGGGCGTGCGGGGCGGCGCCGCGAAAGCGCGCCGCACTTTTAATCATCGCAGCCGGCAGTTTTCAATATGTGAACAGCCGCATGGCGAGCCCACAAAGGCGACGGATGGCGCCCAGCCGAGCGTCGACCAAGAAGAGGCCAATCTCACCACCACCCGATTCTGCGAAGGTTGCCGGCACATTGACGATTGCGGCCATTACGGGTGCCCGTTTGTGCACGCTGGCCATGGATAGATGATGATGACGACGCATAAATTCGAAGGCTATACCAGCCCATCCAAGCCGATCCGCGGCGACGTTCGTAGCGCACTGCGCCGCGCAACGGCGAAGGCAACCAATCGGTTCTCTGACGGCGGCAAAAGAAAAACCGGCAACGCGGCACCGAAGGCAATTACGCTACCCTCATTCAATCTTCCCGAGGAACGCGAAGAGTAAAATTTCATGCTTATCCGGTTAACGACACAGTGCGCAAAAACCCACTAGATGTAGAGGGCTAATCCAGATGCCAAATCACGTAACGACGCGATGCACGGTGATCGGCCCGGCCATGGATTTGGCCACCTTCCGTGCGCGGATGGTCGTCACGACCACCGACGAGAAGGGCGAGCCTTATACCCTTCTCGATTTCGACAAGATCATCCCCGCGCCAGTCATCCTCAGTAAAATTGAGGAATCGACAATCAGCGAATATGGCGCGCGCTTAGTCATCCTGCGCGCCGAGCGCGGCGCGCCGTTCGAAACGATGGGGATGTACAACACGCATATTCAGCGGTTCCGCGACGAAGTCGCAATGCCCGATGCCCCAATTAGGGAAGTTGCGGCGGCTTATCTTGCAAAAAACCCCGAATACGAAACCGCCGGCCGCCTTCGGCTACAAGCGATCCTCGAAACGGGCTTTGCGGGCTGGTATTCCTGGAACATCGCTAATTGGGGGACGAAGTGGAACTCCTATTCCTTCCGTCCCGTCAGCGATGATCCGCTCGAATTTCTCTTTGAGACGGCGTGGGGGTTTCCAGAGCCGATTTTCGCCGCGCTCGCCCGCGAGTTTCCAGCTTTGCAGTTCAAGTGCCTGACCTTTGACGAGGGCTGGAATTTTGCCGGGCAGGGATATTTCAACCCGCCGGCGGGTGAACAGGCTTGGACAAGATGCGAGGCAACCGATGAACTCTATGAGCGCGTCTACGGAGAGAAATATGAGCGCGATCCCGACGACGATGAGGCCGCAGCATGACACAACATCTAGAGCCTGTATGTCTAAACCGGATAAGCATGTAAAATTTCATGACCAGCCATGGTTACAACACTGCCAACAAACCCGGGCCATCTAAATCTGGTTTCCGGCGCGACAGCCTCTCTCGGCGCGATTACGAATTTAAATCCGGCGACAAGGTCTACTCCAAGCGGTGCGGCATGGTCGCCGGCTTCGACGGCATCATCGTTGCGCCGCGCGGCGGCGGGTTCCAGGTTCGCGATGAGAAAACCGGCAATGTGTTTCAGCGCGATTGCCGCGATCTCATTCCAACCGACAAGGATTTGACATGAAGATAGAGCCGGTCAATGGCTGGGCCATTCGTCATTGGAACGGTCGCGTCTATGTCGACACGGTATGCCGTACTCGGCGCGACTCCATCGCGACATTCAAGAAGGCGTATGGAGTGAGCGACAAAACGTGGAAGAATAACAGCAAATATGGTGTGCATCGCGCTATCAAAGTCACCGTTAACGCCAAATATTAAGGTGGCCTGACCATGGCAAGCATCGTAATAGACGACCAGCCAGGCAACACCGCGAGCGAGGCGTTCAAGACCGCGGCCATAAACGCGGCTCGCCGGTATGCCCGCATGACGAGGCGAAATCTGATGGATGCCGTCGCCAGCCTCATCGAGGAATCTAGCATCTCGTTTTTACCAAACATATTGTTGGTCGACGCATTGAAGGTGATCGCCGGCCTTGGCTCGCTCGACGCCGCCGCTGCGCTTTCCGCGATTGGCGCGACTGACGATGAGGTTGCCACTGCGCTCACCGCAGTCGCCAACCGGTCGCCCGAGATCAGGGATGGTTTCGCGATCGAAGGGCTGACGAAGATTCTCGAGGAAAGCTGCGAGGAAGAGGTCGCGGCCGGCCGGATGACGAAGACGGTCTGTCCGAAGACGGGGCGATCGCTATATTCGTATATCGATGGTGGCGGATCAGATTGAACCATGCTTATCCGGTTGACTCCCAATGACGCCAGATGATGTAGCATCGGAAATGGCCCTCATGACTCTGACCAGTAAGCAGTCGGGTCGTCCGCGCGCGGGAACCTTTCCGCAAGCCATGCGCGCGCCGCTTTCTCTGAGGGTTCCCGCGCTGACCAATCACTACGTTTGCATACGGGCATCCGGTGAATTTCTGTGCCGCCATCGAAAACGACATGGCGAATTTCATCTTCGGCCAGACCTTCGCCGCTCGGATTGTCCGGGTAGCAGGACTGGACGCTGTAGCGTCCGATCAATCCTGCGTCGGCGCGCCGATCATAAAATGCGGCTTTGTAGAATACCTCGACCCGCTTCCGTCCCTGTTCGTCGAGGATGTAGGAGTGCATGGCGTGTTCTGAGGCTTCCCGCTTCCAGCCGGTCGGGAGCGTGGCCTTCATGAACACGTCGTCCAACGCCTCTCCGAACGTGAATCCGACCGTCTCGAAAGCCTCGCGGCTCGGCCGCAATTCGAGCGGCATATTGGTGGAATTCACCAATTCGCCTTGGCCCGCTTTTTCTTGCCGTTCGATGCCGCCCGGCGTCGAGGCGACCATTGCGTTTTCAAGATCACCCTTCGCGAAAGCACCAAGAGCGGCGGGGTTCCGAAGATTTAAGGGCATGATGTCTCTCCTAGATGTTGCGGGCTTAGCCGTGGCGGCTTGCCATCGTGGGGTGTTTCCAGTCGCCGGAATACAGGCCGGCGTATGTCGGACCTTCCCCGTTCGTGCCGATGCCCAAGAGCGAGCGAAAGGCGTTGAACGGGTAAAAGCGGCGATTGAATCGAAAAACGAACTCATTCAGGTAGGTTTGCAGATGTTTTGGCTCGACGCGCCCGTGGTGCGTTCCGCCAAGCCAAGCCTTCAAATTCGAGAAAACAAGGTGGACGATGGGCAGAAACTCTTCGGCCACCTTCGGGTCGTTCCCCTCGACAACCGGCAAGTGCTGGTAGCCGAGCTTGGCAAGCGTGCTATAGCCCGGCGCGCCGTCCGTGATGACCATCGCGCCCGGCTCTACTGCCGCCTCTACAAAGCTCGTCATGGCGCGTGCGCCGCGATTGGGGACGATTTCCAAGCGCAACCGGCCAGCATAGCGCCCACCGCGCCGCATGGGCTTGTCGCCCTTCTTGGCCGGTCGGGTGCGGACCTCGACGGCGGCCATGACAAGGGTCTGATCTTGCGGGCCGCGCCCTTGGCCGCGCACCGCGCCGCCGATGTAAGTCTCGTCAATCTCGACGTGATCGCCGCGCGCGAGGTTGCCGCCGATCCGGTCCCGGCCTTGGCGCACCATGCCCGCGCGCAGCTTGTGCAGGATATTAAAGGCGGTTTCGTACCGGCTAAGGCCAAGTTGCCGCTGGAACTGCACCGCCGACATGCCGGGCGTCATACTCGACACGAGGTAGGCACCCCAAAACCAAACCGTGAGCGGGGTTTTCGTGTCCTGCATCACGGTTCCGCGCATCAGGCTCGTGTCCCGCTGGCACTTGCGGCAGCGGAGCACGCCCGGCCGGCCTGCAAAGCGGTAGGGATCGCCCTTTTCGGAGCAATGCTGGCACTCGAAAGTTCCATGCCAGCGGACGCGCTCCAAATAGGCCGCGCACGCCGCGTCATCGGGGAAAAGCTTCTGAAACCCCCTCAAAGAAGTGGGGAACGCGAGGTCGTCGCGCTGGTGAATGTCGTGAACCTTGGAGGTGCTGTTCATGCCGAGAATACTAGCCCAAGTAGGTTTGGGAGTCAACCGGATAAGCATGGATTGAACCATCACATTCAGATGTGGTTAACCTGTCTGGACTTTATCAGTGAATGGGCGGTGGAGGCGAACAAATGACGGACAATGTCGCAAAGATGATCCCAACAAGGCCGGAGGCAGAAATAGCTGCCGAAATCAAGGATAAGATGACGGCGGCACTCGAGCCGGTTGCCGCCCTGATGGCGGAGGCGGCGCGCTCTGGTTTGCTGGTGGCGTGGGATAGCATTTCGCCCGATGCGTTCGGTCGGTTTCACGTTCATGGGCTCAAGATTGTCAAGCATTACTAAGTAATCCTGCCGGTGCAAAAATCCGGGCGTCGTAGGGGAAAGCAGGGGCCCCGGCCCAAGACCCGACGACGCGGGTAGGTCGGGCCCCACGGAATCGTCGGCATGGGCGATCACACAGTGCGCTGCATCCACTTCGTCGGTTTCAAGGACGACCGCTATTGGAGCGCAGTGAAGATCTGGGGTCCTCCGACCTTTATTCATCGCTGGTGGGACAAGCTGGCGGCGCGTGAGATCGCCGATGGCGATGTTGTCGTCTTCGCCGAAGGCGACTGGCGTCAAGAGCCACGACGATTCAATGCACCGGACCTAATCGAGGAAAAATGAGCGGCACCGCTGCCCGCAACAAGATGTTCGAAGCGATGTCGCCAGTGACGGTGGCGCTGCTGATCGAGCGGCGGCTACTCGATGCTTACCCGTTCGAAACCACCAGGCGCGGCCGCGTGGTGTTGCGAAGCTTTCCGCAGGAAAATGTCTACCGCCTGGCGCTTCTTGGTGATGATAGGGACTGGATCGTCAATAATCTAGAACCGGGCGACCGATGATCATGGGGCGCCTAACTCGCAACAGGCGGTTATAGCCAACCGAGCCGGATATATTGAACACCAGGTGCCAAGATCTCAGGATGTGGGCAAGAGGTCTTCCTATCGCTCGACCAGCCGATGGTCCAAGATCAATAAAGTTTTCGTCGAGACAGAAGCCCGTCGGCAGAAACTGGTCGGATGGGATAGCGAAGATCACTGGCCGACACGTCTTCTCGAGCACAACCTCATCCCATTCAGCCATGTGCGTGGCATGGTGCTTGGCGATCGCCAGATCATCCGTGTAGCAAAGGTATTTCTTGCACGAGCTTTTCGGGTCAAGGCCGTTGCGGAGGATCTGACTTAGGTATCCTGTCGACGTGCCGTGGAATAGGGTGCGGGCGATCACTGCCATCGATTACAGTCCTGCCTCCGGCCGCCCTGGCGGCGTTTGGTTCGCGCGCTTCCATAACATATGCTCGTCGCCACGCATCAGCGCCAGCGCAGCGATCACGTCGTCTGTTGGAACCATAGCTCCCGCCCATGATCTTTCGTAGTAGGCGATCGCGTGCATGCACAGGGTACAAAGGATTGTGGCGCTACTGTCATCGGTCGGCTCGGCCGCTGTGGCACCAATCCGATACTTACTATGACCGACCCTGCCATCGATCACCACCGTCGGTTTCAACTTTCGGAACATATAAGTGAGACCGCTGCGGCGACTGGTCTCCAAAAACATCCCGGTCAGCAGATATTGCTTGAACTGGTGGTGCCGCAGCATCGTCGCTAGTAGTTTGACCGCGTTACCTTCCTGCTCAAGCCCCCAAGCCACGCTGGCGCCGAGTGTCCGTATATCGTGGTCCAAATGGTGAAAGCCAGGTACTGGTCCCCATTGCACCTTGTCATCTTCGTCCCAGATCACGACGTGGCACCGGTGGCGGGTCGACCAGAATTCATTGCGCAACACGGCCTTGCCGTCGTCCGGCTCTGGTGCCGGCCGGCCTATTTCGCTGAACTCTTTCGCCATTTGGTAACGCGGATGGATAATGAGCCGGTGCCCATCGAGCGGCATCGGAAGGCCGGCCCAATCTTCGCGCTCGGCCGCGATTTTACGAAGTCCATTACGGAGCCCAGCAAAGTTGTCGAAGGCTTCGACTGCGGCGATCGCCTCGGCCCTATCCGCCGGCGATGTGAGGAACGGCGACGGCCTTGGCGCCGCGCGCTGGGATGCGGCGCTTTTGCTTCCGCGACGATCCTTTCGCTGCTGCGACTTCATCGCTTGCCGGCGCCGCTTCCGTGCTGTTAGTTTCCTCATCTTGCCTTCCTTGATTGTCGACGTCGGCCGCGACGAGAGGATCGAAGTCGGCGATGATGTATTCGCACTTAGTTTCGTCGAAGTCGTGAACGCGGCGATTGACCTTGACGCCGTTTTCCTCCACCTCGACGATGAGGGCAAAGCCGCGGCGGAGCATGTCCTTTACGATTCGAGCCGCGCGGATGCAGTCGGCGGGGTTCTTCGGATCAAACGACAGCTTGGTGTCGCCGCAACCAACGTTCAGGATTCCGACGTCGGACATGGTAATTCCTCGTTGTTGTTCTAATCGTTGACCAACGCAGTACGCGTTGATCCAACTATCCCTCCGTCTGTGGGGAGGGGGAGGGCGTTTGCGCGCGGTGACGTTCGTACATCCGCGCAAGTTGATAAACGTCATCAATCTTGCCTTCGGGATCCGCCTTTGCGAGCCAGGCATCAAACTCAGCGCGCACTTCGTCGGGGCCGTCACCCATGGCCTTCATGTCGGCGTTGATGGCCGTCATGACCTCTTTCACCAGCGAGAACGGCGCAAGGATGGCGGCGACATAGCCGGTGCATAGCTTGGTCGGTTCGCCTTCCTTCATGCCGTGGTGACAGGCGAAGCGGTCGGGATCGATGCCGAGAACGCAATCCAGCGCGATCTTGAGAGTGCCGGCGGTCATGTTCGTCATACAGCCTTCGCGGAAGGCGCAAGTTGCACAGCCCTCCGGGATTTCGAAGCCCGCGTCTTTGCGGCCGAACGCGGCCATCAGCGCCAAGGCGCGGCCGAGCATGGCACCATATTTCGAGGGCCTATCCCAATCGTCTCTTCGCGTGATCGTGCCGGGATGATTCACTGTCTACCCTCCATATGGGGGGAGTGGGATGGCTTCTGCTCTTTGCCTGCGCGCGTCTCATCAACATGCGCGACTGGCGTTGGGGCTGGATTAAGGTACTCGAAGATGGAGCGAGCCAAAGAGGTAAGCGAAAATCCGTTATAGTAAACCCGCTCAACGCCGTCAGAGGACAAGACGGCGTAGTTTCCTTTTTCAAGAAAATGCGCTCGAATTGCTGCGGCTATATCGGCCTCGCTCGTGCCGCTGCGCTCGTCGCGCATGGGTAGCCAAAGCGAAAGGCAATGCTCTGGAAGACGGTGGCCGTTTATAAGATTCAGCCAAGGCTCTCCAGGCTTAAACTCGGAAGGCCGATAAGCCACCGCGAACGGCATGTTATGATATACGCCGCCGCGGCCAATGAACGGCGTTCCGTCTCTCGGCGCCGTATCAGCCGATTGCCATCCCGCTTCCCCCGCAGGTTGCTGGCGGGAGAGAGCGTCGATCATAGTGGTCGCCTGCCAAAGCATCGTCTTGGTGTAAATATCGACGCCGGGTCGGTTAGCTGCCGCGATCAATTGCGCCGACAAATCGCCCGCTGATTTCTCACTCACCCCCGGTTCACTGGCGAGGGCGGCGAGAGCAGCGCGCGCGTTGCGGAAGTCATCGACCTTGAGGCAATAGTGAATGACGCTTTGAGTGACGTTGCCGTTCATCAGCGCGACGGACATCGACATGTGTCCATCGGCAAACATCGATTGCAGTTTCTCATTGTCCGCGATCTTCGCAAACGGCTCCAACGCTTCCCTAACCGTAACCCTGTCACTGTCAGTCATTTTGGAGTCTGCTCCGTGGTGGGGGTTGGCTTCGGCTCTGTGCGTGTGCACGTCGCAGTGCCGTGCGCGTTTGACGTTGCGGCTTGATCGGGTTTGCGTTGTTGCATGATTAGCGGTCTTAAGCCTTCAGCAGATCGCTTGCGCGTTGGAAATCTGACAGTCGAAAATCTTTCGTCGGCATGATTGGTGCCTCGCCATCCTTGGCTCGGGCATCGACAAACTGCGCGGCCTTGTCAGAGAACGCCGCGAAAGGCTTAAGGGCTTCCGTCAGCGGCTCAATCTGTTCGGTTGCGGCGGTTCGCAACTTGGCTAGAGCAAATCCGCCCATGCCAAGATCAGCAGCTACTTTAACGATAGCCTCTATCCGCTTCTGGGCAGGTGATTGCGGCGGAGCCTTGCGGAATTCTGTCACCGACATTGGAACCTCTTAAATTTGTTGCTTATGGCAGATAGATCGTGCCGCTGCGTTTGCTGCGCACGGCACTGTCGCTTGCCGGTCCCGGTGTTGCTGCCATTTTCTATTTCCCTCTATCTCTCACTTGGTTGAAGTGGTGATGGGTGTTTAGCGCGCCTTTTTCGGTTTGATGCCGAGAGACGCCAGTTCGGCTTCCACCTTCGGCAGATAGGACCGCAGCGAACTTTCCAGAACGTCGCGCGCGATGTACCAATATGCCAAGGAGTCCGGCTCATCGACCTTGTCGCACCGCTCCGCGTCAATGAGTACAATTTCGGCCACACCCACCTTCGGAATCTTTTTGGCCTCGCGCTGCTGAAACTCATATTTGCTTTTGGCATACTCTTGAACGAGCGCGGATTTGGGATTGCGAGCCGAGAGAAATTCTTTGATTTCATCGCGGGTATGGATCAGTTCTGCTGCCCGCTCTAACTGTGCTTCGGTCATCATCGTCCCCTAAAATTCGCGGTCATCTGCCTCTACCCTTCCTGACGCGCACTAGAAGATGCGCGGTTCGATCAGGCGCGTTCGGTTGCTGAGTGATCGATGCCGCCGCGTTCGCGGCCGGGCGAATATTGCGGAACATCCGGTGTTTCGAATGTCGGAACGGCCATCACCGGCTCCAGGCTGATCGCTTCGAGCCGCTTGTGGTCGAAATAGTAGCCTTTGCGGAGTTCGCCTTTTTCGTCCGCGCCACGGGACCGGACATCAACCTGCACGCAACCAAAAAGGTCGAAGCAGATTCCAACCGCAACGCCTTCGAAATTCGTCACGCGGTCGCGCACGACAAATCCGAGAATTCCCAAATAGTCTTGAACCGCCATCTTCCCGTCTCCTCTGTATGAAAATGAAAACTGCCCTTCGTAACGCGCACCCGAAGATGCGCGCAATTGCTGCGGCGTCATGGCTTCACCCATTCGACGTGAGCGCACCAGCTTTGGCCAAGCAGACCGCCCATATCGGAATCTCCGCATACCTCAATGCTCAGCAGCACAAAGTCGTCGAGCAGCCCGTGCGGATGATCGGCCGTCGTGAGAATGTGGGTGACCTCGACGCCGCAATATCTACCTGTCAGTTTGTCGGCGCCCGGGTCAAATTCGGTCAGCAGCAGCTTATCCCCAACGCGGTAGTCGCGATCGGCCCTTCGCAATTGCGTGCGCAGGAAGCCGTTTTCGATGGCGGCAAATTGTGCTGGCCAGATTTTTAGCCGGTGCGCGCGCATACGAATTGGACCTCCATGACGGTTAATTACTAATATCAGAAAATTGATATTTGTGAAGGGGTAAAGAAGAGCAAGTTTGGGTAATTCCCCGACTATTTTGGTCCTGCGGTGGTGGTGCTCAGGAGCTGCTTGAGCTTCGCAGCACCTTTGTCGGCGAGGCTCGGCTGACCGCCGCACCGTCGGCGGGGCATGGTGGCGCGGTCGGCGCGCGGCTCTAGCGCTAGGGTATGGGCGCGCTGGCGGCCGTCGGCGCCCGCCTGAGCGCGGGCCTAGCGCCGGCCGCGACCGCCGCAGCGATCGATGCAGTCGGTCAGCACCGGCACTGTCCAACAAACTGTCCAACATGAGTTCGGCCGTGCCGGCTCCGGCCATTGATTTTACGTCAGAATTTTAGCTCACTGGATAATAGTGGCGTCCTCCGTCTCCGCCAAATCTTGAAATACAATAATACGCAATATCAATGATTTAGCTGCTATCATTGACTATATTAACTGGCCGATGCAGGCTTTCTGTCCAACAAACTGTCCAACATCGGCCCAAAACCGTGGCTCAATTCCTCATCAATCGCGCCGGCGTCTGGTATTTCGCCCGCCGGGTTCCACTTGAATTTGAAGCGCTCGACCGGCGCGGCGTCGTCAAGCAATCCACCGGCGTGAAGGTCGCCGACGATCCTATGGGCGTGCGCGGCGCCAAGGTCGTCGATGCGATCAATCGGGAGACCGAGGCCTATTGGCTGGCCCTGGCCGAGGGCCAGGCCGTCGACGCGCGCCGGCGCTACGATGCGGCGCGGGCCCGGGCGCGGCGGATGGGCTTCGAGTATGTCCCGGCCGCCGACCTGGCGCAGGCGCCGCTACAGGATATCCTGGCGCGCCTGGAGGCGCTGGCCAGCCGACGCCTGCTGGACGATCCGGCGGCGGTCTCCGCGGCGCTGGGCGGGCTTCCGCGGGTCGAGATACCCCTGGGCGGCCTGTTTGACGCCTTCCGGGACATTGCCAAGGCCGAGTTGATGGACCTCTCGCCCGACCAACTCCGGAAATGGGCGAATCCGAAGAAGCGCGCGATCGCCAATCTGATCTCGGTGGTCGGGGACAAGGATGCGGCCGCGCTGACGCGCGCCGATGCGCTCGACCTTTGGAAGTGGTGGCAGGACAGGGTGATCGCCGGCGACGTCGACGCGGCGACGGCAAGCAAGGATTTCAGCCACCTGAAGCGAATGGTTCGGACCGTGGTCCGCCATTACCGGCTGCCCTCAGAACTGCTGGAGGTATTTTCCGACCTGCAGATCGGCGGGGCCAAGGACGGGACGCGCGCCGCATACGAGCCGGCGTTCGTCCAGGGCCGCATGCTGGCGCCGGGCGCGCTCGACCGGCTCAACCAGGAGGCCCGCCGGCTGGTTTATCTCATTGCAGAGACCGGGCTGCGCCCGTCGGAGGCCGCCAATCTCAACGAGAGCACCATCGTGCTCGACCACCAGGTTCCGCACGTCAAGGTGCGGCCGGACGGCCGGCGGATGAAGACCGACGAGTCGTTGCGGGACATCCCGCTCGTCGGCGTTGCGCTCGACGCGCTGCGCGCGCAGCCGGCCGGCTTCCCGCGGTACCGCGACAAGTCGGCGTCGCTTTCTGGACTGGTCAACAGATTCCTGATGAATAACGGATTGCGGCCGACCGAAAATCACACGCTCTATTCGCTCCGGCACACCTTCAAGGATCGGCTGCGCGCGGTCGAGGCGCCGCCGGAGATGATCGATGGGTTGATGGGGCATGCCTTCGAGAAGCCGAAATACGGCGCCGGCTACGAGCTCGCGCACAAGCGCGAGTGGCTTCAGCGGATTGCCTTCATAGTGGATTTACGTACTTGGCTCCCTTAAGAGCCAAATCTGTGTTTCTGGGTGAACACGGCCCATTGGTCATGTTGGCCACCCCGCGGGCAATCCCGCCCGCAAAATGTTCTTGGCGGCGTTCCAGTCCCTATCGATCACCAATCCGCAATGCGGACACGCATGCGTCCGTACCGCCAGTGACTTCGGAACCAGTTCGCCGCAGCCTGAGCATTTCTGTGACGTATTTCTCGGGTCGATCCTAATGAGGTGAGCACCGGCCCTTTCAGCCTTGTACTCCAGGAAGCCCAAGAACTTTGACCACGACGCATCGGCGATAGATCGCGCCAACGTCGGGTGTTTGATCATTCCCTTAATGTTGAGGTCTTCGACCACGATGAAGTCGGCTCGGTTGACCAGCGCCGCCGATTGCTGGTGCAACCAAGTCGTTCGGGTATCGACGATCTTACGATGCAGCCTGGCAAGGCGCGCCTTGACCTTCAGCCGCCGCTTCGACCCGCGCTTGCAACGGGCCAGCGCGCGTTGACGCCGCCGCATTTCCTTTTCGGCCTTACGAGCGATACGCGGATTTGGAACAACGACATTGTCGCTGCAATAGGCAAAGACGTTGAGCCCGAGATCGACACCAACCATCGTCGAAACAGCGCGCTTCTTTGGGGATTCTATCGCGACTTGCAGGCAGACGTGCCAACCGCGCCCGTCGCGGCGAAACACGCAGGACCGGATGGAAGTGCCGGCAGGCATCGGCCTATGCAGATGAACCTTGAGGCCGCTCGGCATTCCCTTGAAGCGCAGCCGCTTGCCGTTAAACCGGATGCCGCGAAACTCGGCAAAGCCGAAACTCTCCCACCACCCCTTGCCGCGGAAGCGGGGGAAGCCGGCCTTACCGCTGTGGGCTTTAACGCGGCGAAAAAACGCGCCATAAGCATCGTCGAGGCGCTTCAACGTCCAGCGTTGAAGGCTAAGCGGCAGCGCACCGATTTCCTGAAGATCACGACGGCATTCCGTCAGCGCCTTGCATTGGTCAAAATAGCTGCGGCCCTTGCCAGTTTTACGGTAGCAATCGATGCGCTCCTCCAGCGCGGCGTTGTAGAGCAACCGCTGCGATTCGCAGATTTCAGAAAGCGCCTTATGTTGGCGCTTCGACGGCAACAGGCGATATTTGTAGGTCAAAAACAACTATTAATTTCCTGATTGATGAAGTTAAGGATATAATTCCCTGGTATAGCGCTGCAAAATCAGTTCCGCGCGCACCGCGGCGTTCCGCTGCGCCG